TATTTGTTTGGTTCTCATTCTCTCCGCGGCCCTCGCATTGACTGCTTGCCAAGTTGGCAATCGTCAAGTTGGTTGGGACACAACCCAAACCTTTACTTACGCCATTGTGGAACTCGGCAACGGTGAACTCGTTGAAGGCACAGTAACATCATGGCGCGACTTTGATGAATCTGATGTTGTTCAATTTACTATGAACGATGTTACTTATCTTACTCACTACTCCAAAGTTATTCTTTGCACAAAGAAACCTTAACGCGGGCAACCGCGTTTTATTTTGCTTTTCTGTAAATTACATCAAACGTATAGTCTAATTAATAATCATTTAACTTGACGCCCTTCTATATATATGATATACTATATACAATAAAAGCAAAGGAGATTATGAACATGACACCTATCTACAATGCCGCTACTCTTCGCAAAGTTTCCTCCGATGCCCGTCTTGCCGAATATAATCGTATTAAAAACGATTTTGTTCCTACGGTATTATGTAAAATGAACGAAGCAAACTTTGCCGCAGCTAATGCCGGCTATCAAAGCGCAGCCGATAACTTCAATCTTCTGTGTATGGGACTTTTTTCAGAAGAATCTCAAAATTATTTGAAAATAGGTCTAAAATCAGAGTTAGAAGAACTTGGTTTTTCGACCGTAATTAAAATAGAAAATGGGATGTTAAAAGTAATGTGTACATGGTAAATTGCGGGAAACCGCAATTTCATTTTAATATTATGTAAATTACATTAAACGTAAATTCTATTTTACTTTCATTTAACTTTCCCAATTTCATTTTTATTTTATTTTCCCAAAACTAACATACTATTTACTTCTAAAATCCTATTTTACTATTGACAATTTCATTTTAATATGATATAATATAATGATAGAAAAAATCTCAATTTCATTTCCTAAAATAAACTATCTAATTAACAACCTTTTAACTTGACACATCCTATATCTTATGCTATAATAGACTTGTCGAAAGGGAGAAAGGAGCGTTGATAGGATGCCGCCCTATTAGAGCAAGGGGCAACAGTCCACTTGGCGGTGGAAAACTGACCCCACCATTACATTTGAAAACCGTTCCCCATTGACCACGGGCAAGTCAATGATGCTGGAAGCCCAACCGCGCGGAGTAGCTAACCGCGCGGCTTTATTATACTAATGTAAATTAGACTATACGTTTATTCTAATACACAAAAACTTAATTTGACTTTTAAATCAACTTATGTTATAATGTTTACAGAATTAAGAAAGGGGTTGTTCCTATGTGGCGTGTCTCTTACTCTCTCTATGGGCTTTCTTATACTTCTGTTTCATATTCTTCTTTGCAAGAGTGCATTGATGAACTCCATCGGCGTTGGTGTGATTTTAATTTTGACGCTATGGATTGGTTCAAAATCGAAGAAAAATATGACGGACTTTGGCATCAGCGCGGCTTTTATAAGAATGAGTGAAATATCTCATTCTTTTTAAATTCTATGTAAATTAGAGTAAACGTAGAGTCTAATTTACTAACACTTAATCATATCATGCTTACTTCTTAATACTGGAAATGGTATAATAATACATCAAATGAAGGAGGTAACTACCATGAGTAAGTTCCTGTATGTCGTCTATGATAACCGCGAGGCCGATGTTGTTGTCATCTGTAAAGATATGGACAGCGCCATCAAAAACGCAATCCAATACGCGCACCATGCCGATTATGAAGTGACTGACTTCGCTTATGGTGAAGGCTATACCACCATCGAATACAAGGTCTTTGTCCCGCGCTTGTATTCTGAAAGCACCACTGAAACCGGCACCATCGTCATTACTGAATCAGAACTTGAAAACTAATGGGCACAAGCCCATTTTTTATTACCTTAATGTAAATTAGACTATACGGAACTTCTAATTTACTAACTCTTAACTTGACAATTTATAAGATTCGATATATAATATATACATAAAAGCAAGGAGGTAACAAACAATGAAGATTTGGACTGATGGTTGCGACACCTTTGAGACTGAGGACGAAGCCCGCGAGGATGCTTATGAAAACATTACATGGGATGACATTGAAGAACATTTTCAGGACAATGTCAACTTTCACGACTTCTTTACCAAAGTGCGCGAAAACTTGCCGAACTTTTTCGAACTCTTTGAAGATGAATGCTGTGAAGCCGAAAATAATTATTTTGATAACCACTATTGGGAGGAAGGAGAAGAAGAATAGCGGCAACGCTATTCTTTTTTAATCATATGTTAATTAAACTAACCGTATCGTCTAATTTACTAATATTTAACTTGACTTCTCATATATCATATGCTATAATGTATACATCAAATGAAAGAGAGGTACTCCCCATGAACAAGACTTTCGACTCCATCGCCGCCGATACCGCTACCATCGCCATGAACATGATGACCATTGAAGAACTTCGCGCAGTAATCAACGCGGCCGCCGACAAGATTGACGAAAAGGCCGAGCGCCACCGCATCGCCATCGAGCAGGCTATTGCGGACGCCATCGAAGATGGTTTCGACATCTGCTTCTGGGTTGAGGGCAGGGACGGCGATTGCTTCATCAACCACGAAGAAACCGACCGCATCACGCACGTATCCGTAAATTAGTGGGCAACCACTAATTTTTTTAAGCAAGTGTAAATTAGAAGGCACGGACCTTCTAATTAACAAACAAATAACTTGACTTTTTTCTCTATTAGGTGTATAATAAATATACAAAAACGAAAGGGGATAACTACTATGGCAATCACTATCAAGCATACCTATTCCGCAAGCGTTGACATTGTTTTTACCTCTGAGGACGGCTACTGCTTTCATCAGAAAGTAACCGATACCATGGACGGAATTGCGGAACATGTTTGCGACATGTTCATCGCGCACAAGTTCACCGCCGCGGATGTTTGCGACGTTAACACTGGCGAACTTCTCATGACCTTGGAGCGGACGTAAGTCCGCTTTAATTTTATGTAAATTAGACTAAACGTAAATTCTAATTCATTTAAATTTAACTTGACTTCTTCTCTCTAAAATGATATAATTAATACATCAAAAGCAAGGAGGAATAAACCATGAACCTGCCGCTGTACGTCATTGATTACATCGTGAACTCTACCAACACTGTTTCCTATCAGTATTTCTATACTACCCGCGCCGCACGTGATTTTCTCTGGATTAATCGTGACAAAATCCACGACCCAATTATCACACTCTTCGGAAGCAATATGGAAATCAGTGAAAAAGACTTGCGGGATTAATCCCGCATTTCTTTTTAAGCATATGTAAATTAGAATATCCGTATTATCTAATTTTCAAACTTTTAACTTGACATATACTGATTTATAGATTATAATATATACAGAAATTGAGAGGAGGCAACCCCATGAAACAGATTAACAAAGTTCAGGCCCGTAAACTTTACAGTGAAAAGAAGCCCTTTATCATTGTGCCTGCGAATATGCGACCTGATTCACAATTCGCCGTTCACATGAAACCCGGCTGGATGTGGCGCAATTTCAACAACTTTTACAATGAGTTTTGCTACTATAACTGTAACAAAGAAACAGGCCGCTATCCGCGGTTTTACGTGGAGGATTAATCCTCCACTTTTTATTATAGCTATGTAAATTAGACTTTCCGTTTAGTCTAATTTACTCACATTTAACTTTATTATGCTTACTTCTTAATATTCAAAATGGTATAATATATCCATCAAATGAAGGGGGTATAAACCTATGAAGGCTATTTACGTCATCACTGAAAACAATGAAGTCATCACCGCCCGCGACACCATGAACAACGCCGTTGCTGCCGCAATGAACCGGATTGCTATTTGCGGCTATCTGTGTGAAGGGTTCGAATATGACGAATCCTTGACACTCATTGACTACCGCGATACCAGCGCGCACGAAACGCGCACGATGCTCATTCAGGAAACGACCTTGCATGAAGGGGTTTAACCCCTTCTTTTTAATTCTATGTAAATTAGATAATCCGTATCTTCTAATTCACATACAATTAACTTGACAAAATATATCAATTCATGCTATAATAAATCATCAAATGAAGGGGGTTAATACCATGAAGAAATACAGCATCACTACAAAGTTTGTTACCATGTACACCAAAGAAGAAGAAGTCAAAGTCGAATATACAAATGACTTTGAGGCCGCTTTAGGCGCGTACATCATTTACATTGAAAACCCTGAAGTTGTATTCTGCACTTTGGCACTTCTTAACGAAAATGACACAATTCGAGAAATTGTCGCCGCGTTTAATTCGCAGCATATAAGGGGTTAATCCCCTTATATGTTGACTATATGTAAATTAGAGTATCCGGACACTCTAATATACAAAAACTTAATATAAAAAAACTATTGACAAATCAATTTTTTGTGGTATAATAAAATAAAAACGGTTCAACAACAACGACAACATGAGAGGAGATTTTACAATGTTTTTTCAGATTCAGATTCGTCACGTTTTAGTCTATGGTTACATCTATGACAACGGCATGTTTGAGATTAACATGTGGGACTTTGACGCCGATGATTATTGGTTCAGGGACGGACGTAAAAAGACTGTTAAGGCCGCGTGGCGCATGATTTACCACATGGCCCGCGACATGGACAGGATTAACCACATCTTTGATGAAGATGGGGTTGAGGAATTGGAAGAGGCAATGGAACTGTTCTTTGACGAAGATTTAGAAATGTTAAATCTTGATGAAGATTGGGATTGGGAATAGGCCAACGGCCTATTCTTTTTTAAACTAATGTAAATTAGACTATCCGGCTACTCTAATTTACGAACATTTAACTTGACAAATCTTGTAAAATTTGGTATAATTAACAATGGTGGAATATTATGAGAAAGGAGGCGATTGTTATGACTATGTTAAGGAGTGATTGAGTTTTGGTTAAGACTATATTAAAATTAAGTAAAGTGGCCCGTGTATCGGGTCTGTTAGTGCTGCCTAATTTTAGCTAAACTTAACCCATAATTAACTTGACTTACAAGCTGGAAGCTGGTATAATATATATAGAAAAAGAGAGGAGCTGGAGCTGGATATGAAGAAACTTACTACTGAACAAACGGAAAAGCTGAAAGCTGCTATTCGCGCACTATATCAGCTGGAAGATGAGCTGTCAAGTGATTTTGAAGGTAATCGTCAAGATGCCTGGGATGTTCATTCTATCTTAAAAGTAGCAGACCATCTTACCGTATTGTATGAAAAATGGAAGGAGAATAAGTAATATGTTCAAGCCTAATGCAGAACACATCGAAGAACTGATGCGTGCAAAAGAGATTTGCGATTCTCTGATTGATGAAATCCATCAAGATGATGATTACCTTTTTCTAATGAATAGAGCAAGACTTAGTAGCGCCGCCGCAGCCATTGAGAATGTTCTTAATAGTTTTACTAATACCATTGAAGCACTCACACCATGAGTGCTTTACTTTTATGTTAATTAAACCGCACGTACAATTTATATAACAATCTTTTAACTTGACATTTTATTCTAAATGATATATAATATATACATCAAGTGAAGGGAGATACAAACTATGCGCGAAGTTACTATGTATTATGCCTATGATGACAAGGAATTTGACAACTATGAAGCGTGCTTGGTTTATGAAAATAAAGGTTATGGACTAATGCGTAGCATAGAAAAGAAGTATTCTTTCTATGATAAGAATATGAAGGAAATGATTCCTCCATATGAATCATCTAATGTTGAAGATTGGTTAACTTGGTTAGATGATGCTTATTCTTACTGCACTTACATTAGGAAGATGGGCAGTCTGACTGACGATGAAGCAGAAATCATTCGGGAGAATATTGGTGTTTGTATTTTCGAGGAAGATTTCAATTGTGCGGTTGGCCTATTTAGATATGATACTCGCACAATGGAATGGGTTAAAGTGGATGAATAATCCACTTTAATTTTAATTATATGTAAATTAAATAATCCGTATATCCTAATTTACAAACAATTAACTTGACTTCTTAAATTATATATGCTATACTGTATACATCAAATGAAGGGAGCATAGAACATGAAGATAGTTTGGGACATGGACGGCACGATTGCCGATTTGTATGGTGTGGAGAATTGGCTTACTTACTTGCGTGCTTTTGACCCCACGCCTTATCTTGCGGCGAAACCTCTTGTTAATATGTCAAGATTGGCATATTGGCTAAACAGATTACAAGAAAAAGGGCACAAACTTGTTATTGTAAGTTGGTTAAGTAAAGAATCAAATCCAGATTATGACAAATTGGTTACTGATGCCAAAATTAAATGGCTCAACCAACATTTGCCAAGCGTCAAATGGGATGAAATTCATATTGTAGCCTATGGCCGCAATAAATGGGAAATAGCAAAAGATGGAATTTTGTTTGATGATGATATGAGAAATCACGAAGCATGGAAAAATGGAAATAGCTATTTCCCCAATGATATATTCGATGTTCTTAAAAAGATGGCGGCTTGACCGCCATCTTTTATAAATTATATGTTAATTAAAACGCACGGATAATGTATTTAACAAAAAATTTACTTGACTTTTTATAGAAATTATGTTATAATAATTATAGAAAACGAAAGGAGAAAGCAAATGTTTATTTGGTTAGTTTTTGCTATCGACATTCTGATTATTTCTGCAATTCTCGTAACAATCATTTAACTTGACTTTCTCGCCTCAACATGTTATAATGTATCTACAAAGTGAAGGAAAACACTAAACCAGAGAGGAGTTAATCTATGGCTAACATGAGTAAGGCAGCCCTCGAAACCGCTATCCGCAATGACATTCTTTCCGCTATGACTGCTTTCCTGTCTGAACACTTTGAAGCCGATGTAATGGACGTTAGCGCAAGCGAACTGGCTATGCCTGTTGTCGATGCCGAAGGCAACGAAAAGTTCGCACTGATTAAGGTATCTATTCCGCGTGGTTCTCGCAATGGCGATGGCGGTTATGATGCCTATGACGGTTACGCAGCCCATGATGAATGGGAACTTGTCAAGGCAGACAAAGCAGACAAAGAAGCAAAGCGCAAGGAAAAGGCAGAACGCGCAGAGAAGGAAAAAGAGCGCAAGCGCGCCGCAAAGAAAACTATTAAGAAACTGAATACCGAAGGGCTTCAGGCGATGATTCACGCGCCTGACCCCGAAGAAGAAAAAGATGACGATAACCAATTCCTGCCCCAAGAAGTGACGGTTTAACCGTCACTTTATTTTATATCTATGTTAATTATATTGTACGTTCAATCTATATTACAAACAATTAACTTGACTTCTATGCGCGAATCATGTATAATTATATCAGAAAACGAAAGGAGAATTGCCAAATGATTATTACTGTAACTATTGATACTGATGATATGACCTTCTGCGCTTCTGATGAGAATGATGAAATATATGTAGATTATACCAAATGTGACCCCGAAGATATTACAATAAAAGAAATAATTAACGATTTCTTAACTTGACTTCTACTCTTCAATATGCTATAATAATTCCAGAAAGTGAGGGAAAGCAAATGAAATACACAGTTGATATTTATTTTTCTTCTGGATATAATGGAAATTGGCGAAATTGTGGTTATACCTTTCCAACTTATATTGACGCATATCTGTGGGTATGTCTCAATTATCCTAATCTTATTTCTAAAGATTATAGATTTAGAGAGGTTTAAAAAATGAGTAAAAAGAATAATTCTACTTATGAAGTTATCCGCAAAATACGCGGTGATTGGGGTAGTATCAATCCAGTAACCAAAGTAATTCCAAATAAGAAAAAGAATTATCAGTTTGATGATGATTATTATAGTATGGACGATTGTAATTATGATTTAGAGCATCTTAGAGCAGACCATTATGAAGAAGATGATTATTATTTTGAAGATTGGAGCGATTATTAATGATTGTAGCAGGACTTATCCGCGCAGCCCAAACCAAAGTTATTATTAACAGTGTTATAATTTGGAATCCAAATACCAGCCGCGCTTTATATGTTGGTTCAGTAAGTGAAATCCCCGAAAAACTTAAATATAAAGAAGTAAATTCCTATCGTTATAGCAAAGAAAAAGAAAGAATAATAATAAGGATTTAATCCTTATTATTTTTAATTATATGTAAAATACATTATACGTTCACTCTAATTTACACTAAATTAAAAAAGAAGGCTTACGCCTTCTTTTCCTTCGCCGCAATCTTAGCAGCCTTTTCAGCTTCCTTGGCAGCCTTATTATCAGCCTTAATCTGACGTTCGGCTTCCCATTCCTGCGCAGCCTCATAGGGGTCAAATGCCTTGGATACCTTGGTATCCTTGTAAGCCTTGGACTTCACAGAAACTTCTGTCCAAACTTCCTGACCGTCCACAGTCTGGAGAATGGCGAAAGAGCCATCCGCAAACTTTACGGCATCATTTTCCTGAAGTGACGGCATGATAGCGGCAATGGTCATCTGACGAGCGGTAGCCTTAATCTCATTAGCGTTCATGTATTTCCCTTTCTGGTTTTTAGGACTTGTTCCTTGTCCTCTTGACAGTTATTATTATAGCAGAATTTCATTTCCTTGTCAATACTTTTCTATGTTAATTTCATTTTAATTAGAAGTCCCGTAATTTCTAATTTTTCAAATCTTAACTATCCTAATACTTGACATTTCATTCTAATTCTGCTATAATAATTACAGTTGAGGGAGAGGAAAGGAACTCCCAAAACACATGAGGGTGTAGCCAAGTGGTATGGCAATGGACTTTTAATCCATGTATCGCGGGTTCGATTCCCGCCACCCTCACCAACTTCACGAAATCTTAACTTGACAAAGTTGGGGAATCGTGATATAATGAAAATGTTGAAGGGCGAGGGTGGAAACCACCGCAAAGCACTGCTACGCAAAAGCCACAATTCCCGAACCCTTTAACAAACTCTTAACTTGACATTATAGCCAATCGGTGCTATAATAAATACATCAAAGGGAACGACACCCTACAAACGAGAAAGGAATTAACCACTATGAAGAAGTCTACTCTTGAGATGATGAAGAACTATCTGAACGGCGACAACACTGTTGACCTGTCCGTTCTGCGCGACGAGGTTAATGCCGAGTGGGAACGCACTACCTCAAAGTCCCGCGCTAATAAGGAACTGTATGATGCGGCGCATGATGCTCTGATGGCTTACGAAGCATGGAACAAGCCCATGACAAGCAAGGAACTGTGGGAAGTTGTGGGCGCGGATATGCCCGAAGGCTTCACTGAAAGCAAGATGCGCTACGGTTGCCTTAACTACTGGACTGATGAGGTTCAGAAGAACGACAACGGCAAGAACCCTGCTACCTACGAGCGCAAGCCGCAGGATTAAAATAAGAAAAGCACCCACAGGGTGCTTTTCTTTTACGTTTATGTAAATTAAATTGCACGTACATTCTATATAACATAGTTTTAACTTGACTTCTCAAACATAGTATGCTATAATAAATACATCAAATGAAGGGAGATTAAATCAATATGAATAATGTATACTCTAAAGTTTTTAGTTGCCTTCCCGAACTTAGCGAAATTGAGCTTGAAGCTCTTGCAGAAGCATGTCAAGAAAGAGCAGAAGGGAAAAGAAAAGCACGCCGTGAAGTATTGCGGCAAGAATTAATGGAGAATCTTCAAAAAGTCATTGGGGATATTCTTCATAATGGTTTTAATCTCGCTATTAAAAATACTGGATGCAATCCTGAATACGATGATTATGTTGAAGTTTTTTTTGAACCCGGAGATATTTATTCAATAGTAATGGTAGATAATAAGTAGCGGCAACGCTACTTTTTTTAATTTCAAGTAAATTAAATTGCACGTACACTCTAATTCATCAACACTTAACATAAAAAAGTATTGACAAATAGATATAGAGGGTGTATAATATATCCAGAAAGTGAAGGAAAACACTTGACAAACCAGAAAGGGATTGAACATGCAGTTTAAGAAAGAGCGTAATTTCATCGTGGCGTATGACGGCGTTATCAAGTTGGGCGCGTGGGACATTTCCAACGGTTCTTTCATTGGCAAGAGCGGCAAGCCTGTTAAGAATGTTCCTTCTTGCTTTACCTATCGTAATTTGCCTTCATGGCGTAGTGGCGCGAATGACCTTGCCTATGCTATTTATTGGTATCGGACAAACCTTTCCGATAATTATACGGAAGTTATGGGCGCACACTTTGAACAGCTTTTGAGTTTGGGGCTTTTCCCGAACAGCACCAACAGTCTTTACGATAAACCCAATCTTAACAAAAAGATTGTGGAGTATCTCAAAGAAGAAAATCAGAGTTATTATGATTCTATTAAGGTAGCGCGTTACCTTGCCTTAATCCAGCATGAACAGTATATTAACACTTTGCCTGATTGGGCAAAAGAAGTTTTTAGTAGCCTTTTGAGATCTAATATTCCCATTGATTATATTAAGACTGCGTTAAATCGTGTTATCCATGAACATGTTGACGCTTTTATTAAAGATAGCTATTACATTTCTGGAAAAATCTTTGAAATGTTGAAAGATTATTATAATATTTCCATGAAGTTGTTTAACAAAGTGGAAATAGAAAAAAATTTCCTGACTAAATACGCAATTTTGAAATATCTTGCGGAAGAATACAAGAATAAGCACTATAATGAAGAATTGGCAAAGAATAACGATAAATCATGGCTTTACTACGAAAACGAAACCTTTATTGTAAAGCCGATTTTGACCAAAGAGGATTTCCATATAGAGGGCGAAGCGCAGCGAAATTGCGTTGAAAGAATGTATATGGAAAAAGTATACAAAGGCGAAACTCACGTTGTAACTATTCGCCGCAAGTCTGACCCTAATAAATCTTATATAACTTGTGAAGTTAGCAACGATGGTAGGATTTGGCAGTATTTGGCACGTTGTAACGAAACGCCCAAAGAACAGGACGCAAGGAACTTCAAAGTAGAATATACACAGCATCTTAACAGAAACTACAAAAAGGATTAACCCGAAAGGGTTAATCTCTTTTTTAAGGCTATGTAAATTAAACAGTCCGGACACTCTAATTTACGCACATTTAACTTGCGTTTCTTCCCTGACTGTGCTATAATATATCCAGAGTTGAAGGAAAACAACACAAACCAGAAAGGCTTTATTATGGCGAATAAGACCAAGCGTTATCTGATGTTGGATTGTGAAACTGCTACCTTGCCATTTGCGGATGAAATCGCGGGTGACAATCCCGAGCGCAAAAAGCGTATAGCCATTGCCAAGCCCTTGATTTATGATATTGGTTGGACTATTACCAATCGCAAGGGCGACATTCTGGAAAGCAAGCAATTTTTGATTGCGGAAACTTTCGCCGTTCCTGCTGTATTCAATACTGCGTATTACGCAGAAAAGCGCCCCATTTATCTTGAAATGCTCAAGAAAAATGAAACCAGCATAAAGCCGTGGAATGAAGTTATGGATGTGTTAATTGCCGATATGGGCATTGTCGATGGTGTCGGCGCGTTTAATTCAATGTTTGATTTTAAGAAAGCTATTCCTTTTACTGAACTTTACATTCAGGAATTGTATAGCCCCACTTATTATCAATGGGAACAGTTACAGCGCAGAAGCGCGGCGCGCATTGCCGATGGAGAACGCAATCAACCGAACCCCGATTTTGAAGCCGATATTTTCCGCTTCCGTGGAAAAAAATATTCACTTTTCGATATGTGGGGACTTGCCACGACTTACCTTTTGAATAATACTACTTATAAGAATAAGTGTTTGGAACATTCAATGCTTACTAATTCAGGAACATTCTTTAAAACAAGTGCAGAAAGCACTTTCCGTTATCTCTGTGATAAATATGATTTTATGGAAAGCCATACCGCGCTTGATGATGCTATCATAGAAAGTTTCATACTTTCCAAGGTTGCTCAAAAGCATAGTATAACAATGGGAATTAAATTCTTCCCTTTCCGTGATTTGGGCGCTACTGATGAATTTTGTATGAGAAGGAAAAAAGCAAACAAGCGCGAATGTGAAACTGTGTATTGTGCTATGGCAGATTACATAAACGCAAAATTAGATGAAGCGGATGAATTATCTAATTATGCGGTAGGATTAGTCCGCAGGATGCGCAGACTTGCCGAGTATGCGGGATTTGAATGTAATTATTAAGTTAAGAGCCACGAGGCTCTTTTCTTATTAAGCAAATGTAAATTAAAGTGTACGTACACTCTAATTTACTTTCTTTTAACTTGACATTTGTGGGATTTTCTGATATACTATATTTGTTGAAAGGGAGAGGGCAACACTCCTGCTCCATAAGAACCAGTCAAGAGCCAACTCCCTTTTAACAAACTCTTAACTTGACATTTAGCACATAACGTGCTATAATGAATACATCAAGTGAAGGAAAACACTTAAAAACCAGAAAGGATTTCACTACTATGGCGAAGATTTCTAAGGCTGTCGTTGATTCCAACATCCGTACCGCTATCTTCAACACCCTGCACATTGCCGACATTGAAGGTATCCACAAGATTAATGATCGTCAGTATGGTTGCCTTGTGACCGATTCCAACGGCGTTGAGCGTTACGCGCGTATCGGCGTAATCGTTGCCGAAGAACGCGAGGACATGACCGCCGCCGAACTCATGGCCGCCGAAATTGCGGACTATGAGGACAAGCAGGCGAAGAAGGCCGCGAAGGCCGCCGAGCGTGCCGAAAAGGCCGCAAAGGACAAGGCCAAGCGTGAAGCCGCGAAAAAGGAAAAAGAAGGGGAGTAACCCCTTCTTTTTTTAAGTTAATGTAAATTAAAGTGTACGGACATTCTAATTTACCAACTCTTAATTTGACAAATAGCCAAGCCCATGCTATAATATATACATCAAGTGAGGGAAAACACTTAAAAACCAGAGAGGACAATATTTATGTATCAGATTCATTTTCTTCTTCTCAATGGTGAACATGCTATTATTGCAAATTGGGTAAACTCGAACAGGTTTCCTACTAAAGAAGATGCAATGAGATTTGCGCAGAATACTGCAAAAAGTTTCAATGGAAGTTGCTACAATATCTTTTATCGAGTTGTAGGATAACAAAACCTTAACTTGACAAACTCCACTTCATCTGATATAATATAATCAATCAAGTGAAGGAAAACACTAACAAACCCAAGAGAGAAAGGAATCAATATGAATATGAACTCTAACATCAAGTGCGGCACTTCCATCAATGGCGGCGTGGTTCTGACTGATATGCCCATCAAGGCTCTGGTTGCCCTGCGTGATGCGGTAGACGATGCTATCCGCAATTCCCGTAAGGATGATTCTGACCGCCTTCTGACCGACATTATTTCCGCGATTGATGCGGCAAATGATGAGGGCTATATGGTTAATCTGAATGGCAAGCCCATTTGTCCTGACCTTCTGACCGTAGATTATGATGAAGATAATGACTATTGGGATGACGATGAAGACGAGGACGAAGATGATGATGATTGGGATGACGATTGGGATGATGATGACGAGGATGAGGACAATGAGGATAGCCCATGTGATGGTTGCGAAGATGATTGTTTCTATTGTCCCCATTGTGATTGTTAAGAAAAGGGCGTAAGCCCTTTTCTTTTTAAGCATATGTAAATTAGATAGCACGTTCAATTTAATTTACTTACAATTAACTTGACTTCCATTCCGTTCTATGCTATAATATATTCAAGAAAACGAAAGGGGATTCAAATTATGAATTATCTTGATGCCTTGAATTATGTCTTGTCAATGTCTGGAGAATTGGAAGAGTTAGGCATGACTAAAGAATGTCATACTCAACTTTGCCTTCTTAGAGACAAAGTTTATAAAGAAATGCAGCAAGAGAAAAGAAAGGAGCATAACTAATTATGGATTACATTTGCCCTCATTGCGACACTGAACTTGAACTGACCGAAGTCGAAACCTATCAGGATTATAGTGGTTCGCGCATACTAACCGAGTATAATACTTGGTATTGCCCTACTTGCGGCCGCACGTATCAGAATGAGACTAACTATGTCTATGTTGATGAAACTGAATTGAAGGAGATTAAGTAAGGCGCGAAAGCGCCTTTTATTTTATACATATGTAAATTATAGTGTACGTACAATTTAATTCATATACTTTTAACTTGACTTTTCACGCAGAATATATTATAATAAATACATCAAATGAAAGGGGAATAAAACATTATGTTGAAGATGAATTATTCAGATCTCAAAGAAAAGAACTATCGCCAGCTTATCAAAGAGTGCGAGCGTCGCGGAATTGATACTTCTGATTATAGAGGTTGTATGCCTCCAAATGATCTTATTGGAAAGATTATCGCGCATGATGCCTACTATGAAGGGCGCGATGATGCTCTTAATGGGCGTCCCTCCAAGGTAGAAATGAACCGCAAAAATGAGCGCACTCGCTATCGTTTTCGGGAATGTGATGGAACTGAGCATTATGTTATGCTTACGCGTGAGCAAGAGCGTTTTATGCGTTGGAATTACGATAATGCTATTGATTATGATAATATGGATATAGATGTTATTGAAGACATTAATTGGGAAACTCCATAAAGAGTTTCCTTTTTAATTTCAAGTTAATTAAACTGTCCGTGCAGTCTAATTCATATACATTTAACTTGACTTTTCTTCCTATCTTGTGTATACTATATACATCAAATGAAAGAGAGGACAGTTCACATGGTTGATAAGCGTATTCATTACTATTTGGTGTTGGATGTAGAGACAGCTAACGGTTTGGATGACCCATTGGTTTATGATATTGGTGGCGCGATAACCGACAAACAAGGTAGGATTTACGAAACATTTTCTTTCGTAATTCGAGACATTTTCATCTATGAGCGTTTTCTCATGGAAACGGCATACTATGCTAACAAGGTTCCCGATTATATTCAAGACTTGGAAAATGATAATCGTATTCTCATTGATTTCCACAATGCGCGAAAATATATTCTTGCGCTAATGGAAAAATACAACATAACAGATGTTGCCGCTTATAACGCACATTTTGACCGCAACGCATTGAATACAACGCAGCGTTGGTTAACCAAATCTAAATATAGATACTTTTTCCCCTATGGCACAAACTTCATCTGTATTTGGAATATGGCTTGCCAAACCCTATGCCAACGCAAAACATATAAAGAATTTTGTGAAAAGAATAATTTCACAAGCAATCGCAAGGGAGAACCAAACGCAAAGAATTACAGCACGAGCGCAGAAACAGTTTACAGATACTTAATACTAAACGCAAATTATGAGGAAGAACATAAAGGTTTAGAAGATGTTAAGATTGAAACATATATTATGAAAAGATGCTTTTCCTCAAAAAAGAAAATGCCATATGGTAAAGGAATTAAAAGAAATTGTTGGATGTTGGTTAAGAGAACGGTTTAACCGTTCTTTTTTTGATTTTATGTTAAATAGATTGTACGTACCATTTAATTTACACATAATTAAAAAAAATAGCGGTTTTGCCGCTATTACATATCCTCCAATTCATGAATTTTAGTTATGGTTCCGTAATAACTGCCATCATCATAATTAAACCAAAATTGAAAATCTTCGGTATCAATTATCCAAAATCCATCTTCTGCTTTATAGGTGTGATGAATATTCAAGCGGTCAAGAAGATACAGAGCCATTGCAAAATTAGACATTTGATTTCGTTCCTTTCATTATTTAATATTAAGCATTTCAAAAACTTTTTTTATTCGTCGCTTATTTAGTATATCTTCATAGGCATTTTGTTTTTCAATCAATTCAATTATTTTTTCATCTCCCTGTTCATCGCATAAAGCCGCGATAGTTAAACGAATATAAGGAAATTCTTCATCACCAGTATTAAAAATCAATTCACGATTATTAAAATTGGCAGAGATTAATTCTTCATTAAGCCAATCTTTTACAAATTTTTCACGAACTTTATTTTGCTTTTCCATCAATGTCATATGCTTGCGCTCCCTTCATTTGATACATCAATTATAGCAGATAGTATGTAATATGTCAAGTTAAAGTATAGTAAAATAGACTGTACGCGCAATTTAATTAACATAAAATAAAAATGGCACTTTAAGTGCCATATTATATTACCTCCACAATCTTAACGCTATCTTCATCATAACCGATAATATCATAAAGTTCTTCCGCAGAGAATGAAACTTTACAATTATTACAGGTACAAAAAACTATCTTGCTATAACAATTATAGTTATAGTTCCAGCCAAGTGCAGAATCCGCGACAATCTCAAAACTTCCAGCAGTCCCGCATTTAGGACACTTAATCGTCTTGTAAGGCATATTGTAAATCTCCCTTCATTTGATGATATAAGTATAGCAGAAAATGGGAAAGAAGTCAAGTTAAACCTACGTAAATTAGACTAAACGGCCATTCTAATTTACAAACCCATAACAATACTTCACTCTGCTAAAGTGCTACCATACTACCATACTAAAACCTACCTCTTGACTTAGATATAAAATTATGTTATAATAGTATTAGAAAAAGGGGGAGGGAAGTTGTGTGTATGAGCTGGATTTTCGCGCGTATAATTTCCCTATAAGGAGCTGGAAATAAGCTGGAAGAGGAGCTGGAAATTTTTTCACAACTAACAAGAAAAAAGCTGGAATTGTCAAATATTTGACAAAATAATTTAAAATATTTTAAAAATAAATAAAATACTTTAATTTTGAAAGAAAAAATTCAAAAAAGGAGTAAAAAAATGAGAGAAGGATTACATTTATCCGAAGCACTTAATTTAGAGTACCCGCGTTACGAACGAGGTAGATTAAATTTAATTGTCGCGCAAACTGGTCAAGGCAAAACTACCGCCGCAATAAATACTATACCAAAGCAATTAGGCGTCGCGCCGCAGCGATGTCTTATTTTAATTGATACTACAATGGGTGAAGAAGAGAAAATAGCCCTTGATGAATGTCAAATGTGGGGCGAAAAGCTGGATAAACCCTATATATTAAATTATCAAAAATTCGGCGCAATGGTTAAACGTGGAGAGCTAGTAGCTGAAATGTTTGACTATATATGCTGTGATGAAATTCATAATTTAATTAAGTATGTAAGAATAGATGAAGCTAATATATGGAAGCGCAACCCAGAAAGCTCACGAGAAGTTATTTGCCTTATACTCTCGCAAGAATCATTTTCCTACATAGCCATAGACACTTTACTCCATTGGGCTGAGCTGAAAGGAGTATGGTGGTTTGGCTTAACTGCAACCGCAGATAACCTAGAAAAATGGACACGTTTAAAATCATATATAAATGAAATTCAAATTCAAGAACAATTAATAGCCTATGAAGTATTCCAGAAATATGAATACTCAGATGTTCACGTCTTACTTCGCGCAAATCCAGAAGTTAAACGTTTAATATTTGTTCCTAAAATAGAACAAGGTGAACAGTTTGCGCGCGAAATTCAAGAAAATACAGGACGCAAAGTTGTTTGTTTATGGTCTAAACGAGCTTTAAAACCAATGACAAATAATCAGCTAGACATTGTCAATCACTTGCAACATAACCATAAGTATCCAGATGATATAGATGATATAATACTTACAGAAGCTTATGCTACAGGCTGGAATTTAATTGATGACAATGTGCAAATTGTAATTGTGCATAGTGGAAATAAGGATATACAAATTCAATTTCCTGGAAGGAAACGTGGAGATTGGCAAGTACAATATAATTATAATAGTCAATTAGCTGCTAATGAAAAACGTTTAAATAGGAAACAAGCTGCAAGAGCTGATATATCAAACACTCAATGGATTATACCAGATAATTATTTAAATCGTAAATTAGGGAAAGAAGATAAAGAACAATTAATTCAAGAAATTGGTTATCCTAAAAAATGGACTTCTTTTAAAAAAGATATTTCTAAAAATTATAATATCGAACAAGCTGGAACTGGTGCTTATTATGGACATATAATTTCTAAAAGGTAGAAAATCGACAAAATTTGGGTCCGGGGTTCTATATAGACAACCCCGGACTCATTTTTTTTCGGTAAAAATTACTACAAGTCAAATATTTGACTTTTTCTAAAATACTGACGTAAAATTACCCCCACCTATTTATAAGAGATGGGGGTAAAACTTTGTCAGGAAAATATTTGAATACATAAATTTCATAGAAAAAAACGGGTCCGGGGTTCTATATAGACAACCCCGAATAAAAATTTTTTCGAAATTACTACAAGTCAAGTATTTGACATCTTATAAATTATATATAATATAAATTATAAAATTTTAATAATTTCTATTGAGTCAAATGTTTGACAAAAGTTGAAATTTGGCGCACTACCATAAACCCTACACCCCAAAAATTCCCTAACTCTTAAATCAACCCTTCCCTCCAAAATTTCCAACTTCCCTATCCTTTCCCTATATTTCATTTTATATACTCTCAAAATTCATTACTTCTTCATTTCTTTACAACAAGGATGTATCCTTTATTAAATATTCAAAATGCCATATTTTTCCTTTTCTTACAACCGCGCGAAATCGCGCGAAAACCTTATGTCCCCCTTCCCGTTCCTCAAAAAGCGCTTCGCGCTTTTTGAGTCACCGGTCCCCAAGGGGACCCGATTGTTTGACTTTGTAAAAGTTTTAGTGTATAATATAAATATAAAGTAAGAGAGGTTGAGTTGAATGAAGAAAGGTAATGAATTGGTTATTCATAAAGAAGAAAATTTTGAAATTGTGCGCTATAACTATTATTTTGAAAATAAAAAAGAAATGGAGCAATTTAAATTAAAGAAAGACGAAAAACTTGTTGCGCGTGTTTTTTATACTGGGGATGAATATTATCCTTGTAAGATACAAGTTGAAGCTATTCGCACAATTAAAACAAAATATATTTATGATACAGATGAATATGCGCCTTTTATTAAAAATTTACAAAAAACTCAATACAATTTTGGTTATACCAGTGAATGGTATAATAATTGGATTGATTATGTAAATAAGATGCCATATGACGAGGCTTGCGCGCTTATTGAACTTTTAAATGAATTTTATGTAGCTGGAAAGGAGAATGTATGGTAATGAAATTTATTGAGAAGATTAGAAAAATTACTAAAGAAGCCAATGATATTGAACATATGTATCCTAATATAACTAAAACTATTACAGAAGCTGCTTCAAAAGGTAAAGATTGGTGTTCTATAAATAGTTTAACTCCAACAGAAATTGAAGCTTTGCGCGCGGAAGGTTTTACAGTAAAAGAAGCTTCTTTTCTTTTTGATTTTGGATATGATATAGAATGGTAGGTTTTTAATATGATTACTAGTTGGGAAGATATGTTAAATAATGAATTAAAGTATCAAAATTTTAGCGCGAATAGATGTAATGAGACTACGCATGAAGCAATAGCTAAACGAGAAAGACCACTTATTGTTGATACAATTTTAGAAGCAGTAAATAAAGGTTGCTTTTCTACTACATTACCAATAGTTAGTCAAGATACTAAGAATTGGTTAATTGATTTAAATTTTCGTATTTATTCTAATAACGATGAATTAAAAATTTCTTGGGACGATGGAGTAATAAGAAATGAATGAAAATTTATTTGATAGAGTTATTAAAGGTTTAGATGCTTGTATTAGAGAAGATTGCGAAAATTGTGAGTATCATAAAAATTCTGTTCGCAGCTGTGATAGAATGCTTGTTGAAGCTAAGGAGTTAATTTTTAAAACAGCAGCATGATTTAAAAACTTTACAAAATTTTTATAATAAGTGAGAAGAATCTATTTGGGGTGATACTTGGGTTCCTCATGATGAATGTTGGTGATTTATAGTTTTAGAATTAAAAATCAACTATGTATGAGATGATTAAAGAATGAAAGAAAAATTATTATATTGGATTAATAGAATTATTTATAAAAGTAATATGAATTATACTTACTCAAAAATTTATACAACTTTAAAAAAGGAGAACCTATTTGTTGTATTGAATATCCTAACGCTACTAAAAATGAAATAGATGATATTGTAGCTCGTTTAGAATATTTAGGTTATAATATATACTTTACCTATATTTCTCCCATAGAACGAAATCCTTCTGAAATTAGAATTAAACTACACGAGTAATTTCATTTTGATTCGCGCGATTAAATCTCAATTTTATTTTTAAATTCTATAACCCTTAAACCAACCCTCCAATTTCATTTTCATTTCTGGGATTATTTTCTCAGATTTTTTACTATATAAAAAATCCTAAAATCCTACCCCTTGACTTTAATATAAAATTATAGTATAATATATACATAAAGGAAAAGGAGTATGTAATATGGAACTTGTAAAGTTTATGAATAAGTATGCGGATTGGGAAAAGCGTTTGCGCGAAAAGCCCTATTGTTTGGAGATTAAGTGGGACGGAGATTTTGTTATACTGAAGTATAACATGATTGAGTCTGACCTTAATTTAACTATTTGTAAAGAAGCTCGCGGTTCCATATTTACCAATATCCATAATGAATGGTTTTGTGTTTGCCGCTCCTTAGATAAGTTTGGTAACTGGGGAGAGTCGTATGCCGATACTAAAAAGATAGATTGGACTAAGCCTGTTTCTGTACAAGAAAAAATTGATGGTTCCATCATTCGTTGCTGGTGTCATAAGGGATTATGGCATGTTTCTACTAATGGAACTATTGATGCATTTAAAGCTGAGTGCGGCGATTCCACTTATGGTGATGTATTTTATTCTATTATAGGAAAATACACTACTGTACGCAACTTCTTTGATGTTCTTGATACTCATTATACCTATTGGTTTGAAATGGTACATCCTCAATATAATCAAATTGTTGTTCATTATGATGAACCTGCGATTTATTATCTTGGTCGTCGTAATATGCTTACTATGCTCGAAAGTGTTTATTTTGAAACCTTTGATAAATGGGTTAAGCATCCGAAAATTTATAAATATAATAATTTAGATGAAGTTCTTGAAGCTTGCCATAATATGGGAGAAGATGAAGAAGGTTATGTAGTTTGTGCTTATAACCAAATGGAAAATGATTCTTTCTTGCGCATTAAGTGTAAGGGAGACGAATATCTAAAGCGGCATAAGTTAAGGGGAAATGGGCCTTTAACTGCGGTTAAAGTCGTATCTCTATGGCAAGATGATACTATAGATGATTTCCTTGCTTATTTCCCTGAACATACCACTTATGTAAATGAAGTAATTCATAAAATTCGTGATTTATATGAAAAGGCAGATATTGCTTATGATGTAGTGAAGGGAACTGGACCTCGTAAAGATTTTGCTATGCGCGTAAAGTCTTACATCAAGCCTATTCAATCCTACCTATTCGCGCGCTTAGATAATAAAGTAGATTGCGCAAGCACTTATTTCAAGCAAATGAAAGCGCGCAATCTTGCTGAAATTTTAGATATTAAAGATATAGGAGTAAAATAATGGCACAAATATTAAAATTAAATGAACTTAAACCCGGTATGGTTGTTTGGCTTCAACGTTCTCATATAGTTCGACCGCATGTAGTTGAGATTGTTAGTGTAAAGAAAGGCGAAAATTATTTCAATCAGAAATGTATGAAAGTCGATTTTAGTGAGCCTAATTCTCATTGTTTCACATTTCTTCCGCCCGGAGATCGATATGATGACTATGGCAATACTTGGCTTTGTTGGGATACAAAGCCATCAAAGAAAGAAATGCGAGTGATGGAGAATTGGGATTCTTTTGATATATACGAGGAGAATTAAATGAATACAGTAAATGATATTATTAATTTAATCGCGCGCAGAGATAACATTTCTGTTTTAGAAGCAACAAATATTGTTAGTGAGTGTATGAATGAAATGGAAGAAGCCGTCGCACAAGGATATTGGCAGGAAGCAGAAGATATTCTTATGGCTTATCTTGGCTTAGAACCTGATTATCTTGATATACTTATGACGGAGATGTTTTAAAATGAATTTTTTCTTATGGGCTATTGGTTATATTATTGGAGTACTTTTAGCCGTAATACTTGGCATTTGGATGGCAGACAAGTTTTAAGGAGATAATATGAAGAAAATTTTAATTTTTATTTTAATTTTAGGTATGCTTTTCGCGCTAACAGGCTGCACAAAACGAATTGCTCTTGATAATGGGCAAACAGTTGAAGTAGAAGCAAATTTTTATATAATTAAAACGCTTTATTCTGGGTCAGGCTATGATGTTAGACTTTGTTATGATCCAGATACAAAAGTTATGTATTATATGATGGGCACTAATGGTTCTTATTGTTTTGGTGTTTCGCCTTATTATCTTTCTAATGGCGAACTTGGTATTTATGGTAAAAACTATCATTAGGAGGCATTATGGAACTTTTTAAAATTTTTATTCTTTTAGTTACAATTTTTATTTTTAGCAGTCTTTTACATCTTATAATTGAATTATGGCAACTTTCACCGCTAAAAGAAGAAAAAAGTGTACCTGTTTATATAACTAAAGAAATTAAGGAGAATTAGTATGAAGTTTGTAAAGAAACCTATTCCAATTGATGCGGTACAATGGACTGGATATAATTTTGATGAAATTGCTAATTTTATGGGAGATAATCACCCAGTTATTGCTGGCACAAATAGTCTTCTTATCTCTACTTTAGAAGGAGAAATGAAAGCTATTCCTGGTAGTTGGATTATTCGCGGCCCGAAGGGCGAATATTATCCTTGTAGAAAAGATATTTTTGAAGAAACTTACATGAGGATTGATAATTAAAATGATTGCTTTAAATAGAAAAATGCCACAAAATTGCCTTGATTGTCCTTGTTTGGCAACATTTGCTATAGATAAGGAAAACATTCAAAATATTCAATACTTAATTCGTTATTGTCAGGCCGCAAGACAAGATATGGTGTTTATTGAATGGGACACTTCGAAAATAACTCCTGATATATGGATGAATTGGAATAAACCAAAATGGTGTCCTTGGCAAACTGTTTATGAAGATATAGATGATGAAGAAAGTGCTTGGCATATGTCAATGGCTGGATTAGGAGGTTCGTATGATTAAGTGCCCGAAGTGCGGCAAAAGCTATTATATGGAAAAATATACTACTTGTACTGCAATGTATTATCCTCCCGTTTATAAAGATGGAGTAAATATTAACCCTGATAGAAATATATCTACAACTGTTTGTTTATGTTTAGAATGTCAAAATATTTTTAGTTATCAAATGCGCGGTGGAGAATTAATATGCGAAGCGTCAACGAGCAATTAAGCGCGCGAAAATGGCTGGAAGAATATGCTAATTCTCCTATTAAAGTTTCTACGCGCGAAGAAGCCATTAAAAATCTTACTAGACTTGGTATTTTAGATGAAAATGGAGAAATAAAATCGGAATGGCGAGATTTAATTGTTAAAAAAAGATTGACTTCAACTTAAATTTCTGGTATAATATATACATAAGAAAGGAGAGGAAATACTTGATTAAGTGGGAAGATGCTTTTGAGCGCAATCTTCATTATCACATTGGTATGTATGGCGGGAAATTTATACCTTTTCATAAAGGTCATTTCTTTTGTTTGAATACCGCGGCTTTACTATGTGATAAAGTATATTGTATTCTATTCTATGGCGGCGACCAAGAATTAGAAATTCTTAAAAATGATACAACTCTTGATAGAAAATACTTGAACATAGAAGCAAGAAAAGAAGAACTTAGGCGTATCTGTTCTAAATTTTCTCATGTAGAGCCAGTTTTTATTGATGTTACAAATTGTAAAACTCCTGATGGTAAAGAAGATTGGGACGCAGAAACTCCACTTGTTCTCAATGCTTGCGGCAAACTTAATGCGGCTTTCAGTAGTGAAATTTCATATGATGAATACTTTAAGCGCGCTTATCCTTGGGCAGAGCATGTATTAGTTGATCCTCCAAGAGAGAATTTCCCTATTAGTGCCACAATGCTTCGTGGTATGACTGAAGAAGAAGCAAGAAAATGGTTTTGTAAATAATAGAAAGGAATATATTTATTATGAAGATTGAAAATCTAAAGAAGTCCCTGGCAGCGATGAAGTGGTACGAATGGCTTATGGCCGCAATTATGATTTTTATTGCGGCACGAGCTATGATTCTTGGATTTATAAATCCAGCAGAAAGTATGAACCCGCCTTGGCTTACGGTAATTAACTTTATTAGTGCAATTGCTGGTGTATTTTGTGTTTTTCTGTGCGCAAAAGGCTCAATTTCGAATTTCCCATTTGCCTGTGTAAATACTCTGGTTTACATTATCTATCTTTGGTATTGGAAGATTTATGGCACAATGTGTCTTGAAATTTTCTTCTATGCCCCAATGAATATCATTTCTTGGTGGTATTGGACGCGCCATAGAGATGAACAGCAGAATGAGCTTACTAAGAGCCGGAAGATGAATTGGTGGCAGAACGCTCTTGTCGCAGGTGTTATTGCCGCAGGCACGGTAATTTATCATGCTATTCTAGTTAAAGTTGGCGGTAATGTAGCTTGGCTTGATGCTGCGACACTAGCAATTGGTATTGTAGCTGTTGTTCTTGAACTATTCCGTTTCCGCGAGCAGTATGTATGGTGGATTATTACTGATATTGTAGCGGTAGCTATGTATATTCAGCACTTTGATCCCGTTTATCTTACTAAGAAGTCTATTTACTTAATTATGGCTATCATTGGTCTAATTAACTGGATTAAGCTAAATAAGAGAAATGTAACAAATGAGTAGGAGAAATCCTACTCTTTTTTATTTGACTTTTCGCGCGAGTTCTGATATAATTGTTATAGTAAGAAAAGGAGTAAATAATTATGAGATGTGAATATTATAAACTTAATGGCCCAAATAGCTCTCCTATCTGTTTTGGAACGAAAGAGTGTGAGCCATGTTCATGTAATGGAGATAAAAGTAAGTGTAATTTTAATTATTTTCTAAAAGAACAAAGTGAATTTAGAACTCTTTTAGAAAATTATAATAAGCTTAATACTCAATGTATTATGGCAAAAATTAAATTAGAAGAAGCAACAAAAGAACATAGAAGAATAAATAATGAATATGTAAAAGCTAGTCAAGCTATTAAAGATTTTAAAGAAAAAATTGATTATGATAAACTTAGAAAAGCAGTTATTAATTCTATTTTTAATTCTGTTCCATCTCTTTTGTTTGATTTAATTAGTGATAAGATTTATGAATTATGCAAAGATGAAATTTTTAATTTAGCACTTCAAATGGAAATAGATTGTTCTGATTTTATTAAAGGAGAATAAATATATGATTATAGAAGGAATTATTTGTTTTCTTATAATAGGAATAGGTATTTTAGACATTATTACTGGAGAAGGTATGAAAGGATTTTCCGAAATTGGTATAGCAGTTTTTGTTTTTGTTTTTTCTATAATGAGGTATTTTTATATATGATAGCGAAATTAATTCATAAAAATGATTACTACTATTGTAGTGAATGTCGTATGAAGCAAGAATTACAACCTTATTGTGATTTTTGCGGAGCAGATTTTACCAATTATGAAGAAGAATTAATTAAAACTTTTAAAGAAAATGAGGATAATTAAGATGGAAAAAATGTATCAAGGGATTATTTGGACAGTTAAACATTGCGGACATTCGCGCGAGGCTATTATAGATTTTTTACATAAGTATACTTCTACTCCAAAAGAATACTATACTAATGGTATTATTGATCGGATTATGGAACAAACTATATTAGAAGCTGTCCGCTATAATTTAAATCCTGTTTCTATTCTTTTTGAATATTTTAGCTGGATGAGAGACCCTTGGAATTATTCTCATTTTGAAGCAATGTGTGCGGCCTTAGGCAGCATACAAGTTCGTGAAAAAAATAAAGATACAGATAATTACTGTTATATTAATGGTTTTACTTCTATTATGGATGAATTTGAAGGAGAAAATTATGAGTTTATTTAAAAAGAAAAATAACATACCCGCACTTTTTATTTTACTTGATGATGAAGTAGAGCGTGCGAAAGAAAAAGAAAAACGTTATTTTTTTTATTCATTATATGATAATGAAAAAGACTTAGCTCAAAAATGGTGTAAAAAAAATAATGTTTATATGGAAGTAGACCATCAGACTGATGGAAATATTATCTATAAATTTAAATTTTAATGAATCAAACCGTTTTTATTTTAGATTTATATGATAAATTTTCTCCTGATAAAATAATTTCTAAATTTAGAATAAATGACCGATGGTGGGCAATAAAAGAAGTACCTTTAGAATGGGGTAAACCTAAATTATCCAAAATTGAAGAAGATTCTGTGCCATATCGTCTTTATGAAACTAAAGAAGAAGCACAAGATTTTATAAGAAAAATCAAACATTCAGAAGGAGTGAATTTATGAATTTAAATGTATTTGAATGGCCTTATACTACTCATTATTATTTAACACATCCTTGGAAATGGTTTTCTCAATTATGGAGAAATATAAAAGCAGCTTATCATCGAATACGATATGGTTGGTGCTCTCGGGATGTTTGGGATTGGGATTCTTGGTTTTGTTCTGTAACACCGTTGATGCTTCGACATATGGCAGATTATGGTAGTGCTTATCCAGGTGGAGAACCATTTGAAACCCCTGAAAAATGGCATGATTGGCTATATAAAATGGCTAATACAATTGAACGATTACAATATGATAATTGGATGGAAGATTGTAACGAATATAGTAAAGATTATGAAAAAACTTTTGAAGATGATCTTTATGAAGAAGAGCATCCAAATGGACCATTTTTGACAACTTCTGGTTCTTCAACTAAAAAAGAAATAAGAGAACAATATTATAAACGATGCGAAGAAATTCATAAAACGCGCGAACAAGTTTTAAAAAATTTTGGCGAAGAATTTTTTAAATATTTTGATTGTTTATGGGATTAAGAAGAAGAAAATAATCTTCTTCTTTTTTGTTATAAAATATTAAAATTATTTTAAAGTATTAATACTTATTTTAAGAAGAATATCCTTATAAAGGAGGGATAATATGTTACCAATTTTAATTCAAACTTCTGAAGAATTAACAAATAATATTAAATTAGTTCAAGGTATAACTTCTTTATTTTGGATTATTGAATATAGTCCTGAAGAATTAGGTTATAATAAAAAAGATAATAATTATTCTTCAGATTTAAACAGATATTCATTTTTAAGAACAGAATGCCTTAAAAATCCAACTACCTATCAAAAAAGATTAGACCAACATAAATACAGAATTTGGACTGTCGTCCCACAAGATTATGAATGGTAAGAATTTTCTTTACTTTGTATAAGGAGGGATGATAATGGATAATGAAACTAATGATTTAATGAATCAAGATGGATATAATGTCAATATTAATTCTGAAAATTCTGAGCAAAGTTATTTTACTGCTACTACTAGTAATGGTAATTTACGTTATGTTCCTAAAAAATGGGAAAGCAATGAATTGATAGAAACTATTGAAATGAATAATATTGAACAAGGTGTCCAAATTGCTTTAGCTCAAACTGATACAATACAACAAACTGCTAATCAAGCAGTAGAAAATGTGCGCTCACAGATACAAACTTTTAATACAAGAGCTAATGAAATAGAAAATGAATTAAACTTAGCAAAAAGTAGCATTGAAAATGATGTAAATTCTAAATTAGATGCTCAAAACACTAATCTTCTGAATGCTTTAACTAAATTATTAGGCTCTTATTATACTTTAGGAACAATTACTGATAATTTAGATTCAAATAAATCTACAGTTGATGCACGTATTACTCTATTATATGATGAAATATTTGGAGAAGGTTCTAATGGAAGTACTTCTTCCAATTCTTTAAATGACCGTCTGAAGACATTAACAGATAATGTTTCCGATTTAACAACTACTTGGTCGAATAATTATACTAATATTGATACTAGAATTACTGATATTGATACTAGAATTACTAAAATTTATAATGATATTTTTGGAAATAATAGCTCTGGCTCTAATAAAACTATTATTGAGCAAATAGCAGATTTAAATACTGCGATTTTTGGGTCTAGCGATGGAGAAGATTCAAGTGGCTCACTCATTGATAAAATTGTCGCAGTATTAGGACGAGGACTCCCTGACGCAGAAGATATTCCAGAATCAGGTGTTTTAGAGGATTCTTTAACTTCTAAAATTGATACTTTAAATGATTTAATTTCTAATATTTTAGAAACTTTAGGAATGTCTGAAGAATCTACAAATGATTATACTTTTTCTGATGTATTAACTGATTTATATGGAGCATTAATTCAAAAAGAAGACGGCACTTATTCGCGCGATGAACATCCATTAATAGAAACTTTAATAAATGTTCCAGGAGAAATTTATACTTTAAATACTAAAGTTACTTCTGTTGAAAAAGCAAACGAAGAACTTTCAGGACGTATTACTACTGTAGAAGGGTGGAAAAACACTATTGATGATGTTTATACAGACGCAGATATTATTGATCATCTAGAAGATGATGAAAATACTTATTTACGTTTAAAACGTAAAGAAACCGAAAAACCAAAAAATATTGAGGAAATGAGAGCGGATATTGAAAATACTTATATAACATTACCTAAAGGTGGTGGAGGTGGAGGAGCTACTGCTAGTGGTACTGCTAGTATAATTCGTATTACTGAAGCTTCTATACAAATTTTAACTGGGAAACCTTGTTTTATAGAATATAAATTAGATGCAAGAGATTCCAGTGGAGAATTAGTTGGAGGTGGTACTGCAACATGGTTCGTAGGAGGAGTTCAGGTTGCGACAAGTATTGCGAAAAATATAAAGTCTGATACTGACACTACTACTGTTAATAATGATTTTGATATATCGCCTTATCTATCTGTTGGAACAAATAATATTATTTTACAAGTTTCTGTAAGTACTGGTGGAGAATATAATATTATTGTAAGAAAAACTTGGACGATTAATGTTGTTAATTTTTCTTTTATTTGGGATTATAATGAAGAAACTATTTTTAATACTGGAGTAATTACTTTAGAATGGATTCCTTATGGTGCCAATCTTAATAAAACTACACATATTTATATTGATAGAGGAACAGATCACGAAATCTATTTAACAAGAACAACATTACAATCTGGTATTACACAAACATATACTTTTGAACATAATCTATCTCACGGAATTCATATTTGTGAAATATTTTTAACTGCAGTTATTGATGGCAAAAATGAAACTACTGATTCTCAGTTCCATGACATAATAATATTAGAGCCTTCAAATATAACTCCTATTATTTCTAGTTCGCCTTTAATTGAAATTATGAAAAAAGATCAAGAAGGTAATTTTATTAAAGATGAAGATGGTATTTTCATTCAAGAAATGGAACAATATGATACAGTTGCTCTTCCAATTGTTATTTATACTCCAAATTCTACTTTAACTAATAATATTATTCTAAAAGTAAATGGAGAAATTGTTGATACTTGGAATAATATTAATAGAACAGTTCAATATTGGAATTATTCTCCTACAACAACTGGAGAAAAAATTTTAACAATTTCTGTTGATTCTGCAGTAAAAAAAATTCATATTTCTGTTAAAAGTGTTGAAATAGAAAATGAAGAAGTTAGTGATTATAATTTTAAAATTAAAGCAAGCGATATTATCAGTAATACAGACTTACAAAATATACAAATTGAAGGCCAGCCTTTAATATTTTCTTCTAATTTTGACTGGGTAAATGGTGGTTTAAAAACTGAACGAGACTTTAATAATAATATCCAACAATATATTTGCGTTAAAGCCGGGACTACTTTAACAATTCCTTATCAGTTATTTAAAAATAATAACCCAGCATTAACATCTACCGGTTTTAATTTTAAAATTATTTTTAAAATTACTAATTGTTCTGATTATAATGCAGAATTTTTAGATTGTTTTTTAAATAACATTGGTATTAAAATGTTCGCGCATGAAGCATATTTATCATCAAATACTTTTTACACTGCTGATGCACGTTTAACCACTCAATATAGCGAAGATTCTTATATTGAATTAGAATTTGATATCTATCCTCAAAATACAGATGATGAAGGGAAAACAATTACTTTTTCTTTTGCAGATTGTTGGGTAGATGGAATTTTAAGTAGTATTAAATTATATGATGCATCTACTAGTTTTGACCAATCAGGAACATTAGAAAACCCATACAAGAATATTGTTATTGGTTCAGAAAATTGTGATGTATATTTATATTTAATTAAATCTTACAACAAAAGATTAAGTTTTAATGATCATATTGCGAATTTTATTGCTGACGCACCTAATGCTACTCAAATGAAGGCTCGTTATAATAGAAATGATATATTAGATAATGATGAAATTAATTATGAAAGATTAATTGAAAAAAATGGTGATTGTCGTGTTTGGTTATATGAAATTCCTTATATGACAATCGGAAAAAAAGATAAAGTATTAAATTGCACTTTCCAACAAAAATGGGGAAATGGTAATAGCTATTTTAACGATTTGCGAGGAAAAGGTACTATGACTGTACAAGGTACTAGTTCAGTAAAATATATTAAAGGAGCAGCAAACACAGATATTAATTTTACAGAATTAGTTGATGGTAATGGTAATAATTTAATGGTAAATGGCACAGAAGATGAAACTTATGGAAATAACTGGTATGTAGCAGACCCAGACAATCCAGGCCATGCTAAAATTTATACTGTCCAAGAAGGAGAACAATTAGGACCAGAATGTATTGCTGTTGCGCGCGATTCAAATAATCAAGTAACTCAATATATTAAAGCTTTAGGTTATAAAATTAGTGAAAATTCTTCTCCTATTACTTATTCAAATACTAAAGTTAATTTTGCCTCTTGTGAACAAGTAAATAATATGTGCAACGCCGCTTGGTATCAAAAATTTAATCCTTATCCAAGCCTTACCCCAAGAGATTGTATGGAATTCTCTATAGGAGTGCAGTTTATTAAAGACTTAGGAGTCCAATTACCCGACGCAGATCACTTTAGATTATTCCCAAATGATAATAAATTCCATTTTTATTCTATTGCTAATATGGGTAATAGTAAGAAAAACGTTCATGTATTCCATGATTTAAGTAATCCAAATGAAGTTTGTATTGAAGTTAATGATAATGATAAAGATCAAATGGTTATGGTAAATGATGATTTAAGTGTAGAAGATTGGTCTGGAGATGTCTATTTTAGTATGAGATATCCAGATACTAAAAATCCATCCCAAGAAATTAGAAATGCTTGGCAGCGTTTAGTAAGTTGGATGGCGGCAAATAATCCTAACGCAGCAACTAATAATCCTTTAGGAAAAACAGTTCATTTTGATCCATATACTTTTAAAGGACACAATCGTGCGGGCGCTCAAGTATTAAAAGGGACAACAGTTAATCAATATGCAGGCGATTATACAACTGATAGCTTTGAATATAGAATGGCTAAAATGCTATCTGAATGCGAAGATTATATGGTAATGGATTCTTTTGTTTATCATTTTCTTTATTTAGAGCGTCACACAATGGTAGATAATGTTAGTAAAAACAACTTCTGGTCTTCTACTGACTTAATTCATTGGGATTTATCAAAAGCTTATGATATGGATACTTCAGATGGTAATAATAATCAAGGAGCTTTTGAATTTGACTATGGTAATGAATATAATGATGATCGTACTGGTGGCGGTGGTAAAGTATTTAATGGAGCAAGATCAGTATGGTTTGTATTTATTGCCAATTTAAAGGAAGCTTGCAGCACAATGTTTACAAATAGAGAAGCGTTAGGTGCCTGGTCTTCTATTGCTTATCAAAATTTCTTAAATACCGAACAGCAAAAAATTCCAGAAAGAATTTGGAATGCTTGTTATAAATATGATTATATTAGAACATATCCAGAAAATGACTGGATTAATTTCTTAGCGGGAGGTAAAAAGACCCATCAACGTAAGCATTATGAATATTTTGAAGAACTATATGATTCTTCTAAATATAGGGGCACTGTATCTACTTCTCAATCTGTTAATTTCCGTGCATATACACCAACTCAATGGGCAGGAGTACCACCAAAGAAAGAAGTTACAATTACTATGTATAATAAAATGTATATTTCAATTGATGATGGTACCACGCAACTTGCTACAATAAAAGCAGAACGTGGCGTACCAGTTACAATTGATTTCTCAGGCAGTAGTGAAACAGGAAATACTTTAATCGCTTTAAATACTGCTTCTATGCTTCAATCTATTAGTGGTTTGGAACAATTATATAGTGATACTTGCAATTTCTCAGCAGCAATTAGATTAAAAGAATTAACTATTGGTTCTTTAGCTCCTGGTTATCAAAACGCATTATTTAATACATTATCTTTATCTAATAATGTTTTACTAGAACGTTTGTATGTTCAAAATTTAACTAATGCTAATTTTTCATTAGATTTAAGTCATTGTCCTGCTTTAAAGTATTTAGACGCACGCGGTTCTGGATTTACAGGATATATTTTTGCTGATAGCGGAAAATTAGAAGAAGCTTATTTAAATGCTCCTTCTACTATTATGATGAATAATTTAAAATATATTACAGATGAAAATTTTCATATTATTAGCGATAAAAATTTACAGTATATCACAATTAATAATTGCCCTCAAATTGATAGTTTTAATCGTTCTTTAATACTTAATAATTTACTAAAACTAGAATTATTAAATGTAAATTGGCGGGTTCAAGGCATTGATTTTAATACTTTCGTATCACATATTAAAACTATTCCTAATTATTTAATTACTGGTAAAGTAGAATTAACTCCTGAAATGGGAACTTTCAGCGTTGGCAAATTAGGAGATACTTTTACTAAAGATTTAAAATTTTATAATTATGATACAAATATAGAATTTTGGTCTGCGGAAAAAAATTATTTAAAAGATAATAAAGTTCAGTATAATGAAAATATTTGGATTTCTAAAGGAGATAATAATATTGGTAATGAACCTGTAGAGAATAGTGATTATTGGACATTAGTAGGCCCAATGGCTCAACCTTATTATACAGTATCTTTTTATGGATTATACCACGAATGGATAAGAAATCAATATATTGCCTCTGGCAATAATTTTATTCCTGATAATTTTTCAGATAAGTTTACAGAAACTTATATTAATGATTATAATATTCATAGAAATCCAAATTGGGTAAATGGCGCAGATTCTCGTAGAAGCTTTCAATCTTGGGATAAAGATTATTTAATACCTGTAACTAGTGATTTAGATGTTTTCGCGCAAGAAGGATGGGAATATAAATTAAATTATATTATGCATACCGAAGACCCAAATGTATTTATTACAAATGTTTTTCGTTATTATGCTGCAGGTTCACCAATTGAGAAAATGCTTACTAGTGAAATTCCAACATTTGTTCGTGATTATTATTTATATTCTGGTAATGGATGGACTAAAACAAATAATACTAATCAAGATCCTACTGCTTCACAAATATTAGTTCCAAGGGTTGCGATTAAAGAAGAAGGGCCAGAGACTTGGTATGCTGTTTATACTAAACAACCGAATAGTTATACAGTATCTGTATATAATACAGATATTTATGGAAAAAAACAAGGAGAACCGTTAATTACTTTATCTAAAAAAGTATATTCAGATAATCAAGACGAAACTAGAGTTTTATTAAGTGAGCTTAATTCTTATAGACCTGGTTTAGGAAATTCTGCAAAAGATAAAGCTATTTATATAGATGGCACTATGTATATAAATGATTTAAACCAGACAGATGAATCAAAACGTTTATATAGATTTTTGACTTGGCAGCCATATGTTCCAAATAATTTTATTGGTTTACCAGTAACTGGAGATATGGATATTTTAGCAAAATATTATAAAACAGACGATATATTTACAAATTATTTCTTAAATAAAATTACTACTTGTACTTTAGATGATTCTATTACAAAATTGCCCGATGGAGCATTTTTACATAATTCTAATTTGCAAAAAATTACTACTAAAGCTCAACATCTTGGTAAAGGATGTTTTAGTTATTTTGCAAAAATTAATAATAATGAAAGCAGAAGAATATTTATTTTTACAGCTACAAATATTAATATTGGTGATTATTGTTTTTATAATTTAAGCGATAGTTTAATTATTTTTACTGGAACTGGAAGTATTTCAGTAGGAATTCAGGCTTTTTATGAATTAAAAAGATGTATTATTATAATTTTAAATTCTAATGAACCTATTCATTCATCTTCTGTTTATACTAGTAATAATTTTCAAAATTTTTATACCATTTCAGAAAATCAAAATTATTTATATGTTACTCCAGAAGCTTATCAAAGATATATAAATAATGACATTAATGATAAAATACCATTTAATCTAAATGGTACAGAAGGTCCTCGAAATTTAATTCTTGAAATTAATAAAACTAATCCTACATTCCAAAATTTATTACAGGAGGCGGGAATAAATGATTATTAATCCAGAAGAAAGTATGAACCAACTTAAAAATTTTTTTATAGATACTCTTCCTGATAATAAATTAGAAATTCCAGATTTAGTATCAATAGATACTCTAACTAATCAATCTTATTGGAATCCTCTTATTATTAATAATCCTAATATAGAAGAAATAAATTTTCCGAACTTAATACAATCTCCCCTTATTATAAAAGGGGAGAATTTAAGACGAGTTAATTTAGAGTCTTTATCGCGCGTAGAATTTGGAGTATCTAGTCTTGATAATTATAACTTTCTTCCATTAAGTATTTTACAAAATACTAAAATACAGACATTAAATTTACCAAATTTTATAGGTACTGGTGCAGAAGTTCCTCCATCTGGTATGCAAATTTCTGAATCAAATCAAATGAGTTTTCTTAATAATTATTGGTTAAACACAGTTTTCATGGGTAATAGTCTTATGAAACAAAGTGATTATCCAAATTTTATATTTAATGGTTTCTGGTTTAGAAATAATTATTCTTTAGTAGCTTTATGCTTAAATTACCCTTATGTTATTCCTTTAGACCGTACAGAAGGTTTTAATACAACTCCTATTAAAAAAGGTAATGGTCATATATATGTTCCAGAAAATTTATTAGAGGAATATCGAGCAGCAGATTATTGGAAAATTTTTCCTGCTGAAAAATTTAAATCTTTAAATGAATATGAAAATAATATGAAATCTTATTTTTCTGATAGTATAGAAGAATCTTGGGAACGAATTATAGCTAATTGTGATAATAATAGTTATGGTAATTATCAAGTTGGAGATACTAAAACTTTGTATTGGAATGGTATTCCAATACAAATGGTAATTGTTGAAAAAAATAAAGATACTAGTCCAACAAAAGGAGTTGTCCCTTTAACTTGGATGATGAAAACTATTTCTATATTTAATCGTTATAATTTAGGAAGTATTTTTAATAATAATCCAATTAATTTTGCTAATGCTAATGGAACTGAATCATATCCAGGTTATAGAAAATTATTTACAGAAACTATTTATAATGGTATTAGTAGCAATCCTATTACAAAAGATAATGTTATTATTAATGGAATTAAGCCAGTAACTAAATATTCAGTAGGAACTAATAATTCAGGAGTTATTACAAATGCTTTGTCTTCTACTGAAACTATTTGGCCACCTTCAGCTTCCGAATTGAATCTCCGAGATTATACTACTCCTTATAGTTATTTTACAAAGTTACCAACTATCGAAGAAGCAGAAAAACGTCCAAATTATAGTTTAGGTTTAACTACACTTGTAACAGATGAAACAAATAAATTTATTACTATTGGAACAAGAGATTATTCTACTTCTAGTACAACTCCTGATTTATTAAGAGCAACTGGAGAAAATAGTAAAATGGAATTAATTCAAGGAGATAATACAAATTCTTATATTATTTTTGGTTTTTGTACTTAAAAGGAGGCTTATTTATGATTGTGAGTGAAATATATGAAAGAGAAAATGCAACTCCATTGCTACATATTTACTCTGATGAGCGATTTTTTTTACGATTAAAAAACCAATTAGTTAAAGATGGATATGTAGATAATGAGCAAGAAATTCAAAATTATATTGAAACAAATATTCCTCTTCCATCTATTAAAGCTAATAATGATTTTATTTGCTCGATTTTAATTCATGATGATGAATTAACTGAAGACCAAATACTTAAAGCAAAACCTGTTTTAAATAAAGCTTTAAATTTAATAGAAGAAGAAAAAAGTTATTATCTTAAATTTCTTTATCCTCCTTTGAATATTGAATATCAATATAAAGAAGGAGAGCGTTTTCAATATAATAATAATATTTATGTTACTATTCAAGAAGCTTATGGGAAAAAATTATTAGATTCTGATAATTCAACATATTTTAAAAAAATAAATTGTCCAATAGATTTTCTTGAAGAATGGAAAACTATGCAAGAATATAACTTAAATGATAGAATTAAATATGGTAGTCATATTTATGTATCTTTAATAGACCATAATACTTGGTCTCCACAAGATTTTCCTGCTGCATGGCAATTAGAAGAAAGAAGTCAAGATTAATTCTTGACTTCTTTCTTTTTTTATGCTATAATATTTTTAGAAAGAAAAGAGAGGTAACTTTATGGAAAAATATTGTTATGTCTGCGGTAAAAAAATTAGGGAAAAAGATTTTTATTATAATATAAGTTCAAATAGTTATATTTGTGATAATGAAAAATGTTATAATTTCTATTTTTGGGATAATTTCGCCACAAGAGCAATTCATGACCATAATCACGAATATGTTATTGTAGACCGAAAAGTTTATCAAATTGGTAATCCACAAGATGAAGTTAAAGGAATGGGTGGCAGACATTGGGCTATTCAATTTAATGATGGGCATTATATTGAAACTGATTCTTTATGGTTTCTTGGCGACTTACCGCAAAGATTACTTCATGATTTTCCCGACAATGCTAAATTTATTACTCATTAAAGAAAGGAGAACTTATGGTAGAAATTGTATTTTGTGTAGGTATCGCGGCTTCTGGTAAGACTACTTGGGCTTATAAGCAAGAAGGCTATGTTGTATTAGATTCTGATGCTGTGCGCGAAGAGCTTTATGGCGATGCTACCTGCCAAGATAACCCTGATAAGGTTTTTAATCTTATCTATAAGCGCGCGAAGAATGCTTTGCGTGAAGATAAATCTGTAATTTTTTGTTCTACCAATCTTACTATGAAATATCGTATACATGCTATTCGTCAAATGAAGCAAGTGCGGCCTGATGCTATTATTCGCGCAGTTGTCTTTAATACTCCGCTAGAAGTATGCGAAAAGCAGAATAAGATGCGTGAGCGTCAGGTCCCTGACTGGCTTTTTATGAAACAGCTTAAAACTTTACAACTTCCTGTTTATAACGAGGGGTTTGATGTTATTGATGTAATTCATAATTATACTCATGAAGAAAGTCAAAAAGTTTATCACGAAATTTTAGAAAAAGTTTTAAATTTTGGTAGTCAAAAAAATGAGCATCATACTTTAACTTTATTTGAACATTGTGTTAATGCTTATATTTATGCTTGTGATAATAATTTTAATCCCTATATTTGTGGTGCAGCTTTAGCGCATGATTTTGGTAAGGCTTGGACGCAAGAATACTGGAAGAAAGATAATGGTAAAAATGCGCACTATCCTTGTCATGAAAATGTTGGGGCTTATCTTTCTTTAAATTTAGGTAATTCTTATCATTGCGCTCAATTAATAAATTACCATATGCTTCTTTATATGGATTCGCGCGCACAGGCTACTTGGCGTGAGCGTTTAGGTGAAGAATTTTGGCGTGAGTTAGAGCTTCTTCATGAAGCAGATTTAGCAGCACATTAAGGAGAATGACATTGAAATACTATAGTAGAGAAATTTTAGAACAGTATTTAAAAGATACTCGTTTAAATAAAATTTTAGATATAATTGATGATATTGAACCAGAAATTACAGAAGATAAAACTGTACCAGCACAAATAAATGTGCGACTTTGCCGCAATTGTCCTTATTTTGAACAAGAACATCCTACTATAGAAACCAATGAAGATTTTGGCTATTGTTCATATAAAACTGATTTTGCTGTTCTTGATGATGAACCAATTCATTGGTATTTTACAAATAGGAATAGTTTTTGTGATGAAAATACATTAGGTGATGAAGATGCATATTAGTTTAATTTTAGTTGCTTTATTACTAACTATCTTCTTTTTTAAAGATGATAATGGAAGTGGTTTTGTTTAATGAAAGTATTATCTACCAAGCATCCTGGTTTATGGTTTATTTGCGAACAATGTAGCGCTGTTATTATAGATGTTCAAGATAATGAAATTTATAATGGGCGAGATGTATATTGTCCAATTTGTAAATTTAAAAATGAGATTTTATTTGATAAAAATTATGATGGAGTAATTCAGAAAGAGAGTTAATATGTTAATTTTTCTTGTTTGTTTAAATATTTTAGCATTAGGTATTTTTTTATTACTATATGATAAAAAAGAAGGAGAATTATATTTTATTGGGTCTACAGTTTCTATTCTTTCTGGTATAGCATTATTTATTCTAATAATGGTATTGCTCGCGCAAGGAAGCGTGAATCGAGAAAAGGCAAATCAATTAAATATTGATTGTGCAAATTTGAATTATTATGTACATCATTTAGAAGATTATAAAGAAAGAACTTTAGTTGAAGCTATAAATAGATATAATGTAGAATTAAAAGATTTTCGCGCAAAACAATCTTCTCCTTGGTTAAATTGGTTTTATCCTGGAGATGTAAGTAGATGTGAATATATAATTTGGAGGAATTAAATTATATGTCTGAAAATGTAAATCATCCTGCTCATTATAATGTCGGAGCGATAGAAGTAATTGATATTATAGAAAATCAAGGTTGGGGAGTAGGTTTTAATCGCGGAAACGCTGTAAAATATATCTTGCGCGCAGGTCATAAGGATAAAAATAAAGAAATTGAAGATTTAAAGAAAGCTATGTGGTATCTTAATCGAGAAATAGAAAGACTTCAAACTATTAGAGAAGTAGAAAGGTTTGAAAATGGATAATAATTGTATTGTTATGTGCCCATGTTGCGGGACAATATTACAAGTTACAAGCAATATATTGGGTTCAAATGCTTACCCATTTCATTCTAATATGCAAATGTGTTTGCGCGATATGATACAAAATAATCAAATAGCACAACCAAATTATGCTCAAATGTGTTGTGCAATAAGTCAGGAGGATAATAATAATGTATAATCCAAATTATCAAAATTGGGGTCCTCAAGGATGGCGTTGCCCTGAATGCGGACGAATATATAGCCCTACTACATTTATGTGTTTTTATTGTGGTAATAAAGAAACTACAATTCAAACAGATAAAACAACTGTAATACCATTTGATGATAAAGGATGGTGGGATGATTATCAAAAGAGAACTACTGGTGATGTAGAAGCAATAAATCAACTTTGGAAACAATTTACTGTTAGCTCTGGAACGAATGTAGAAATTACACCAAGCGGCGCAATACTTTATCATGGTCCTACAATGGAGTGTTATTTATAATGGATAAGAAAAGAATGGAAGATGCTATATCTAAGTTTGATAAAGCTTATGCTAATGATGATATAAGAGAAGAATATCTTCAATTTAGTCGTTTTATTCAAGGTGCTTTTATTTCTCCTACAGGGTGGATTATAGATACTGGTAATTATCAGACTGTAAATAGAGAGCTTATTGAGGATATTTATTATAAAATTAGGAAGCATCCATTAATTTGGAAATTATTTTTTAGGGTGGCTTAATATGAATATAGTAGATTTTACTAAACAATTTCAAATTAATAAAGAATTTTTAGATACTATTGACTTTATCCCTTTCTTAAAGCAATTTACTTTATTAGGCGATATGATGGTAGCTGTAGAAGAAAAATATCGTGATATTGATATGCCAAGTGAATTAGAAGGTGAAATTTTTAATTATTATACAACATGGGAATTTGAAAAATATCTAGAAGAACGTTACTCAAATCAAATACAGTTTTATCCATATGAAGATTATTTAATTAATTTTATAGGAGAACAAAATGATTATTAGTGCAGCTTGCCGCGCGGTTGTTAATGATGAAGAAAATGTATTTAAAGTTCATCGTCATGGTGATTTTTTCCTTTGGATGAAACAACTTCATTGTGATTATGATAAATCAAAAGTTGAAAGTGGCTTTATAAATTGGGATATGCACAAAGAGCGTTTTGTTTCGCGTGCAGAAGCAGCTAAAATCGCGGTGGAATGTAATCAAATTTTGCCACATATGAAAGAACAATTTAATCCAAATTGTTTATATTCTGAAGATATTTATTAAAATAAAAGGAGATTTAAAATTATGATTTTTATTATTTGTTTAATCGTTGCTATTATTACAGTTATTGCCGCATTTATGTTTGAAAAAAATGACTGCGATTTTGCTAGTTTAATTTCTGGTATTATTGCTTTACCAACTGCTGGTGGAGCCGCAATTATGCTAATTGTATTAGCAATAACTTATATAGGTTGTCCGCGCACAGAAGCAATATGGCAAGAACGATATGCTTCTTTAAATACTCGTATTGAAAATCATATGTATTCTTTTTTAGATAAATCAAAATTAATTGAAGAAGTGCAGAAATGGAATGAAGATTTTTCTGCACAAGAAAAGGCACAAAAGAATATTTGGGTAGCTATTTTTAATCCTGAATCTATTGAAGGATTAGATAAAATTGATTTAGAAAAAATAAAGTAAGAAAGTCTCTTGACTTTCTTTTTATTTTATGTTATAATAAAAGAAAAAAGGAGAATAAATATGGCAGAAGTGTTTGAAGGGCAACTTATAGATTGGAATAAATTTACTGCTAAAGACGCTTTAAAATATACAAAAGAAGGTCAAGAACGTATTCAAAAAAAAGAATATATTGATGTTATTAAAGAAATAGCATATGTCGCCACATCAGGCCAATCTAATCTAACTTTAACTAAAAAATTAACTGATTATACTATTTCTAAATTAGAAGCTAATGGTTTTAATGTAACAATAGAACAAGATCAATGTTATACTATGACTTCTGGAGGTTCAAGTATTATAAATGATTATTGGACTACAACTATTAAATGGTGATTAATATGGAATATCCAATGACTTTAACTATTCGTCCTGATTATAATGACCCATATTATACAGGTTCCCATAATTTACAATGGAATTATGATAATTTTAAAGGTGACTTCACTGTTTGGAATTTAAGTGATTGTCCTGAAGATGCAATAATAGGTCGAGATTTATTTGACGCTTATGATTTTGTTCGTGCAGTTGAATTTGGTATGAGTCTCGCACGAAAAGGTTATACAAAAATTAAGCTTACAGAAATAAGAGAAAACGAGGATGAGGATGAAGAATAAATTCTTCAATAAAATAATTGACTTCAATTAAAAATTGTGCTATAATTATTCCAGAAAGTGAAAAGGAGATAATTATGAATAAAAAAGCTATTTTCCATCATTTTTCTGATATTATCGACAATATGCTCTCTGAATCATTTTTTTGGGATACATATTTCCAAGAGCCTTTTATGTTAGAAGATACTGTTGAAGGAAATGATACAGACCCTTCTGTGCCTGAAAACATCTCTCTTCATTTTGGCGTTAGCCGTGGATGTATTGTTGATGAAGATTATGATTGGGTAGTAAAATTTGATTTAGATGGCGATTATTTATATGATAGTCTTTGTGCGCGCGAAGTAGATGTTTTCCGTATGGCACAAGAAAACAATTTGGATAAGTATTTTACGGAAGCAATTTATCTTGGCACTTATACTCGTGAAATTAATTTTTATGATAAAGAGAAAATAGAACAAAATTTAAATTGGTATGATTATGATCCTATTGCTTTCGAGCGAGACTTTTTAGAAAAAGAGGATGATTTTGGTCCTGTTCTTCCTATTGTTATTTCTATTCCTCTTTATGCTTATCCGCGCGCAAATATTTATAAATACCATAATTTTATGAATGATAGCGATTATGCAGATCAAGCAAAAACAGTAAATAGTCCTTTAAGGAAACGTAATCTACAAATTGCAATGGAGTTTATCTATAAGTATGGTATAAAAGAATATCGACGTTTTAGTGATTTTCTTTCTGAAAATTATGTAAATGACATTCATCACGGTAATGTTATGGAGCTTAATGGAGAATTAGTTTTGAGTGATTATTGTGGATTTCACAGTAGTTGTGATACAAGTGAAGATTGGTAAGAAAGGATTTTAAATATGTTTAAAGATGCTATTGGCGATAGAATGAAGCAATATGAGAATTGTTATCGTATTTACATGCCTCGACGTTCAGCAGTAGTTGCTCGTTTAGATGGCCGGAGTTTTCATAATTTTACTAAGGGCTTTGAGCGCCCATACGATAAGTTATTTGCTTCTTGTATGTGGGAAACCGCGAAAGAATTATGTGAAAATGTAGGCGGTTGCCGCTTTGGTTATACACAAAGCGATGAAATCACTCTTGTTCTCGCAGATTGGGAGAATCCTAAAACCGAACCTTGGTTTGGCAATAATTTACAAAAAATTGTAAGTATTTCCGCGAGTATGGCTACTTTGTTCTTTAATAAGAATTTTGTTAATTTATATGCTAAAGAAGTTAGTCATTTTTATGATTCAAATGGAAATTATGAAAGTGATGAATTTAAATTACTTCAAACGCATAGCAATGCTTTTGATAATAAAATGGCTCTTTTCGATTCACGCGCGTTTATTATTCCGCGAGAGGAAATTTTTAATGTCTTGTATTGGCGACAACTTGATTGTAAGAGAAATAGTATTCAACTATTAGGTCAAGCTAATTTCTCTCATAGCCAACTTCAAAATAAAAATAGTAATGAAATTCAAGAAATGCTTTTTCAAGAAAAAGGTATTAATTGGGCAAATGAGCCTGAGTGGTTTAAGAATGGAGTTGCTATTTATAAGAAGCCTACTAAAGTAGAATATTATAATGAATTTGATGGTAGTTCTGGCGTAGTATATCGTAATAAATGGTATGCTGATTTAGCAACTCCTGTTTTTACGAAAGATAAACAGTATATTGAAAAATATTTTATTTGACTCTTTTCTTAAATTATAGTATAATAAATATGTAAAGAAGGAAAGGGGATATTTGAAGTGAACGAGAGGTTTTTTAAATTCGCACGCGAAGCATCTAAGAAAGCCGATTATAAAAACAAAGGCACTAGCAATTCTCCTGCTATTGGCGCGGTTGCGGTATATAAAGGTAGCATTGTAGCAGAAGCGTGGAATACTGATAAAACCTCTCCACTTCAAGCTCGTTATAATATTTATCGTTATAATAATCCTGATTTACCTCCTAAAACTCATTGTGAAACTTCTCTGGTTCAGCGATTGCGTTGGAAGTTTGGTGATAATTTAGATTGGGCAAAAGTAGATATTTATTTGTATAGAGAATATAAAGATGGTTCTTTGGCAAATAGCAGGTGTTGTGAATCCTGCTATCGCCTTTTGCGAGATTTGGGAGTAAAAAGAATTTTCTATACTACTACAAGAGGATTTGTAGAGGAGAAATTTAAGTAATGTGTGATTTTTGTGAGAAAATGAAGCCTATTATGCGAACAACTTTTGAAGATGGAACTTATTTACAAGCGACTTTATGCCCAATTTCTTTTAAAGGTAAAGGGCCGTATATCTATATAGAACATACAACTCCAATAGATGAACATTGTAAAACTTCATACGCAGATGGTATGTTTATAAATTATTGCCCAATGTGCGGAAAGGAATTATGGAATGTGTAAGTATTGCGAAAAAGAAAATATTCAGTATATTTTAAATGATGATATTATTTATCTTTATATTATGAATAATAAACATATTCCTCCTCAAATAGTATTTGGAGATTATAATGGAGTAGATTCTTTTCATAGAAATATAACCATAAATTATTGTCCTATTTGTGGAGAAAGGTTGGTAAATTAATATGCTTGATGTAGGTCATGTGTTATATGGTTCTCAAAATTATGGGTTAGATGGTCCAGATTCAGATAAAGATTATAAAGTTTTTCTTTGTCCTGAAGCAGAAGATTTTTATCACTATAAAAGAGTAGAAAAGAATGATGTTCCAGAATATTTAGATAAAGAACATTATTCTCCTATGGATGTACGAGCTTTTGATAGAAGTCTTTACGTAGGAAATCCTAATTGTTTGGAAATGCTTTGGAGTAAAGAAACTGAAGATCTTTTTCTTGGTCTTAGAGTATATATGAATGATGCGCGATGTATGTTCGAACAAGGTTATCTTGTTACGGTTTTTCCACAGTTTTTAAGCGCGGTTAAGGGGACTATTTTTAATTCATTTAATCGTTATGATGTAAATCGTAAAAGTGCTTCTCGCGCTACTTTTTGGATGAATTTTGTTCTTAAATTAATGGCAAATGATTTTAAAGTAGAATCTTCTTTTTGGTATGATGAGCCCGCGCGAAAAATGCGTTTTGATGAAAGTGTATACTTACCAACATTAGAAGATTTTAAGAAAATGTTTGCTTCTCTTGAAAAACAAGCTTTATGTCAGGCTGAAGAAGTTTATCATAATTTACATTCGGAACAACTTCGGGGTTATAAAGGTATGGCAAATAAACTTCAAAAGCAAATGAAAGAATTTGTTTTTGGTAATTTAGTTGAAGAATTAATTGAAAATGGCTATTAAGGAGTAATAAAATATGTTTTTAAGTAAAGAAACTATGTTAAAGAAAATTGAATATCGAATTAATCTACTCCGCGCGCGAAGTGAAATTGTAAATGAGCGTTTAATTAACGCACTAATTCGTGAAGCAAGAAATTTAAAGAATGAGGAGAATAAGTAAAATGAGGTATAAGTTTAATAATCATCCAGAAGATTGTCATTATATTGTAAATGAAGATAAGCGAAAGGTTATTTGTATTATCGAAGATACTGATAGAATTTTTATAAATTTTGCCAATAATAATTTTAAGATTCCTTATGATTGTACAGATACTTATATTGGTAATAAAAATAATTTACTTCCAAAGCTTCTTATGCCTAAGCGTTTTTGGGGCGTAGCTACTTGTAGCAAAAACGATGAATGGGATGAAGAAATAGGTAAGAAGATAGCTTTTTCTAAGGCTAAAGATAAACTAAATAAGAGTTTCGTTAAGCGTGCAAATTTATATGTACATACATTTGATAAGTATCTTGATCGCGCAGTTGAAATGCTAAATGGCGTTTGTGGAAAGTTAAATGCTAGTACAGAACATCGTCATAATAAGCTTGATGCACTTTTAGGAGAAGCAGATGTCGTGTCGGAAAATTAATGATAGATATGCCAAGGAAGGTTATATTATTAAAGAAATTAATCTTGATGACTTTCCTTGGCGAACAGATAAAATGCCTAATTTTCCAAAAGATGGAAATCCAGATATTATTTATAAAATTTTTGAAGAATGTAATGTAAATAGTATAACTCAACAAGCAATTATGCAACAATATAATGAGTTATATGTTTATAATGAAGCATCTCCTGAAGAAAGAGAAATTCTTGCTCCACAAGTTAAGGTTGTTTATTCTTTATTAAATCTTCCAGATATTTATTATCCAAAGTTTCAACCTTTAATGGATGAAAAAGAAGTTTGGTCTTTAAACGAAAGAGATTTGAGTGTTAAATTAGGTACTAAACTTCAATGGTTTGGAATTAATTTTGATAATTATAAAAAATTTGCTAATAAAGTATCTGAATTATGTGAAGAATTTAATTTGCGTGAAGATGATATTCTTTTAAATCCATCTAATATTGGCTATCATCCCATATTAGGTTTAAGAATAATTGATTATGGATTAACAAATGATAATCAATTATTTGACTTTTAAACAATTTTATGGTATCATAAACTCAAGATAAGAAATTATCTTTAAAAATACAATAAAGAGGAAAAATATGAAATTTAATAATGAAGAATCTTATCGTGCTTTTCAAGAACCAGAAACTATTGTAACTGAAGAAGATTTTGGATGCGGTTTTTGCTGGGACAGAAAGAAAAAGAAAGAAAAAGAATTATTTTTCTTAGATGCTGCGAATAATATGAGAATATGTAATTATTGTCCTTCTTGCGGCAGAAAGTATAATGAAGAGTAAGATTTCTTCTTACTCTTCTTTTTTATTAAGAAGAAGAAAATAGAAAAATTTTCTTTATGATTACGCACTTTTCTTGTGAAAGATATTTCAATCTTGGAGGTTGCTATGAATAGTCTTAATCAAAATATCCCAAATACTGGCTTATATAATAATGGTTTATTTAATAATGGAATGAATTATGGGAATTTTAATCCAACTCCTACTCAGGGAAATTTTAATGGAATGAATGCTTATAATTTACCTCATTATAATATTATTCAAGTAAATGGCCAGAAAGGTGCTGAAACATTACAAATGGCACCAAATAGTAAAGTTTTACTTTTAGATGAAACAGACCCTTTAATATGGTTTGTTCAAACAGATGGAGCGGGCTATAAAACAGTTACTCCATATTCAATTACTCCATATCAACCCGCGCCTCCTGTAGATTTAAACTCTCTTGAACAAAGACTTTCGGTATTGGAGGAAAAAATAAATGCCAAATCCTATTCTGGAACAAATAAACAACGGAAGCAAAACAACCGCAATGAACAATATATATCAGTTGAAGCAGCAGATACAACCAGCCAAGCAAGCATTGCGGCAAATAATGAGTTTAAGTAATCCACAAATGATGATGAATCAAATGTTAATGAGCAATCCAAAAGTTCAACAAGCATTAAGTTTTATAAAGCAAACAGGGAATAACCCACAAGAAGCTTTTATAAATTTAGCAAAACAAAAAGGTATAGATCCACAAGAATTTATGAATGAATTAATGAGTCAGTAATTAATACTGACTCTTTTATTATGCTTAAAATCCGCAATGCGGGTTTTTATTATATATAATAAAAATAAAGAGGTGTCCCTTATGAATGGTAATGAAGGATTAACTGCTTCCGATGTTGCTTTACTAGCCGGTAATAATGACGGCGGTTTTGGTGGTAATGGTTGGGGCGGCATGATTTGGTTATTCGCTATTCTAGCTCTTATGGGCGGCTGGGGTAACGGCGGTTGGGGTGGAAATAATAGCTTTGCTAATGCTATTGGTTATGAAAATCTAGCTACTTCTAGTGAAGTACAACGTGGTTTTGATAATCAAAATCAAATGGCTAATCAACGTGATATTCTAGCCGCAGTTAATGCCGGCACAGCTCAAGCCGTTTCCGCGACTAACCAAGCCAAGTATGATAATATTAATGTAGCCAAAGATATTCAAGCCGCGATTATTGCTCAAATTGGTGATGTTCGCAATAATCAAATGCAACTATTAGCTAATCAAAATGATTGTTGCTGCAGTACTAAAATGGCTTTAATGGACGGCTTCAATAATGTAAATGCTGGTATTGCTCAAGCTCGTTATGAAAACGCGATGAATACCGCTGCTATTAATCAGACTACCAATGCTGGAGTACAAAAAATTATTGATGCTATTACTGGTAATCGTATGGCTGATATGCAAAATCAAATTGATGCTTTACAGCTACAGAATGCTTTAAATGGCGTAGTACGCTATCCTAATGGATGGACTTACAATGCTGGTAATAATCCTTTCTGCGGCAATAATGGTTGCGGCTGTAATGGATTTAACATGTAATTTAAACACCGAACACATCTAGTGTGTCTAGTTTAATACAAGAGGCACTTGTTTTCGGGCAAGTGCCTCTTTTTTTGTAGGAGGAATTAAAATGATTCAAGCTTATAGTGATGGCGTAACTGTCGCCGCCAATGGAACTTATCCTTTAAATAATGTTGTTTTTTTAAAAGGAAATACTGCCGTTGTTGCCGGTGCTGGCGGAATTGCTTTAACAAAACGTGGTATTTATAATGTACATGTTGATGGTTTTGCTACTCTAGCTGCCGCTGGAGATTACTCTATTCAACTTACTCGTAATGGCGTACCACTACCTCAAGCTATTAGTACCACCACTCTCGCAGCCGCAGGTTCTGCTAACGGAGCTTTTAATGCTCTTGTTGTAGTTGAAGAAAGTGATTGTCCTTGTAATTGGACTTCTGCAGCAGTTACTATTGGTATTCTTAATCCAAGTACAGTTGAGGCAACAGATGCTCATATTAATATAATTGTTTCTAAACTAATTTAAGGAGGGATGAGTTATGGCTCAAAATAATCAAGAACTACAAACTCTTTACTCCGAATTAATTAATAGAATGAAGCAAGGAGTAGAAATGCATGAGCAATTAGCTGATTATTATGCTTTTCTAAATCTTCCTGGTTATCAAAAATGTCATGAATATCAAATGCTTTGTGAATTATTAACATATCGTAAAGCAAAAGATATGTATATGAAGGAGTATAATCAATTAGTTCAACCAACTTATATGGTTAGTGGCATGTTGTCTAATATGGCTAATATGGCCAATAATAATAACATGGCTAATAATACAAATAATAATAATAACAATAATAACAATTCTAACCAAATGAATCAAAACAATATGAATCATAATGGAATGACAAGTATGGCTAATTCAGGTAAAAATTATGCAAATAATGTTATTCCTCAGAATTGGTACAATTATACTCGCTACGATGTTGATGCAGGAACTAAGCGTACCGCTGTAAAAGATGGTTTTAAAAAATGGTTAGAATATGAAAAAGAAACTCGTCAATATCTATCTGAAATGGCACAGCGTTTAGAACAAATGAATGAACGTGAAGCTGCGAGAAAACTAGATCATTTAATTGAACATGTTGAAAAAGAAATTCAAACTGCTGAAAATAAAATGATGGATTTAGAAAGCACTGGATATGATATGGCTTATATTTTACAACAACAAAATGAATTACAACATCATTATGCAGAAAAGATTCGTACAATGAATGATAAAAACTTACAATTCCGTCGTCGCGGAGAAGGAAATTATGCTAATTATAATTTAAGTGATTATGATGATGAAGAGGAAGATTTTGAATATTATACTCATGAATATCCTCGTTATTATCGTAGATATTATAAATAAGGTATATAAAAAATGATTAGACTTATACAAAGACGTTTAATCATTCCTCGCGGCGATACTGGATCTTTTTCTGTTCCAATTTTAGGAACTATGTCTGAAACTGATATAGCAGTTTTTTCGATATTTGATCAACGTATCCGCAAAATAATCTTTTCAAAATATGCTGATTTAGAAGAGAATAATTTAAAAATTGACTTTTCTCATATGGATACAGTTAATTTGAAGCCTGGTAAATATGTTTGGGATATAAAAATTTATAAAAATCCGCAATTTATTGATGATAATTTAATTGGTGGAGATGAAATAAATTCTTATTATGCAGGTTTTTCTTTGCCAGTTTGTGAAGTAAAAGAAACTGCGGATACTTATTTATGCGGGAAAAATAATAATATATTATTTCCTGATAAAATTAATTTTATTAATGATGTGCTAAACGAAGTTAAGGAAATAGCTGTTCAAGCAGAAGAAAGTTCTAAACATTATCCAATTATTCAAAATAATTATTGGTATATTTGGGATATTAATCAACAAGGTTATATCAATACAGGGATTAAAGCTAATGGTGATGATAATGTTATTTCAGTTGACGTTATTGATGCAGATACAATTAAAATAACTTTTTCTAATGGCGGCTTTCAATATATTCCAATTTCAGGTATTGATTCCTTAATAATCGATAATGATTTAATTTATGATGCTGGCTCTATAGATGATAATAACGAAGAACCTATTGAAGATTTAATTCTAGATGGTGGTTCTTTAGAAGGAGGGGATTAAAATGGCAGAAATAAAAAGAAATGTCAGAATCTTTCTAAAGAATGGTTTAGAAGAAAATTGGGAAAAAATTACTGATTTTATTCCTGGTAAAGGAGAAATGATTATCTATAATCCAGATGAACTTCATTCAAGACCAAGAATCAAAATTGGTAATGGAATAGATCTTCCCAAAGATTTACCTTTTGTTATGACAGAAAATGATATAGATTTAGATAATATTGTTGCCAATAGGGTTAAAGGAAAATTAACCTTTGGATCAGATGGAGCTTTTGTTTATGATGGCTCTACTGATATAAATGTACCAGTTTATACTGGTAATTTTGATATAAATTAATGGAGGGAAAAATTATGTCTGATTTTATCGTAAAAAATATTGATGAAGAACCCACTTTTGTTTTAGAGCAAGTTGTTGATCAAGCTTTAGTTAATGATGGTCATATCTTAGTTGACGCAGCTACTAAAAATACTTTCGTAGATAAAAATATTCATATTGATTTAGAAGTTCCTAATGCTTCTGCTCCAGTACTAGATGTAACTGATATTACTGGTTCTATTACTATGGGAACCGCAACGGACGGTGTTTATTCTCCTGTGGCAAATCTTTCCGGTACAGTAAATGTAGCTAGTGCTGGTTGGATGTCTGCTGGCAATAAAAATGTTTCCGAAAATGGAGTAAAGATTGGTAAGGTCAATCAATCTACTTTAAAGAATGGTAATACTGCCATTGCTAGTGGCGCAGAAATTACTCCTTCTGACGAAGATCAAACAATTAATATTTCTGAAGGTTATAATGCTGCTCGTACTGTTGTTGTTAAAGCCGCAAGTGAAAGTGACCCAGCAACTGTTGTTTCTGGTAACGCTACTGTTTCTACTTTAACTTATACCGCTGATAGTACAAATCACACATTTGATATTAGTGGTACTGAAACTATTCCAGCTCCTAGCGTAACTACTCCTGGTTTTATTTCTACAACTAAAGGCACTAAGACTGCTGGTACTGCTACTGTAGCAGCTACTGTTGATGAAGTTACTGTTGGCGTAATTGCTAGTGAAACTACTAAAAAGGTAAAGCCTGTTATTGCTCGTACAGCTAAGCCTTCTGGCGATGCGTGGGTTGATGCTGCTTCTGGCGCCGCAACTACTTCTAAACCAAGTGCTGGAGCTTATGTTCGTGTAGATGCTGCCGCTATTGCTGAAAGCGTAACCGCAACTGGTAAAGTAAGCCAAGCTGGTTATGGTACTACTACAGATTATCAAGCAGATACTGCTACCACTATTAATGTTGGTTCTAATGCTGCTGATAGTACTTATATACCAGTTACTGCTGGTACTGTAACTGCTAATGGCGCTACTGTTAGCTCTGTTGCTTTAGCTTATAATTCCACAGGTGGAAACTTTGATGTTACTGGTTCTGCTAATATTCCTGCTCCTACTGTTGGAACTGCTGGTTATGTTGGTGACGGTGTTGGAGCAGCTAATGGTTTATCTAATGGTGCTCAAGTTGCAGCTACTGTAGCTAAAGTTGGTATTGCTGCTTCTGTTACTGGTGGAAATGCTGTAACTCCTGTTATTTCTAAAGATGCTGCCACTAATGTTGATGCTAGTGCTGCAACTACTTCTCAACCTTCTGCTGGATTCTATGTAGCTGTTAATACCGCGGCCGATTCCTCTACTGTTAATGCTGCTGCTGCAGTAACTAGCGCAGGTTATGGTACTACTACTGATGGTCAATATACTACTACTCCTGCTAGTAAGACTGTTACTGTCAATGCAGCTGGAACAACTTATGTACCAATTACTGCTGCTTCTTTTGCTAATGCAGCAACTAATGGTCAAACTTATACAGATATTTCTAGTACAGCTCCAATTTTAGTATCTGATGATTATCTATATATTAATAAAGGCTATACTAATAACGTAAAAATTAGTCTTGCTCAATTAGTACCAGATGATGCTACTATTACTGCTGCGACTGGTGCAGCTTATATGTTAAGCGGACAAAGTGCTTATGATAGTCAAGGTAAGTTAGTTGTGGGTAGTATTCCAACTTATAGCGGATCTTATACAATTGGTTAATTATGATATGTGGTTAAGTTTTTAAAACTTAACCACATTTTTAAAATTATTGTTAAGAAGGTGAGAATAATGCCTCAAATAGATAATATTGCTAATGAGCCTTGGACTTCATCAATAGTTTTAGACGGAAGTAATAGTAAAACTATTCTTTATAATACAGCAAATAAATATATGGATAGAGACTTTAAAGTAGAAGTTACTGCAAATGAAGGTTCTGTTAGTCCATATTTTGATAATACTAATATTAGTACTTATTTTAATAGCGGTTCAGCTGGCTCAAATTCAATTAGTATTACTCCTAAAGCGACTTCTACTGCTGGTTTTGTTGGAGCATATGATACGAGTAATGCTCTTACTGGAACCGCAGTTTATTATACAATAAAATCTGGTACTTCTAAAGCAGGTAGTGCTGATGTTAATATAGATACTACTGATGGAAGTGCTAATGGTGTTAATATTTCTGCTATTGTTGGAACAAAAGTAACTTCTGAACCAACTAGTGGATATTATTTAGCATTTAAAGGTGAAGGTAATTCTAAAGTTAATGCAGCTGGCTGGTTTGCTGCAGATACTTCTTTAACTAAAACTACAAGCGGGACTAAATATTTCCCTATTACTGCTGCGGCAATTACAGCTTCTTCAAGTGATGCCACAGCTACAACTACTGTGGCCCCTGGAACGGTTACTATTGCAAAAGATACTTCAACAGTTTCAGGTAAAACTCGTTTAGACTATACTCCAAGTACTGCAACTTCTGGTATTGGAACTTATTATATTGCAGTTAAAGCTAATGCTGCGGCAAATACTACTGGTACAACATCTTCAATTAGTGGTACAACTACTGCAAGTGTAAGTACCGCAGGTTATGCTCCAACTACACTATCAGGCTCTGGTAGTGTTAGTGGCACTGCTACAGCAAAAACTTCTTCAAAAGATAGTTCAGTTTATTATATTCCAGTGCCTTCTGCTGTTGCTACAATTACTGGTACAAATACTGTTACTCCATCAGCTTCATTAAGCCAATCTAATGTTACATTTAGTGATACTAATAATGGTATTTCAGTAACTGCAACTGGCGGTGGTACTGCTTCAGTTACAGCAAAAACAAATGCTACTACAGCTGGTTATATTCCTGCCGGTGATAGCTTTAGTACAACTCTTTCTGCTTCTAGTAATACTACAACTGCTACTAAATATATTACAGGTATTACAGTACCAAAAGATAAAGGATTTACTGTAACTACAACGGCGGATACAACATTAGATACTACTTCAGATTTAGATGTTACTAATGCTGCTTATCGTAGAGTTGATATTACTAATGCAGCAAATGGTAGTGTTATAGTAAGCAATGCTGGTAATATTACTGCTACACAAAGTGCTAAAACTGGTGATATTGTTATTAATGCTTATGATACATCAAGTTCTAGTAGTTTAGCCGGTGAAAAGGCTATTGTTCAAAGTGGAACTTGGAAAACAACTGCTGCTTCCGGTGCAAGTACTTATTATGGTCGTGTAACAGTTGGCGCAGTAAGTGGAAGTATTGGTGGTTCTGCTTCAGGTGGTTCAGCAACTGCTACTATTACAAATACCAATAGTATTACAACTATTTCAGATATATCAGGAAAAACAGCGGGTACTGATTATTGGCAGATTAAAGCTACTGCAACTGGTTCTGCTGGCTCTTATACTCCTAAATATACAGTCAATACCGCTGGTTGGATAGGTTCTACGGTTACTGGAACCGCACAAACTGTTTCTGTTTCCAGTGATAGTACGGGTAAATCATTATATATTCCAAAAGCTACGTTTAGTGTTTCTGGTAATAAAGTTTATTGTTCTGCGGCAGGCTATATCCCAGCTGGTAGTGCAAGTAGTCCTATTGGAACTGTTTCAACAGGTTCTATTTCTGCTGTTGCTAGCGATCCTGGAACTGGATATACTGAAAATACTTCTACTGTTATTGCTTCTGGTGGGTGGTTAAAATTAACTGCTGGTTATTATGGAGCAACTAAAATTAGTCTTGCTACATTAGTTCCTAATGCTGCTAATATCAGTAATGTTAGTGGTTATTCTGATGCAATGCTTGCTGGAACTACTGCTTATGATATTGATGGCGCTTTAATAACTGGTAATATTGCAACTTATGATGGTAGTTATACTGTTGTAACTTAATATTTGACTTAAAAAAGAAAATATGTTAAACTAATTATAGGATTAGTATTAACTTAAAAGGGGTGAGTTTAAATATGAGTTCAACAGATTTTTATCTTGAAGAAGGAACTACTTATCTTGAAGATGAAATTTTAATAGAACAGCCATCAACACAAGTTGTTTTACATACAGAAGAAAAATATATTAATAATGATATTTCTTTAAATTTAAATGTAAAATCAGGAAGCGCAACAACTCCTACTACAACAATTACTTCAAATCCAACTATTGCAGTTGATAGTAATGGATTAATTACTGCTTCATATAATAGTAGTAAAAATATTACTCCTACTGTTAGTGCCGGATGGGTTTCATCTGGCACTGCAGGAACTGTTAGTACAAGTGGTAGTAATACAAAGCAATTAACCACTAAAGCGGCTGCAACTTATAATACTTCTACTAGTGATCAAACTATTGCAAGCGGTACCTATCTTACTGGAACACAAACTATTCGTAAAATAACTACAAGTGGTATTAGTGCCGCAAATATTAAAAGTGGTACAACTATTAAAGTTGGAGATGCAGGAGATGATGATAGAATAGCTGGCGTAACAGGTACTTTTACAAGTTCATCAACTGTATCTTCTGGCCAAACAGCTGCTGCAGCCGCACAAATTCGTTCAGGTTATTCTGCTTGGGTTAATGGTACTGAAATTAAAGGTTCTATTGCAAATGGAACAATTACAAATAATACTTCTGGTGGAACTTCTTCTGGCACAATTAATCGTGGTAGTCAAATTAAAATTGGCGCTGGATATTATGCAAGTGACACCTATTATACTGCTCAATCTAATAGTGGAACTCTAACTATTGATACTTCTAAAAATAAAGGTACAATTAGTGTCAATGGATATGCTAATGTTAATATAACTGGTATTAATATTCCTAAACCATCAAGTGGAACAAATACTTTTCAAATTAAAGTACCTAATGGTGAAAATGATACAATTACTTTTACTTTTACTGTTGATAGTGATGGTAATACAACAATAAATTAAAGAGGTGATTTGTTTTGGCTAATATGACTTTTGGAGTAAACATAATACCTAAAGATAATACAGTTTCTTTAGGTACTAGTCAAAATAAATGGAAAATAAATGGGGTTGACAATCCTAAATTAACGGATACTACATATTCTAATGCTACAACAAGTGCCGCTGGATTAATGAGCGCAGCTGATAAAACTAAAATAAATGATATGGGTATGATTTCATATGGAACATGTTCTACAAGTGCTAGTGCTCAAGTTAAAGTAGTGACTATTTCCAACGATAATTGGCAGCTAAAAATTGGAAGTATTATTGGAGTTAAATATAGTAACACTAATACGTATAATGCAACTACATCTGATCCTGTAAAATTAAATGTTAATGGCACTGGAGAAAAACAAATCTACTATAATAGTTCAGCAACACCCACAGGTACTAATACAACGGCATTTGGCTATGCTAATCAATATCGGTATTATATGTATGACGGAACGTATTGGGTTTTTATGGGTCTTTCGTATCATGATAACACTTTCCCTAGTGCATACTGTTCAACTAGCAGCGGGACAGCAGCTAAAACAGCGAGTTGTAGCGGGTATTCGCTATTAACAAAATCATATTTACATATTGTCGTCACAAATGCAAATACTTCTGCAAGTGCTCTTACACTAAATGTCAATGGTAAAGGCGCAAAGTACATTTACATTAATGGTGTTAGATCCAGCTCATCAAATTATACATTACCTGCTGGTAGCTATATTATATATTATGACGGAACTAGTTACTATTTCCGCACAGATGGAAAACTAACTGCCGATATTACTGGCACAGCATCTAATGTTACTGGTACGATAGATATTGAGCATGGTGGCACAGGCGCAACAACTGCGCCAGATGCGCGGGCAAGTCTCGAAATCACTCCAACAAATATTGGCGCGGTATCTAAATCAGGTGGCATAATGGAAGGAAATTTAGCTATTGAAAAGAAAGGTTCAGATTCTTCTATTACATTTAAATCTTCTCCGTCATCTGACTTTCCAGTAATGTCTTCTTTAGAAATAGGTAATTTTTCTGGCCCTGATAGCACTAGAAGACAAGGACTTTATTCCTATAGTTATTTTCCAGATGATACAAGTATGCATACAGATGCGAAATGGTTAATTTATCGAGATACTAATGGAGATGTAGTTGTAAATGGTTCGGCTATAGATAACGTAGCTAAATCTGGTGATACAATGACAGGTGATTTAAATGTAACTCGTCAAGGTAGCGCCACGATTACAGTAAACGATACTATACGAGGACATTCAATTCAATTAAGAAGTTTGAATAATGGATTGCAAGGTCTTTGGACACCAGGTTATTATAATGGTTCTTCTTTGGTAACAAATAGCGAAAAATGGCTTATTTATAGAAATACAGATGGAGATGTAGTTGTTGATAATACGCCTGTAAAAAATATTTTAACAAAAACAGGCGACACAATGACAGGGAATTTAACAATAGAAAAAAATGTTGATCCAGAAATTACGTTAAAAACTAAACCAAGCAATGCGTCTCAAGATTATGCTTTATTGCAGTTAGGTAACTGGACTAATACTGGGCATCAAGGACTTTATTCTTATGGGTACTATGATCAGAATCAAATCTATCACAACGACCCATCTTGGTTAATTTATAGGAACGGTTCTGATGGAAAAGTGCATGTTAATGGTACAGCTTCAGATAATGTAGCAAAATCTGGCGATACAATGACAGGGAATTTAGTTTTTGAAAGAAGCGCCGATTCAGGAATAACATTAAAGTCTAAACCAGGTAGTAGTTATTCGAATTATGCGACGCTACAATTAGGTAATTGGAGTTACGAAAGCAGCACTAAAGATCAAGGTCTTTATTCTACTAGTTATTATGACAATAATAATAATTATCACGGCGAAACTACTGATAGAACTTGGTTAATTTATAGAAGCAGTACTGATGGAAAAGTATACGTGGAAAACCACTATAACAAGAGTGAAATTGATAATAAATTCACAGATAGATTATCGAATTTTAAATTAATTAAAGTTCAACAGACTGTTACTATAACTGCAGGTAGTAGTGGCAATCCAGCTCAAACAACAATTACTATAAATAATATACCGTCCGGCAAGAATATTTATGAAGTCGTGAGTATGTGGTTAGGTGGATATAGAATCCCATATATAACAAATAGTGGGGTTGTTCATACATGGATTTCTGGAATAAATGGAAGTACTATTACGTTTAGTAATTTAGCAAATGCGTGGTCAAATTACGACCTTTCTGCAGTATTATTAATTTATTAATATGTAAAAGGAGGAGACAAATATGTCTAGACTATTTACTACAATTGAAAATCAAGTTAGGAATGATGGTAGCAAAGGATTATTATACGATCATTTTGATAATGAAAATCAGGCTTTAGCAAAATTTTATACTATTTGTGCTGCTGCGGCAATTAGCGAAATTCCTTATCATGCAGCATTTCTTCTTTATGAAGATGGTAGTATAATGCAACGAATTTTTGATAGACGCACAGAAGAACAAAATAATGAAGAATCACCAGAATAATCATAAGTAACTAAAAGGAGTGAGCTTTATGTCTGAAAGAGCAAAAACAAGAGACTTACTTCTTGAATACAACAAAACAATTATACCTCCTAAACCTCGTGCTGCAGGTTTAGGAAGTATATATCCTTGGGAAAATTTAACTTTATCAATTTTTTCTAAACAATTATTCACTCTTGCAGAAAATAGTGGATTTAATGGAACAGAAACAGATTTTTTCCAAAAATTTGGTTCTTTCCTATCAAATAAAAATATTACTTTTATGAATTTTATTGATTTCCCAGATGAAGGAGAAATTAATAAATTATATTTTGCTTTAGACGAAAAAATTTTGTATTATTGGGATGATGAATATATTCCAGTTAATGCAATGCTTATTGCTAATACTACAATAAATGGAGGCGAAGCATAATGGCAATAAATAGTGTAAGAGCAACTCTTATCCTCCGTAATGATTTAGCAGAAACTTGGGCTTCTAAAAATCCTATTTTAGCAAAAGGCGAAATTGGTGCTGAAATTGATACCGGTTTATTAAAAATAGGCGATGGCTCTACCGCTTTTAATAATTTAAATTATATAAATCATGGAAAAGACGGCGATGGGGCTTTAATTACTACAGTTAATAATACTTTAACTATTGCCAATTATGGAAGAAGTTATTGGATTTACGATACTGAAACAATGAGAGATATAGAAATTCAAGAAACTGATTTATCTAAATGGCCACAAACTTTAGAATTAGAGATTAAAAATGGAGTTGCTCGTTGGGTAGTTCCTAAAATTAACTACAATAGAACACAAGGAAAGTTAGATGGAGCATTAGTCACCCTTGCGCGAGACCCTATGTATTCAACAGAAGCAGCTACTAAAAATTATGTTGATACAGCCATTGCTAATGCTATTATTAACGCACCACATTTAAAAAGAGAAATTGTTACTGAATTACCTCAAAATTATTTAGATCCTAATACAATTTATATGATTAAAGATGATTCAGTTAGTGATGGAGATAAATATAAAGAGTATTTAGTAATTAATAATGAATTAGTACAAATCGGAGATACTTCTGTTGATTTAAGTAACTATATAGAAAAAGTATCAAATGCTACCGCGGGGAATATTCCTGTTTTAGCTGCAGACGGTACTTTAATAGATAGTGGTATTGCTGCAAGTACGATACATAATATTCCAATAGCAACTTCAACTATTCTTGGAGGAGTTTATTCTTCTAATTTAGATAACCATGTTTCAGTTACTAATCTTGGTTATTTACAAATTAATAGAGTTGCTACTGATAAATTATATGTTCCAACTGGAAGTGAATTTATATTAAATGGCGGTGGAGCATAAAGGAGGTGGGATAAATGGCTTCTAATATTTTAAAGACAAGAATACAATCAAAATATGACACTTTAACCGCATGGAATAGTAGTACTTTTATTCCCCTTTCTGGTGAAATATGCGTAGCTATTATTCCTAATGGTCAATCTTCCCCTCGTGATATGGATGTAGGGAGTCCTGATTCTTCGGGCTTATCTCCTTATGCTATTGGAATTAAAGTTGGTGATAATATTCATAGGTTTTCTGAATTACCTTGGATACAAGCTATAGCTGGGGATGTCTATGGATGGGCAAAAGCTTCTACACCACCTTCTGCAAGTAATATTTCTGTTACTTATAATAATAATAATAATTCTGATGTACAAACAGCAATTTCTGGTATTGAATCTTCATTAGGAAGTATTGTTGCTAATGGCGTTGATCCTGCTACATTAGGTAGTGCTTTAGCTCAATTACAAGAACAATTAAGCGGAATTGAATCTGATGTTTTTATTTCTAATCCATTATCTGAACCAGAAGATCCAAATGAAGAACCAACGCCTACTTATCCTACTAGAATTATTAGAAATATTACTCAAAATGGTTTAACTATTACAGCTACTGGCTCTGCTATTGAAGTTGCTGATTTGCCAGATATTCCATTATCTAAAATTAGTAATTTAGCTTTCCCAAGCGGTCAAATTTATAATCAAACTTCTAATCCTATCGCTACAAAAGGTTACGTAGATAATCTAACTACTGAATTAAGTAATAAAATTACTGGAGCTATGCATTTTAAAGGAGAAGTTCAAACTTTACCCGATGCTACGGATAATGGAACTTTTTCAACTTATATTTCTGGTGATGTAATTTTAGTAGGAACTAAAGAATATGTTTATAATAAGGGTATAAATGAAAATACTTCTGAATGGATATTACTTGGAGATGAAGGTAGCTATGCTGTTAAAGGCAGTATAACTAAAGCAGATTTAACACAAGCGTTACAAACTGAAATTGAAGGAAAGTTAGACTCTGCTACCGCGGCAAATACTTATGTTGCTCAAAATGGTACAGATAGGTTAATGACCGCGGCAGAAGGCACTAAATTAGCCGCAATTGCTGAAGGGGCTCAAGCTAATGTAATTGAAAACGTTAAAGTTAATGGAACTGCACTTACTATTACTAACAAAGCAGTTGATGTTGATATTCCAATTATGAGTATTAAAAGTAATGAAACTTCTGGAGTAGTTACTAAAACACCCGACGCTAATCGTGCGATAACTTTTGACCCAATTGCTTTTAACGGAGAAGTAAAGCATTTGAAACAAACTGATACTACTTATTTAGTTTTAGATTGTGGTAATGCTACAGATAAATTATACTCCTAATTTAATGGAGGTAATAAATTATGGAAGAAGTTTTAATTTATGAGCAAGAATGTGATATTCCCGAAGATTGGGAATCTAATACAATTTTAATTAAAGATGGTAAAGGCAACATTATAGAGCGTGAAATTCCTGACGATATAGAGGAGGAATGATTATGCTAAAAACTCTTCAAGTTAAAGATACTGATAAGCTAGTTGCCGTAGCCCAGTATTTAACTAAATATGCAAAAATTTTAAAGGCGTCTGAAACTTTTGACGACGCCTTTAAAACTTTTATTATAAAATGGCAAAAAGAGCATAATTTAACTGCCAATGGAATTATTAATGATGACGATTGGATTGCAATGGGGAAAGAATTACCAACTTGTTCTACCAGTAAGAATAAGAAAAGTGTTTATACTTGCGCAATTCAAATTCTAATTGGCGGATTAGATATAGATGGTGATTATGGCTCTAAAACTAAAAAAGCAGTTGCAGCTTTTCAAAGCGCTTGTGGTTTAAGTGTAGATGGTATTTGCGGGCCAAAGACTTGGGCCGCACTTATTGTTGGTAAAACTACAACTACATCAACAGATAAAGTTTTAAATGAGTGTGTTAAATATTTACAGGGCGATAAAAAATGGAAAAATATTAAATACAGCACACATACTTCATCTCAAACTATTGGTAATAGTGGATGCGGTACTACTTCAATGGCAATGATACTCGCTACTTGGGAAGATTCTAAAATTACTCCTGTTGAAACTAGTAAATGGGCTGTAGATAATGGCTATAGAACATATAATAATGGAACTGATTGGGACTTTTATAAATGGATTTTTAAAAAGTTTGATTGTTTTGAAAAGTATATAGAAACATCAAGTATTACTACTCTTGAAGCAGCACTTCGTGAAGGCGCACTTGCCGTTTGTAGTATGAATTCAAATGATAATAAATTTTGGACTTCTCAAGGTCATTTTATTGTTGCTCGTGGAGTAGATAATACATATTTTTATGCTAATGACCCTAATAATAATACCACACCAAGACAGCAAGAAAAAACTAAATTTAAAAAATGTTTGAAACAAGCATTTATTTTTTGGCCTTTACAAAAAATAATTCCTCCAAAAGATGAAATAGAAGTTAAAATAGAAGATTCAACTGATATTATTGAAATTCCAGATAAAGAAATTATCATTGATTCGTTTATTGAAAATTATAATTTAAATGGAAAAATAATTGATATTTCTAAATGGCAAGGGAAAATTGATTTTAATAAATTAAAAGATGAAGTTTCTCTTGTTATTACTCGTGCATCTTGCGGTTCTGACAAAGATATTAAATTAGATGAATATGCTAATGAAATGATTAAATATAATATTCCTTTTGGGGTTTATTGTTATTCTTATGCAAGTACTGCAGAAAAAGCTAAAGATGAAGTAAGAAAAATGATTGAATATTCTTCTAAATATAATCCATTATTTTATGTAATGGATGCAGAAGAAGCAAAAATAACCAATTTAGCTATTAAAACTTTTGCAGAAGAACTTCGCGCGCAGAATATTAAAAAAATTGGTTGTTATATAGCACATAATCATTATAATGATTATAATTATTCATCTATCAGTAATTTATTTGACTTTACGTGGATTCCGCGGTATAATAAAAATGATGGTACTATAGAAGGTAGTAAAAAACCAGCTTTCGAATGTGATTTATGGCAATATACTAGCACAGGGAAAATTGCTGGCATAAAAGGTAATGTTGATATGAACATTATTATAAGTAAAGATAAAGATATAAAATGGTTCTTAATGAACAAATAATTGGCTGAAATGATGCCAAGTAGGTGAGTTTATGGCGAGCAATACCATAAAAACGAGAATTCAGTTGAAAAATGATACTGAAGCGCATTGGGATTTAGCGAAAAACTTTATCCCAAAACAGGGTGAGGTCATCATTTATTCAACTGATGACTCTCACCCTTTTTCTCGTTTAAAGGTGGGAGATGGAAATACATCAGTAATTAATTTACCATTTATTGGCTCTCATAATATTAATAATGTAATTTTAGAAGAAACTTACAATGATCTTCCTTCTATTGGTAATTCAAATATGTTATACGTTGTAATTGATACTTTAACAGTTTATCAATGGAGTCAAGGAAATTTTGTAAAATTATACGGTTTTCAAAAACAACAAATAACAAGTGTTTCTAATTGGGATGCAGGTACAATGACTGAATTATCAGTAGATAATGGAATATTAAATGTTAATAATGGAACTGCTCCTACATTAAATACTTCTAATATAAATGTTATTACTGATTTTTCTTAATAGGAGGAAATTAATATGGCAAAAGGAAGTTATATAGGTCAGGTTAAAATTGGTAGTGATACGTATCCAGTTGGTTCTATATTATATGGTACTGCTTCATATGATACTACCAATAATTATTGGACTGTTAATAATAATAATTTAACAACTGCTACTTTTACTGATAATAGTTTAACTACTGGTGTTACAATTCATATTAAATTTAATGCTATTAATAATGCAGATACACCAAAATTAAAAGTAGGTGCTGCAACAGAAAAACCGATAGTTAAATATGGAACCACTAATGTAGGTAAAAGTGCGGCCACATCTTGGGTTACAGACTCAATAGTAAGTTTTACTTTTGATGGAACTAGTTGGGTAATGAATACCGGTATTGATAGTAATGATATGCGTACTCCTGCTTCTGACACACCATCAGATGTTTCTACTGCCGCAGCTGTTGGTGTAAGCACTAAATACGCGCGTGAAGATCACGTTCACAATATTGCATTAGCTACTGGTGATTCTGCAGGACAGGTAAAAATTGCTGGTTCTAATGTATCTGTTAATGGTTGGGCTGATAAAGCACCATTAGCATCTCCAGCACTAACTGGTACGCCAACCGCGCCAACAGCTGATGCGGGCACTAATAGTACACAAATCGCAACAACTGCTTTTGTAGCAACCGCAATTTCAAATTCTTTCGCAGCTAATGATGCAATGGTTTTTAAAGGTACATTAGGTACTAATGGCACTATTGATAAGGTTCCAACAAATGGGTATAGCGCTGGTGCAACTTATAAAATTATTACTGCTGGTACTTATGCAGGAATGAATTGTGAAGTTGGCGATATGTTAATTGCTATAAAAGATGGTCCCGCAAGTGGAACTTCTGTTATAAATGCGGACTGGACAGTAGTCCAAACTAATATTGATGGTGCAGTTACTGGCCCATCTTCTTCTACCGCAAATCATTTTGCTTTATTTGATGGCACAACCGGTAAAGTTATAAAAGATAGTGGCATAAAACTTGATACTTCTTCTTCTGGCTCTACTACAAAATGGTTAACAGAAAAAGGTACTTGGACAACACCAAGCTTGGCGGATATAGGCGCAGCAGCATCAGGCCATACTCAAGCTGTAAATAAAGGTGGTACTAATATTACTTCTTATACAAAAGGCGATATATTGTATGCTTCTGATACAACCATTTTAACCAGATTAGGTATTGGAGACACAAATCAAGTCTTAAAAGCTACTACTAATGGCCCTGCTTGGAGTACGCCAAGTGTTTCTGTAACTAACAATAATGACGGTAGTGTAGTAACCGGTGTAGGATTTAACGAAGGAACACAACCAACCTTTACACAAGGTACTAAAGCTTCAGCTTCTGTTTCTGATGGAACTTTAATTATTACAAATCAAGGAACAGATACATTTACTGAAGGCACTTATCCATCACTTGGTACTATTTCAAAAGCTAATTTAAGTATATCATTATCATAGGCGGTGATTAAATGGCTCATATAAAAGATGTAAAAATAGGTAATAATACTTATTTAATAGAGCCAACAGTATATGCGGCAACTGCTGGCACAGCATCAGCCATAACTGCCGCAGTAAATAATTTTGCTCTTGGCACCGGCGTAGTTGTCACTTTAAAAATCACTACCACTAATGCCGCGAACGCTACATTAAACGTAAATAGTACAGGAGTAAAAACTTTAAGATATGGTAACGTTAATTTAGCTGCCGACGTATTAAAAGTTAATAGGTTTTATTCTTTTGTGTATGATGGAACATATTGGCAACTAATTGGTGAATTAGATACTAATACTAATACTTGGCGTGGCATACAAGATAATTTAACTTCTAGTACTAATACAACTGAATCATTAAGCGCAAAACAGGGATATTTACTTGCGCATGGTAGCGCAAGAGATGAGACAAAAGTTCTAAAGAAAGGCGACACGATGTCGGGAAACTTGTACATACAAGCATCAGAAGCAGTTGTCTCAGTAAAAAGCACATCAACCAACCCGCATGACCCGCAAGAACTACAATTGGGAAGCTGGCCCAGCGGGAGGCAAGGTCTATGGTCAATAGGCTATCAGGCAAACCCCCAATGGTTGATCTATAGGGAAACCACAGGTGATGTGATTGTTAATGGCTCAGTTAATGGCAACGCAACAACAGCAACAGGATTAGTAGATGCAGGAGACGACACTCATACAATAACGATTCAGTATAATAATTCGGGTTTTAGTGTCCCGGCTTCAAATTGGCTTCCAATGTATGACGATAGCGGCAATCTTGTGTGTGTATCCGCAGAAAATCTAGCAAATAAGATTCAGGAAAAAGCCAATGGTGCCTGGAATATCACTACGGCAGGTTCAGCTGTTATTACTGTGAAAGATACCTTTTGTGGGCATGCCCTTCAATTAGGAAGTTGGCACAATGGTACACAGGGCCTCTGGTCGTTGGGCTATTACACTGGTTCAAAGTATGAGGAAAATGGAAAATGGCTAATCTACAGAAATACTTCCGGTAATGTAATCGTTAATGGCACGGCTTCTGAGAACGTGACAAAGACTGGCGACACGATGACGGGAAATTTAAATATACAAAAGTCATCTAGTCCCCAAATTGTCCTTACAAATACAACTACAGGAATTAGTTTATATTTGGGGAATTGGGGGACTGACGTTGACAGTGGAATTCATGGTCTTTGGTCAACTGGCTATTGGGCTGGTTCTACTCTGACAACTAGTGGGAAATACATGATTTATCGGAATAATTCTGGTAATGTAATCGTTAATGGCTCAGCAACAGGATTAATAGACGCGGGAAAAAGTGATCATATAATAACAATTAAATACTATAATTCCGGCACAAATGTCGCTGCAACAGATTGGCTTCCAATGTATTATGGTAATGGCGATCTTATATGTGTATCATCAAGCAACCTTGCAAGTAAACTTGCAAACGAACTTCCAACCCCAAACTCGGGGCAATGGTGGCCAGATTCAAGTGCATCGAAGCTTGTGCCAAAGATTAAAGATGACGGAGTTATGGAAATTGGAAGGTATATCGATTTTCATACAACAAAAAACACTCAAACAGATTATGATATACGTTTTGACGCAAAAGATGCTGATACTCTATTAATAACAAAATATAACTCAGGAAATCCTCTTAAAGCAACATTAGACGCTTATATACCTGCTGCTAATATTACTGGAACTTTGTCTGTTGATCATGGAGGAACTGGAGGAACTTTGCCTATTGGTTATGGAGGAACTGGAGCAACTGAAAAGTACGCAGCTTGTCGGAATTTAATGGCAACTTCTTATCTTTCTCTTACTACGTCAACTGCAGGTACTAGAAGTACATTAAAAGATCAATTAACTAATCTTTTAATAGGATATTCAGCGACTTTTTACGCACAGAGTGACGTTATTTCTTTAATGAGTAATGGAAAACTTAGTGACGGTATTTATGGAATTATAGCTAGAACAGCAGCCAATAAATGGAGGATATTTGCTTTTTTAGCTGGTTCTATGTACACTTGGGGAATTGAAGGCATAGATATCACAGCTGATACTACAACTATTACTAATCTTTATAAATATACTACTAGTACAACTCTATAAAATAGAGGAGGAAATATTATGGGTTTTATTCATGAAAAATACTCAAATAATCAAGGTGGTCTTACCGATATTTGGTTGTCAAAAAACTATTCCCAAGGATGGAAATTAATTGATTAATCGAAGTAAAAGCCAGAATAACGTGCTAATAAACTCACTTCTTTTAAGAAGCATAAGTCGCTATTCTGGCTTATTACTCTTAAAAGGAAGTGAGTTTATGGCACATATAATGACAAAACGTGGTTCACAAGATAATATTATTACTTACGAACATTATTGTGATACAATGGAAGACCGAGCAAAAATTGATCCTGATTATATTACTTTAGGTTCGACGTGTATTGTTGTAGAAGGAGAAAGTGGAGGTCTTGAAGCTTATGTGGCTAATAGCCGCAAAGAGTGGAAAGAAATCTAAAGGAGGTAACTTATGGATATTTTAGACATTCTAATAGCCAAAAAGAAATCCTTTACAGGAGAAACGGAGAAATTAACTCGTCAAGCAAACGAGGCTATGTCAAAAGCTAATGAAGTCGCGGCAAAATTAGACCAGGCTGAAGAAGTTCTTACTGCCGCGCAAGAAGCACAATCTGCGGCTCAGGAAGCGAACACTCGCGCACAAGAAATTGCTTCAAGTTTAGAAAATATGAAAGAAGAAGTAACTTCTGCCGCGGGCGAAGTAGTTGATGAAAAAATCGCCCAATCTGTTTTTGCTTTACAATCTGATATAAATAACGCAGTTACTGATATAACAATAGAAGATGAAAATACTTCTTCTTATAAAAATAAGAAAGCAAAAGTGCGGAAAAAAGGCATTTTAAATTCTTTTAATATCATAAAGAATTATACCTCTACAGGTTCAAATGAAGATGGAGGTATGACTCAAAAAGCAATAACAAATGCTTTAAACAATCAAAAGACTGATTTAGAAAATAAAATTAATAATATTCAAATTTCTGACGGTGGTTCTGGAAATATTTCAGGTAATATTTCAGCCGCGGACGAAGGCTCTATTGTTTCCGTAGATGAAAATGGCAATATTATTCCAAGTTCTATTACCGAAGCAGATGTTATTTTAACACAAATTATTTCTGGAACTTATAAAAATAATAACATAGTTGGTCTTGAATTAGATTATGCTAATAAAACTTTTACTCGCTTACAAGGAGCAAAAGATTTAACTGCAGGTCAAGATTTTGATAAGTTTAAAATGTATGGCGGTCGCAAACGCTGTGTAGTAGATAGAGAAGGAAATATTCAACAATTTTTAACTGGAGAAGAAGACCCAGATACATTAATTAATCAACGTATTATGGTTTATCAACCAGCTTTCTATTATCTACGAGTTCCGCTATCTGTTTCTAAAGTTTCTAATGGCTTTAAAATTAATAAAGAACAAATATATTTAGCTGACCAAAAATATGCTGGTTTTATTTTACATCCATTATTTAGAAATGAAGAAGGAAAGGCTTTACGTTATGTTTTATTACCAGCTTTTGAAAGTGGAACTTATCGTGTAAATTCTAATTCTTATGAATTAAATGATTCTCAGAATGTTGATTTAGAAAATGATTGTTTAGTCTCTATTATCAATACTAAACCAATTAGTGGCCAATCTCAAGAATTTACTTCTGCCGCGGCAAAACGTATGTGTGAAAATAATGGTGTTGGCTGGAAGATGACAAATCTTGAATTTGAATCTGCTAATCAAATGTTAATGATGATTGAATATGGACAACCAAATATCCAATCTGCTTTTAATATAGGTATAACCAAATTATCTGCAACTGTAGGACTAAATTATGCTTGTAATACTGGTTCTACTTTATCTTTAGGAAATAATTCTGGTCAAGCAGTTGCTACAATAAATATTCGTAATGGCAATTCTTCTACATATACTACTACAGGACAATGTGCTATCTCTTATAGAGGTATGGAAAATCCATTCGGTAATATGTGGAGATTTATTGACGGTATATCTATTATAAATAATGTTGTAACTTATAAAGATAAAATTATAGACTTTAAATTAGCTTCTCAAGAAAATTGGATTAATGCTTTTGGTTATGATAAAAATCATCTTTGGGTGTTTTTACCAATAGACGCTTCTTCTAGCGCAAATAGTAATCTTCCAATTGGAGATTATTATTATCCTCCAGTATCTGAAAATGTTGAATATGAAGGAGTAATTGGCGGCCACTCTGTCTCTAACGCAAACGCAGGAATTTTTTATTATGGTTTTAACATTGAAAAGAATTTCCATTTCCAGCACGATACTGCGCGAGTAATGTATATTCCAACTCCAAATACTTTAATTGATAATCATAATTATAATTTATGGTATGAGGTGGTTTAAATGAAAATTTATGAGCATACTTATTCTATGAATAAGCCACCAGAAATTGAAACTACTTCTACAAAAGTTTTTGTTTCAACTGACATCAAAGAAATGCCTATAGAAGTAGAAGAAAATACTGTTAATTGTTTTTGTTATACTTTAGTAGAGTATGATAAAGATGAATATTTAGATATTCTTTTTAAACAACAAACAGATATTACTGCATTACAAGAAGAACTTCAAGCCGCAAAAATTTTATTGGGGGTAGAATAATATGGGAAAATTAGTTGATTTAGCAATCAAACTTCGCCCATATATTGAAAAAGCTGCTGCAAATTTAAATGATACAGATGCACTTGAAGCAATTCAATTATTTCCTAAATGGGAGCCTAATATTAAATATGAGAAAGACGATAGAGTAAGATATGAAAGTATTTTATATCGTTGCTTACAACCACATAATTCTCAAGAATCTTGGACTCCACTCGCGGCCGCAAGCCTATGGGCTAAAGTTTTAATTCCAGATGAAAATGTTATTCCAGATTGGGAACAACCTGATAGCACAAATCCATACCAAATTGGAGATAAAGTAAGATTTGAAAATAAAATTTATGAATCTGTTATAGCAAATAATATTTGGGCTCCAAATGTTTATGGGTGGAAAGAGGTACTATAATGAATAATTATAAAGTTTATTGTCATACATCACCAAACGGAAAGCGGTATGTTGGAATTAGTAATAATCCAGAAAAAAGATGGAATAATGGCAAAGGATATATTAAAAATTATTTATTTTATCGAGCAATAGAAAAATATGGTTGGAATAATTTTAATCACGAAATTTTATATGATAATTTGTCTATAGAAGAAGCCGGAGCGATTGAACAAGAATTAATCCAAAAATGGAATTTAATGAACCCAAATTTTGGATATAATTTACGAGAAGGAGGAAATGGTAAATTTTCTGATTATTCTCGTTATTTGATGTCTAAAAATCGTAAAGGTAATACTAATTCCGTGGGCCAATATCATTCATTAGAAAATCGTAAACAAATTTCTGAATCATTAAAAAAATATTATAAAGAGCATCCTGTTCAAAAATTAGATATGACTGATAATAAAGAATATCAAAAAATTATAGCAAAACGAAAAGAACTTACTCATCAGAAACTTTCATTAGCTACTAGTGGTGCAAATAATCCTAGTGCTCGTCCTATAAGACAGCTAGATAAAGAAGGTAATTTAATAGAAGAATTTGCATATGCCACTTTAGCTGCGAAAAAATATAATATTGATTTATCTAGTATTATTAAATATTGTAGAGGTAAACAAAAAACTTGTGGTGGATATAAATGGGAATATGTTAATATTTGACTTCAATATAATTTTATGATATAATAAATATATCAAAGGGAGAAAGGAATTCCTTTGAAATATAATTAAAATATAAGGAGAGGAACTTATATGAAATTTTATTCAGATGTAACAAAGCAATTTTATGACACTGAGAAGGCTTGTTTAGAAGCTGAGTTTAAGGTAAAGGAAAAGCAAAATCGAGAAAAGATTTTACGTGAAAAGGCTGAACGCGAAGCTAAGGAAAAGCAAGAAGCTCTTGCTGCTGAACGTAAGACTCGCGCGCAGGAAGTAGAGGATGCTCGTAAAGCTATGGTAACAGCACAACATAAGTATAGTGAATTACTTGAGGTTTTCTGTAAAGATTATGGAACTTTTCATCAAACTCTAACTGGTGAAGATGCCAAGGGTATTATTCCTACTCTATTTGATATTTTCAATCCTTTATTCTTTGACTTTAAGTAAAAAATCTGGTATAATATTTATGTAAGGTTGAGGGAATACCTCACCTTATAGGTCATCATAGTTCAGTTGGTAGAACACTTCATTGGTAATGAAGAGGTCCCGAGTCCGATTCTCGGTGGTGGCTCTTATAGACCTGTAACAGCAATATAAAATTGGACTGTAAATCCCGAAAGATTGTGGGTTCGACTCCCACTCAGCCCCACCATTTATATGGGGCTGTGGCGCAACGGTTGACGCACGTGAAAAATTGGGTCTAGCATGTGCTGTAACGGGGAGAGGAGCACATTAATATCCCCTTTCCACCATCGGAATGTAGCACAGTTGGTTAGTGCAATGGTCCGATAAACCAGAGATCGTTGGTTCAAATCCAACCATTCCGACTTAGTATCAAATCCATCCGATATGGCTGTGGCTACAAGGTGCAGAAGGATGGCGGTTGTCTAACGCCTATATGAGTTGAAACGATATATACTATATAGGATGAAATAAAGCAAAAAGCAAGAGAGTTAGAACACGTTAGTTTTACTGATATGAAAATGTAGCTGTGCTACCAGTGGCGCATACCGACATAACTTATGGACACTGGTTTATAAGCAGGTATAGTATAGTGGTAATACGGCTGCTTGCCAAGCAGCAATCACGGGTTCGAATCCCGTTACTTGCTCCAAATAAGGCTATACAGGGTTACGACTCGCGTATAGGATACCAAAAGGTAGCGCGGCGTGTGAAGAACACGTACTTTCTCGTTGGATTAGGTTGCTAATCTAACGAGAAGAATATGGCCAGGTAGCTTAAAGGGTGAGAGCAACGGACTGAAAATCCGTAGAGGGTGGCTCGACTCCACCCCTGGCCACCATATGGGTTTCTGGCGTAATGGTAGCGTAGCAGATTCTTAATCTGTCTGGTCAGGGTTCGAATCCCTGGAGACCTATTTTAAGACAGTTACAGCAAATTCAATTAGATTATTAGTATAGTGGATAATACATTAAACTTCCAATTTAAAAATCGTCAGTTCGACTCTGACATAATCGAAAAAACTGTCTTGTTATTATGCCGGTATAGTTTAACGGATAGAACATGAAACTTCTAATTTCAATGTCGAGGTTCAATTCCTCGTACCGGTGCTTTATTAAAAGGAGCTTAATATGATTTATTGTTATGAGTGTATTTTTTATGATTCTGAATGGGAAAGATGCCTTGAAAAAAATTTTCAATGTAAAATTAATCCAGAGGAGCATAAAAATTGCCCTTATAGGGAACATTGGAATTAATATGCGGGTTTACTCAAGTCTGGTGAAGAGGTCTGATTCGAAATCAGATAGGATGTAAAAGTCGCAAGGGTTCAAATCCCTTAGCCCGCGCCATTAATATGTAGGGTTGACCGAGAGGCTGATGGTGCTCGCCTGGAAAGCGAGTTGTCTGAAATATTGGCACACAGGTTCAAATCCTGTACCCTACGCTTATAGAGTCGCTCACAGCAATTGTTCTTATAGAACATATGGGTTCAAATCCCATAATACGCACAGCGTATTTAGCCAAATGGTCAAGGCAGATGTCTAACAAACATCCTTCTATTAAAGCGACTTGTTATATTTTATAAGAGTTTGATTTTAATCAAACTCTTTTTTATACTTCCAAAAAGAAGGTGAGATTATGGGTAAAATAGCAGATATTTTTGAAGGAGATTATCCTATTAATTGGGATTTAGCACGCACTGAACTTGATTTAATAATTTTTCGCGCAACTGTAGGACTAAAAGAAGATAAGCGTTATATTAAATATGCAAAAGATAGTAAAGTTCCATATGGTGTATATCATTATGTAACTGCTACTACAGCAGAAGATTCGCGCGAACAGGCACGTTTTTTTGTAGAACATGCTAATAAAGCATATAAAAAACCATTATTTTATATCGCTGATATTGAAGGAGATAGATTTAATTCAACTAATACTGAACCAGTTTGTATTGCTTTTTTAGAAGAATTGCGCAAATTAGGTTGCGAAAAAATTGGAATGTATATTAACAGAAAATACAAGTATGCGGGAAAAGCAATAGAAATGTGTGATATAATGTGGATACCACATTGGGGTAAAGATGATGGAAATATCCCACCAGACTCTTCTAAACCAAAACATTATAATGATTTATGGCAATACACTAGTAATGGCACATTAGCAGGACTTAATGAAGATGTTGATTTAAATTTAATAAATGGAGATAAGCCATTAGAATGGTTTATAGAAGGATGGGAGTCAGATAAGGAGGAAGAAAAATCTATGTATGATAAATTTTCTAATATGCATTTTGTAGAATTTTGTAAAAAATTTGTAGGAATGCCTTATTGGTATGCAACTTGTGTTTATCCTTGCACAGAGTCTAAATTAAATTCTAAAACTAAAAATTATCCAGACCATTATACTTCCGATAGAATGTCTCGTTATCGTGCTGATATTGCCGCACATAAAATTTGTGCTGATTGCGTTGGTCTTATGAAAGGTTATGCTTGGACTAATGCTGGTGAAAATGTAATTGAATCTATTGGCAAAGAAAAACCTTTATTTACTAATAGTTATAAAAGTAATAATATGCCTGATAAATCTGCTAATGGTATGTTCTCTTATGCTAAAAAGCAAGGTTTAGATTGGGGAAATATTGATACATTACCCGAAATTCCAGGTCTAGGCTTACATATGGATGGTCATGTTGGAGTTTATATTGGTAATGGTGAAGCAATTGAAGAACGCGGCTTTAAGTATGGCTGTGTTAAAACTAAAATGAAAGATAGAAAATGGCTTCATTGGTTTAAGATTCCAACTATAATTTATCAAGAAAATCAAGTTATTCCTTCAGCAGAAATACTTGGCGAAACTTCTTTAAAGAACGGTTCTAAAGGAAATGCTGTTAAAGAGCTTCAAAAAAATTTAAATCTTTTATTAGGTCTTAATTTAGAAGTTGATGGTATTTTTGGAAAGAAAACAGAACTTGCGGTTAAAACTTTCCAAAATGAATATGGTTTAGAAATAGATGGAATTTATAGTGAGCAAACTCATATTGCTTTAATGGCTGCTCTTTCTGATTTAACTACAGAGGAAGAAAAACAGCAAGAAGAAGTTGTTATGCCAGAACCTATAAATAATGAAAACAAGTATATTACTAAAGCTTCTGTAAATGTAAGAACTGGTGATGGAACTTCTTATGAAAAAATTACTCATTTAGAAAAAAATATTCCAATAAATGTAGTATTAGATAAAGATAACAAACCAATTATTTCTTCAAATGGCTGGTATGCTATTTATATAATGGATAAAATTGGCTGGTTAAGCGGAAATTATGTAAAGAAAAATACTTGACTTTTCCCCAAAATTATATTATAATAAATATGTTGAGAGGATGACTGGGGAGCAACATTAAGCGGAGTCATGACCGCACTCCTTTCCCGTGTCAATATCCTACCTTTCCACACGATAAATAAAGATGGTAGGACGCGTGCGCCGGTAGGCTAACGGATAGACCATGGGGCTACGGACTCCAGAGTGAGGGTTCGATTCCTTCTCGGCGCGCCAATTATGCGTCGGTATGCCTAGCAGCGAGAGCACTTGGCTGTAGACCAAGTACGTTAGAAACACCGTGGGTGCAACTCCTACCCGGCGCACCAATATGGACCGGTAGCCCAATGGCAGAGGCACTAGCCTAAGGAGCTAGCAAGTGTGGGTTCAAATCCCACCCGGTCTACTAAAATTGCCGCATTAGTTTAATGGTAGAACAATATACTCGTAATATATAAACGCTTGTTCAAATCAAGTATGCGGCTTCATAGGAGAGATAAATATGAAAAAGGGAATAGTATATTTTATACTATTGACTTTTTTATTTTTTATATTTCCAAGTTTTTCTGAAGAATTGGAAATAGAAATAGAAGAGCCAATAGATGTTATTTTTCCAGTAGAAGAAAATGAAATAAACTTAGAAGATAATTTAGATTTAATTTCTATAAATGAACTTCAAGCTAACAATTTAGAAATACCAGAAGAACAAGAAGTAGAAATTCCAGACCTCCCAAAAGAATATAATTTTAATATAGAATTATCTAATTTAACTGGTTATTCTATTATAGCTTTAAATAATGCTTTTATTGACTCACATATTAGAGGTTCTTTATGGATTGGAAATACATTAACTAGTAATGAATGGTGCGGTTCAGACGACGGTTCAATTAATCACATACCTTCTGGAACAGAAAGTTATATATATAATAATGAATCTTCAATGTATTTTCAAGGTCGCACTGAAAATCAAAGTAAAGATGCTTATAAAAAATTAAGCGCGGCCGCAGTTGAAACTACAAAAGATTATTGGACTAATATAATAAACTCATTGCCTAACGATGAAGAACAATGGATTTATGTAAAACCTGATGAAAATGGTTATGTTAATTTAACAAAATGGGATTATCAAACTCAAGGAAGCGATGAATCCCAGGAATCTATTGAAAAAATATATTGGACAAACGCGTCTAAAGTAGATATGGGCGGCTTAGCCGGCCATTTAATTGCTCCATTCGCAGAAATTGATATTACTTGGTGTAATCATAGAGGAGCAATTGTAGGATGGAATATTACTACGCACGGTGAAGCCCATATTAATTATTGGACTCCCGAAATTATAGAGCCAACCTCTTCACCTACCGAAACACCTTCTCCAACAGCAACACCAGCTCCAGGCAAAATTATTCTACAAAAAACATTAGTAAATGACGTTTGGCATATTCGTTGTGATGTTATGGATGGAACAACTTTCCAAGCTGGCGGCGGAATATGGAAAACTGATGTTATTATGAATCCAAATAAAAAAACAAGTAAAGAAGGACATAGGTCTAACAAATGCGGCGATGCCGACCATTGGATTATATGGTTAGATAATACAGGGACTCCATTTAGAATGGATGAAATAAAATCTGGAGCAACTGGTGGCACTTTACCCACTATGATATTTGAAGAAGTATATTCACCGCAAGATTTAGGATTTTCTGGTTGGGGAGAATTAGAACCAGAAATGACTGACAAAGTTGAATTATATAAAGAAAACTTTAAAATTCAAAAAGATATTACAACTGTAAAACCAGGAGAAAGAATATATTGGATTACTTGGAATAAAGACCAACGATGGTATCACAGTGGTGTGCCATATATTGCACCACCAACTTTTACTTTTTATATTGATGGAGAACCATATCCTATTGTTGCTGGTAATTATCTTGAATTGGATGATGTATTGCCGGGCGCGCACGAAATTAGAGAAGATGTAAGCCTTGATGACTATATTATTACAATATTTGGCAGTGATGAAGTTGAAGGCACAAAGTCTATAATTAATATTATAGATGGAGAAACTATAGAAGTAGAATATGTAAATGAAATTATTACTCCACCAACTGAACAACCTTCTACTCCTCCTGCACTACCTACTCCAACTCCAACATCTACACCTACAGTTGTTCCAACACCTACACCCACACCTACAGCGGTGCCTACGATTGCTCCAACTATAAAACCAACGGATACTCCTATACCAACATCTACCCCTATTCCTACTGAAATACCCACTATAACTCCTACAGAAAAACCAACCATACAACCAACATCTACCCCAACAATTAAACCTACTATCGCGCCAACTAAAACTCCTACTCCTACTGAAACATCACCAATAAAATCAACTGAAAATCCTACCCCAATAGAAACTTTAACTCCAACTATTTCTCCTACGCTAGAAATAACTATAACTCCAACAATAATGCCTACGGAGGAACCTACACATGAACCAACAGAAAAGCCTACAGCAAAGCCAACACCAACTCCCAGTCCCGCACCCACTTCAATACCAGCAAGCCCAACTCCACCAACAGAGCCCAGTCCCGCGCCAACTATCACCATCACTCCAACAGTTGAGCCCACCACAGTTCCTACAATACGACCAACTGATACACCAGTTGTTACAGCTACCCCTGGAAAGCCTAGTGAGTCTCCTCGACCTAAACCAACACCTACCGAAACAATAAAACCTACGGAGGAGCCTACAAATGAACCGACTACAATTCCTACAGTGGTGCCGACAACAGAACCTACAGTTAAGCCTACTGCAACGTCTACAAATACTCCTACTGTGGCCCCTACCAATACGCCGCGGCCTACTCGTAAGCCAACGCTAACACCAGTAAAACCCACGAAAACTCCAAAACCTACAAATACTCCTACTCCAACAAATACGCTAAGTATTAAACCAACAATAATTCCAACGCCAAAACCTACTAAAACCCCTGAAATTCTTATTCCTTCATTAAAACCAACAGAAATAATACCTACTGAAACTCCTACAATTAGTCCGGCGCCAACAAGGACACCAAAACCAACCGAATTAATTATTATAGTAGATTTACCAACATTTACTCCCACACCAACTGCAACCCCAACTCCTAGACCTACAGTTCCACCCGAAGTAATAGAAGAAATTATTATTAATCCTCCACCACCAGTTTCTAATAGACCAGATTTTTCTCAATATACTGATGAAGAATTAGAAGAATTATTTGATTTCTGGGGCTATCAAACTCCTTTATATGGTATATTCCAAACAGGTGACGAAATACCAATAGGAATAATAATAGCTGGATTGGCTGGATTATTGTGTTTAATTTTATATTTTATATTAAGAAAATATAATATTTGACTTTCTTTTAAAATTTTGCTATAATATATACATAAGGTAAGGAAATAAAAAATTTTCTTACCTTAATATAGGAGTTTAGTGTAATGGTAGCACAGCAGCCTCCAAATCTGTTTGTGAGGGTTCAAATCCTTCAACTCCTGCTTTAGGTTCCTCCTGTAAAAATCCTTCTGTTCGCGACAGTGAAAAGGAGTGGTTGTGGCTAGTAATATAGAAAAAGCAGAATTTATATTATGTGTTCGCCATTAAAGAACGCCGGGAGTTCTCTTACCCCGTAAGGTAGTCCGGAATACACATAAGATTCGCTCGGCGATTAGATTACGTCGTAAGACAATAAGGTGTCAGTCTAGCGGAAATTGAACTCGTTAGTGTCAATCGTGTAGCATACGAATAATGCTCGCTTGCCTGCCGTGTGACCGAAGGTGAGGTACGCTGCAAACCAAGAGTAGAAATTGCAGATTAGGGAATGTGTGCTTCGCGGGCACAGGTATTCCCGCGTGAGACTCGCGGTGAAATCGAGTGGCGGCTCCAATGGATTGAGGCCCAGAAGATGCCAATAGGAGAAGAAACCGCGAGATTTATGGGCGTCTAGCACAGTTGGTCAGTGCCTTCGGCTCATATCAAGCAAAATCATATCTATAAATTATTATGGATACAAATATTAAAGGTATTATTACCGAATTAAAATGTAAAACTTATTTTTTAGAATTGGGATATACTGTCTCAACTCCAGAAAATCCAACGAGGTATGATTTTATTTTAGACACTGGAAATAAACTTATAAAAATTCAGGTTAAAACTTGTACTTCAGATGGAGAAAAATTAAGTTTTGCTACTTGTTCTAGTCATTTTGTAAATGGAAAAGTTACTCATACTCATTATCAAAATGATAATATTGATTATTTTTGTACTTGGTATAATAATGAATGTTATCTAATTCCTGTATCAGAGTGTGGGAAAACTGAAAAAAAATTACGATTAGTTCCCACACGAAATGGACAAGTAAAAAAAATTAGTTTTGCTAAGGATTATATTGCTAAGGAGGTTTTAAATAGATAAGTGAGCTAGATATGAACCGAATGGTCTTGGGTTCGAGCCCCAAGGCGCCCATTTAATAAAAAGGAGTTATATAATGAAACTTGAAGAAATTTTAAAAAAAGATATTGATACTCTTTTAATTTATTTAGAATTTTCTTTAACTATGCTTTTAACTTCAGAAGGATATACTTACGATAAATGGGCTTTTCTTTTTAAAGCTATTCGTGAAGAAATTATTAGACGAACTGGAGAACATAAATAATTGACTTTTTATTTAAATTATAATATGATAAATATATCAAGCAAGAAAGGAAAATTATTTATGAATTTTGTATTAATTAATGCTCAAGGAACTTTAGAAAAGAAAATTGAAGTTAATACAGTTGAAGAAATAATGAATTTAATTAAAGAATATAATAATGCAGTTATATTTTACCCTGAACATGATTATTATAGCTCTCTTTATAATTATCCAGTTATACAAATTTATGATGATTATATAGAATAAATAAATGTGTTTAAATAATTTACTTTTGGAAACAACACATTTTAGAAAGGTTTGATGATTATGAGATTATGGCATACTAAACTTATTGAAGTTCTTCCGCGAGAGCAACTTGTAGCTCAATGGAGAGAATTAAGTGCAATTGCTGGGACAATTCAAAAGAAAGGCGCTCCAAATCATCTTTTAGTAAATTTTGTAATGGATTATGATTTTGATCATTTTATTTCTTATGCTTATTATGTGCGCGCGGAAATGACTAAACGTGGTTATCGCACTATGAATAATGTATGGGATAAGATTGTTTCTCTAAAACCTAATTATAATATTTTATCTTTTGAAGAAATTTATAAAGAAAAAATGAATCAAGATTATTATGAAATTTGTTGGGATAATTTAAGAGAAAAATATTTGTGTGGTGGAATTAGTCAAGAAGATTGGTCTAAAATTAAAGAGCCTTATAAAATGCTTCCTGATTATGAAGAAGAGGAAGAAGAAGAAATATGTTTTTAAAACTTTATTTAATAATTGGTAATTTTATTGCTTTATGGGTATTGCCAGTTTGGATATTTTGGTGCTTAATTCCTAATAAAAGTCTTATTGAAGGTTTTTCAGATTGGCTTAATGAAGATTAATGCGCTCGTGGGAGAATGGCTTATCCGGAAGTCTGCAAAACTTCATATGCCAGTTCAATTCTGGCCGAGCGCTCCATTATAATATAAAGGGAGTTAAAGGAGTATGAAAAAAATTAAAAAGAATGGTTTATCTTTTGGAATTTTTGGTGCTATTGCCGCAATTCTTGTTGTTCTATTATTTATAGACTTGACTACGCCACAATATGGATTTTTTGCAAAAGTTAATGCAGGTTATGTGGGTATTAGAGAATATTTTGGCAAAGTGCCTGATGAACCGTTACAACCAGGTTTTCATGTGACTCGTTTTTTTGAGCATGTTCATCCTGTCGATGTTAGAACTCAACGCAACACTTATAAAATGGAAGCATTTAGTTCCGATATTCAGCAAGTAATTGTTACAGTTGCAGTAAATAGTAATATTTCATCTGAATCTGCGGGAACCTTATATAAAACTGTTGGTATGAATTATCTTACTACTCTAATGGAACCTCGTCTATTAGAAAATGTAAAAGTTGTAATTAGTCAATATACCGCAGAATCTTTAATTGCTCAACGAGAAACTTTATCTAAACAAGTTTTAGAATTAATGCAACAAGATTTAAAGTCTTATGGAATTGTTATTAGTAATATTTCTGTAGAAAATATAGATTTTACAGATGCTTTTGAATCAAGTGTAGAAGCTAAACAAGTTGCTACTCAAGAAAAACAAAGAGCTAAAACCATTCAAGAACAGCAAACTATGGAAGCTCAACAAGCAGCAGAGCGTCAAAAGATTGCTGCGCAAGCAGAAGCAGAAGTAGCTAAAACAAAAGCAGATGCAGAAGCATATGTTGTTCGCGCAAAGGCAGAAGCAGAGGCAGAAGCTAATAAGAAAATCAATGAATCTTTAACTCGCGATTTAATTGATTATACACAAGTTCAAACTTGGGATGGTAAGTTACCTACTTTTGTAGGCGGAGATTCTAGTATTCCTATTTTTAATATTGAAACAGAAACTACGTCAACTCAGGAATAATATGAATACATATAAACGCACGGGAAACCGTGCGTTTTTCTATTTGACTTGGTATAAAAATTATGATATAATATGTTTAGACAAGGAGGAGATAATATGACACTCGATGAATGTCGTGTTGAGACTCAAAAACATATAGATAAAGTACGTAAATATGTACGTTTTTTCACTGATAAATTAACTTCACGCGGCGAAAATCATGATGCAAGTAAAATGGAAAGCCCTGAAGTAGAATTATTTGCTGAGCACACCGAACGTCTTTCTGAAATAGAGTATGGTTCAGAAGAATACAAAAAAGAACTTGAATCTTTGAAACCTGCTTTAGAACATCATTATGCCGTGAATCGCCATCATCCAGAGCATTTCCCTAATGGAATTAATGGAATGAATTTAGTTGATTTAGTTGAATTAATTGCCGATTGGAAAGCTTCAAGTGAAAGACACAACAATGGCAATTTATTAAAAAGTATTGAAATTAATGCGAAACGTTTCAATATTGATGACCAATTAACTCAAATTTTACTTAATACGGCAAGGATGATGGATGAACATGAATGAAAAAATGACTGAAGAAGAATTTATTAAAGCCTATTGTATATGGTGTGATATAGAAGATTACAATGACGCACAATGGGGCAAAAATTGTTATGCTTTCGAAAGATGCTTCAAACGATGGGGAGATAAAAATGAAACAACTAATAATTGCACGCAAAGATTTAAATATGAGTCCAGGTAAACTTGCCGCACAAGTAAGTCATGCAAGTATGGCTTTTTTAACTAATGAAATTAGAAATAGTGATTGCGATTTTAATTCAGAAGAATCTATTTTTTACGTTCATCTTTCAAATGATATTTATCACAATTGGATTCGTGGTAGTTTTACGAAAGTAATTTGTGAAGCAAAAAATAAATATCAACTTGAAAAAATTATTACACTCGCACGCGAATTAGGTTTAGAAGAAGGTAAAGATTTTTTCTTAATCAAAGATAATTGTCTTACTGAACTTAAACCTGAAGAAGTAGATGAAAATGGAGTTGGTCGAACTCTTACTTGTATTGGTTTTTGTCCTCTTTCAGATGATATTTGCGCGCAATTATCTAAAAAATATCAGTTATATAAATAATTAAATTTGGAGATTTTAAATAATGAGCATTTTTGATAAAATTACACATGTTATAGATTTACAACAAAATAACACAAAAAGGCCAGTAGAAGAATATCTTTTCCCGCCAGAAAAGGAAGAAGAAATTAAAAATTTAATTAAAGAAAGTACAAAGCATATATTTCCACGACCAAATGATGACGTAGAATTTATCGTTCCTTTCTTTAACGCGCAAAAACATTATAAACATTTAAAGAAACAAATTTGGAAATTTTCACATAAATAATATTTGACTTTTTACAAAAATTTTGTTATAATTATTATGTTGAAAGGGAAAACAACAAAATAAAAGCCTTAGTCCAAGGCTAAAACAAATAAAAAGGAGATTTAAAATTATGACTAATTTCAATCAGGTAGTTTCTAATTTCGTAAACACTAATTCTACTGTAAAGCATCCTCGTGGTATGCGCGCGAAGGGTAACTTTGTTGATGAAGCTCCTTTTATCACCGCTATGAAGCAGGAGAATAATTTTAAGCGCACTGAAAATGGTGCAGTAGCAAAGAAGTCTACTATGTCCAAGCTGTATGACCTATTCGCGCTTGGCGGCTCTTATCGTTCTCGCACCGAGAGCGACTGTATCGTTCTTTTTAAGAACGCATATCAGGAAAATCCTTCCTATGCTCTAAAGTGTCTATGGTATCTTCGTGATATTCTTGAAGGCCAGGGTGAACGTCGTTTCTTCCGTGTTTGTCTAAAGTGGCTTGCTACCTACGATAAGCAGGCTGTATTACGTAATCTTGATACTATTGCTCGTGATGGTTTTGGTCGTTGGGATGACTTATTCGTACTTTTTGACACTCCTTGTGAAGATGCTGTTATGAAGCTAATTGAGAATCAGCTCATTAGTGATATGAAGGCGTATCAGGCTGGCGCAGCAGTATCTCTACTTGGCAAGTGGATTCCTTCTGAAAATTCTTCTTCTGCTAAGACTAAGCATAATGCTCGCCGCATTATTAATGCTCTACATGTAACTCCTCGTGAATACCGTAAGACTCTATCTGCCCTACGTGAGCGTATTCATGTAGTAGAGCGTCTTATGTCCCAGAACCGTTGGGATGAAATTGACTTCTCCCATCTACCTTCTCGCGCAGGTCTAATCTATCGCAAGGCTTTCGAGCGTCGTGATATGATTCAGCAGAAGTATCGTGAGTTTGCGAAGGACACCACCACTAAGGTAAATGCTGGAAAGCTTTATCCTTATGATGTTGTACGTGAAGCGCAGAAGGTCATGAATTGTGATGACTATTGGAATTATGATTCTCGTGAGCCTCGTCTTGACGATACTCAGCGTTTAATGGTAAATAAGTATTGGGATAATCTAAAGGATTATTTCAATGGAGCAACTTTAAACGCTATGGTTGTTTGCGATACTTCTTCCTCTATGCTACATGGAGCAAGTGGTACTGCTACTCCTATGCAGGTTGCTGTATCTCTAGCTATGTATGCGGCTGAGCGTGCTAATGGTCCTTTTAAGAATCATTATATTAGCTTTAGCCGTAATGCACGTCTAGTAGAAGTTGTTGGTGCAGACTTTTGCGATAAGGTTTCTCGTATTATTCGCTCCAATGTGTGTGAAAATACTAACCTTGAGAGCGTTTTTGATCTAGTGCTAAATACTGCTATGCAGTATCGTCTACCTCAAAAGGCTATGCCTAAGACTCTAGTTGTAGTTTCCGATATGGAAGTAGATCATTCTGCGGGCATTTCTAACCGTAAGGAAGTATTCATGGAGTCTATGCGCCGTAAGTGGGCTCAGAAGTGCGGCAATCGCTATGAGTTCCCTAACGTAGTATTCTGGAATGTATCTGCTCGTAATGATACTTTCCTTGATGATCCTAAGAGCGGCATTACCTTCGTATCTGGTTGCAGCCCTGTGCTGTTTGAACAGATTATGTCTGGTAAGACGTCTATTGATTTAATGCTTGAAAAGCTAAATAGTGAGAGATATAAGGCTATTCATTAAACTCAAATATAAATTTGAGATGGAGAAATCCATCTCTTTTTTATTTGACTTATTATAAAAATTTTGCTATAATATTTACAGAAAGGGTGAGAAGTATGAATGAAGAATTAGAGTGGTATAAAAATGCTTATGATAAATGGGTTAGTAGATATTATACTTTACGAAATATTTTTGAAGATTTAATTGAAAAAACTAACTCACAAGATATAAAAGAAGAATTATTAAAAATAGAAAGAGAAAATGGATGGTATTAATAATGAATTATTATATCTATCTTGATGATATTCGCGAAGATGACAGCTTCTTTAAGAGGTTACATAATTACACTCAAATGGAATGGATTCCTATTATATGTAAAAGTGCGGAAGAAGCTATTTTCTTTTTGAATTATTATAATGAGAATTTTTATAATGTAATTATTGATCTTGACCACGATTTGGGTGAAGGTCATGAAATAGATAATTCTCTCGTTTCTTCTGGGTATGATGTTTGTAAGTATATTGTAGAAAATCAAATCAGGCTTATGGGTTTTCATATCCATTCTATGAATCCAGTTGGTGCTGCGAATATGCGTCAGCTTCTTACCCATTACGGTTATAAGGAGATTTAGTATGAATTGGTTTATACATGAATGGATGACACATTCTAATTCTGCGCATAATCATTATAATGGTTATTGGGAAATTATAAATGCTAAACCTCCATTTGAAATTGGTCAAGAAATTAAAATAGAAAATGCTATGGGTGGTTATCATTATCATATAATTAACGATATGGATTCTTTTTTTCAATCCACTTGGGAAGAAATAGAAACAAAACGTTTTCTAAACAATCAAGATAGTGGTTATGGTTGGATTGATAAGAATGGTATCTTTTATGGTTGTAATTATGAAGAACATGCTTATTGTGTTTATCGTATTTCTGGACTTCATGAAGATGAAGCTGAGCGCGCAGGTTGGATAAAAATTTATCGTGATCCACAATTAGCAAATCATTGTCCAGAATATAGTAATGGAACTGATTGTGTATATTATTACGATAGTATAAATTCTCATCTGACAAAAGCTCAAAAAGACACTTTACTTTCTCGTGGGTTTAATATTTGACTTATAGTAAAAATTCTGCTATAATTATTATAGTAAATGAGAAAGGATAAAGAAAAAAAATGTTTATGAATTTGAATCCGCAGATTAATGTAAATGATTTTGACGAAATGCGGGCGCATTATAAGGATTATTTGCGTTCTAAGAACTTTAACGATAAAACAATTAATCATTATCTTAATATTTTTGATGCTTGTCGCTATGAGAAAGATTATACAGGCATTTATGAACTTATGACTTCAATTGGCGTTATACTTGTGGAGGATTAATATGAAGAATTTGCGTCCTATATATCGTGATATTAAGGATTGGGCTATCCTTGATGAACGTATTATTCATGATTTTTCTGATTCTGAAACTTCCATTGAAGTTGTTGAAGTTCTAATTGGTACTCTTCATTATGAATATATTGATTTTAACCAACATTATAAAGAACGTCGTACTCCTATTATTCGTTGGATAACTCGAAAAGAATATGAACGTCTTGTAGTTAATGAAGGAACCGTAATTTGGTAAGAAAGGATATTAATTATGCGTAAATATGAGAAGATTGAAACAATTTTTTCTAGAGATATGAATGGCACTAAGAAACTTATGCCTGGTATATTTCGCGATCCTACTGTAGAGTTTCTTCGTGTGAATAAATGGATTTGGACAGAAAAGGTTGATGGTACTAATATTCGTGTTTATTGGGATGGCCATACAGTTTCTTTTGGCGGTCGTACTGATAAGGCTGCAATTCCTGCTGACCTTGTAAATCGTCTTAATGAGCTTTTTGGCGGTGAAGCTAATGCTCAGATTTTTGAAGAAGCATTTGGAGAAAAAGAAGTAATTCTTTTTGGAGAAGGTTATGGCTCTAAGATTCAGAAGGGTGGCGGAAATTATATTTCTAACGGTGTAGATTTTATCCTTTTTGATGTCCTTGTTGGTGAAAATTATCAAGAACGCGAATGGGTAGAAAAAACTGCCATTATGTTTGGAATTAAAGTTGTGCCTATTGTTGGTGAAGGAACTCTCTGGGAAGCAGTAGCTTTTGTAAAGGATCATCCTATGTCTACTATTGCTGAAAAAGAGCATGAGATGGAAGGTGTTGTTTGTCGTCCAGCTATTGAACTTAAAAATAGACGTGGAGAACGTATTATTGTCAAAATTAAATATGAAGATATAAAAGAACTTATTTAATATTTGACTTCCAATAAAAATTCTGATATAATATTTATACAAGGTGAGGGAAATAAAATAAATAATCGCGCACAGATTATTTAAATAAAACCTTAACTTGAATACCCATCTATAGAGTGGTAGATAAAATAATAGTCTATAGACGTTGGAGAGAAGCCATTAATGACGTCACACTCCGAAACGTAAAAAAAATTAAAGTGCCTGACATAACGAAATATATTGGGTGGACAAGAACTCGCGGTTAAAAGAGTAATTAACCACAAAGACAAGTCTTGGGTGGTCACTATCCTCCGCGCAAGCGGGAAAGCGACATTTAATGCGGGATCGCCAAGTTGGTTAAGGCGCGAGCCTCATAAACTCGTTATCGGCAGTTCGAGTCTGCCTCCCGCAATTGACGAAAGGTTATCTAACTCCATCTTATCTGATAGAGTATCCTAGGTTATAGATAACTAATTAGTCCATCGGCGCAAAAGGAAAGCATAATGGCTTACTTCAAACGGTCTTATCGGCGCCTTATAAATAGGAAAAACCAAATAAATAGCCACTAGCGCGCACGGTTCGCATTATAACCCGTGACGGCATAACCTATGGGAAACCTAACCCAAAGTAAGATAGGTGTTATGCTAAGTTTGTATTTAAGTCGTTAGGAGCGACTAGAGGGAGAGACCCTGACTAATAAGCAAGTCCATTCTATGAAATGGTAAAATGAGCAGCAATGCGGTAATACCGGTGCACCGGTAGCAAAGTTACCCTGGCTCCACAATTATTTTAGAAGATAAGACTTGAGCTTATCTCGGGCTATGAAGCAAGTGCCGTGCCGCAGATGCGGTGCTTAGTAGAGCCTATGTGGGTTTAGCGTGTCAACCACAATGCGGATAGGTATTAACCGAAAGAAAACACGCTTTAATGGCGCCTTATCCCAAGCCTTTTCGCGGCGGCGCTATAAGTACCAAAAGGTATTATTTAATACTGAGCGTGAAACAAAGAGGGAACCTGTAGCTGTCACAGGGTGACTTTGACAGACGAGTAATTGCCGTGAAGTAATTCGGTCGGTAGCAGGGCTCGGTCGTTACAACAGTGGATGCATACGCTTGTTAGCCCTTTTTTATCTGGCGTTCCGCGGCCAGGATACTTTGCGGACGATATATAATGGGTTTTCAGTACCTGTTAAAACTGAATTGATTCGGGAGGAAGTGTCCGTAGATGAACTTCTCGGAGTAATCGCCATAATCGAATCAGCCGTGCGGCTGGCTTAAATGCCGCAGTATGCTCGGTTGGTGCAGCGGCTAGCACGTCGGGCTTTCAATCCGGCGATAGGGGTTCGATTCCCCTACCGAGTACCACTCTCTTATATTAAGAGACCACTTTCATACACGCAGTATGAGTTGCGAACGGTCTGCGTTATCAAAATCGTTAGAATATGGGCTGATAGTGATAACGGCTAGCACTGATGCCTTGCAAGCATCGAGTCCGGGTTCGATTCCCGGTCGGTCCAGGGCAATGTCTCATTCACCTTCACGCGGTATTGCCCGTTTTTACTAAGAAATGAGAAAATAAAGAGGAGGTATTTAATTATGCCATACATTTATAAAATTACAAATGATATAAATAAGAAAATTTATATAGGTAAAACTGTTGAAACAATAGAAAAACGTTGGAAAGAACATATTAAAGATTCTAAGAAAAAAACTTCTGAAAATCGCCCATTATATCGAGCAATTAATAAATATGGTATAGAACATTTTTCTATTGAAGAAATTGAAGAAGTTCAAGATCAATTTTTATTAAGCGATCGCGAACGTTTTTGGATAGAATATTTTGGTTCTTTTAAAAATGGTTATAACGCTACTATCGGTGGAGATGGAAGGCCATATATTGATTATGATTTAGTAGTTGCAACTTATAGAGAAGTACAAAGTGAAAATAAAACTGCTAAAATAATGAATATTCATCCAGATACTGTTAGTTATATTTTAAAAGCGAAAAAAGAGCCAACTTTAACAAGACTTGAAGCAAGTTTAAAAACTACTAGTAAAATTGTTAATCAATATACAAAAGAAGGAGAATATATTCAAAGTTTTCCTTCTGCACGTTCTGCGGCAGAATCACTTAATAAAATAACAGCGACAAGTAATGGAGCTAGTAGTCATATTACAAATGTCTGTCGTGGTAAAAGAAAAACAGCTTATGGCTTTAAATGGAAATTTGCTGATTAAAATAATATATATAAATTAATTCGTAATTTATCATTTTCAAAGGAGTTTATTATGGAAAAAGAATTATTTATTTGTTCAAAGTGTGGACATGCATTTGAAACTGAAGAATATAAGGTAGAAAATTACGACACTGAACCATATATGGTAGTTATTTGTACTTGTACAAATTGTGGAAGTAAAATTTTTAAAAAGAGAGGAGAATAACTATGAGCGAACAAATAACATATGATTTTCACGTTTATAATCCTGATGATACAAGTCAAGAAGTTAGTTTTACAGAAAATTTAGATACAATGAACCTTTCTAAACTTCACGCTCTTTGTAAAGTTTTTGCTCATGCTTGTGGTTATACTACAGAAAGTATAGAAAGAATTTTTGGAAAAACAAGATTTGAAGATTTTATTGATTGACTTTTTCTAAAAATTATAGTATAATATTTATAGTAAAGGGAAAGGAGATAAATTATTTATGGATTATTTAGATGATTTTCTTGTTGGCCCTCAAAGTGATGAATATGACGATGAATTTTGGTTTTGGTCTGATTTTCAAGACCTTGGAATGGGAATCCCTGATCCGGAATGGGACAGGAGATGTCGAGGATTAGAAAAATTAATATTTGACAACTAATAAAAATTATGCTATAATATTTATAGAAACAAACAAAGAAAGGAATAAACATATGACTACTTTGCTATATACTATGGTAACTCCTCTTAAAAATACAGTAGTTGAACGTAAAGATATTACTAATTTCGTTGAAAAAGAACGTGGTTTTTATTATGATTGGCATGGAGTTAAGAATTTTGTAAATTGGTCATATGTTGCTCAATATTGTCTCACAGAAGAACAAGAATAAAGAAAGGATGATAATTGTGCGTAAGACTTCTACTCGTACTGTATTTTCTTCTTCTTGGAGCCGTCGTAAGCAGGCAGAAATGCTTGATGAATGGCAGTAAATAGCGCCGGGTCCACCTACTGGGCTTTAAAGGGAAATTGCGGTAAAATGTGAGAAGCGCTACCGCTTGGTCTATGAAATTGAATCCGATTCAGACGGTGACAATGGAGACTCCTTAGAGGTTAATGCTAATCCTTATCTGAATAGTATAAGAAAAGCAGGGCAAATAAAAAAGCGGTATAGATTTTGCCTATTAAAGACTATACCATTATTCTAGAAGGCGGTATCGCCAGACGTTCTTCTAACGCCTCTCATAGAAGCGCACCACTAGAAGACTTATTACCTAGGTAGTTGCGGCGAACAACATTAAAAATCGCCCATTGTTAACAATGTATAGCGGCGTAATGGTCGTGGACGCACCCTGTTCGAGGAGTGTCGATCTAAGGGCTTCTTAGTGTGGTTCAGAAGTAAAAGGAGCAAATATCGAACAACCACACGCTTATTTATTAAGGCTAAACCTGATAGCCTATACATTAGCAGCGTACTTTAAAGTACTGCCCAAGTAACCATCTAGCTGCGTGAGGGTTACATCAGGTATATGCCGCGGTGGTGCAACTGGCGAGACACAGCAGACTTAAAATCTGCCACGCAAGATACATTACCGGTTCAAATCCGGTTCGCGGCACCAAGGACTACTGTTCTCACTTCATACGTCCTATATAAACATTCTAGAAGTGAATTATGGGGCATTGGACTTAGGCGAACATGGCACAGCCGGCGGACTCAAAATCCGCGTCTTTCGGGGTTCGAATCCCCGATGCCCTACCACTTGACTTTCTTTTAAAATTATAGTATAATAATTACAGTAAAGAGAAAGGAACTAATTAAATGGATTTAATTGAACAACTTGAAACCTTACGAATTTCTGATAATGATTTTTTTGGACAAAGTTATGAAAAACAATGCGCTTATGCTCGCGCGAATGCGATGTTAGACGATTGCCTAGAAATCGTTTGGAAATGGTTATTAGATAATAATGCACTAGATAAAGTAGAATACCTTAGAAAAAGAGTTCATTTTAATACTTGACTTATAATAAAAAATTTGTTATAATAAATATGTAAGAACGACGATTACAGCAATTAATAAGTAAACATAGCTATTGGAGTTATTTCTACTGTTCGTCGTGCTGATTGAAATTAAAGGCGGATACAGCAATTTTATATTTTAAGTAATAATCTGTTAAATTATCGCACTTAATAATAACCGCCTAGAAATTATGGGCTTGTGACGTAACTTGGCAAACGTACGGCGTTTAGACCGCCGGTTCTGAAGGTTCAACTCCTTTCAAGCCCACCAGTCACCTCCCGCTAATGTGACAACCGTTAACATTTGTTTGATAGTTTCTGTTGGAAAACGGTATATAAAGAAGCAACAGCACATATCAATCGGACGAGTTGCTACGCCGGTATGATTGAAACTATCGTGGCATCATTGAAGAGCCTTCACGCGGCGATGCTGTTTAAACTAATCTTCAACTTGCTGGCGATTTGTCGTAAGTCAGCGCCAACCAAATATTGAAGAGCGGCCCATCCTTTACTTGCAAGACTGTGATGGGACTTGAACCGCAAGGGAGATTTGTCGAGTCGGAACTCGTATAAGAGAAGCCGGGGTGCGCAAGAAAGCCAGGATAAGAGTTGGACCGGCCTGGATGAAAGACGTTCACTTCAATATTTAAGTTATCCGCTGACCAATATGCGGGATATAAATAGTTGGGTATAAATTAAGATATTTTAAGGTAGCATTGGTGTCATGAGCCAATGAGATAAGATGCTCCTACATCAGCTTAAAATATAAATATAAATAAAATCATAGGAGTGATTATTATGAAAAAATGGGAAAGGTTTTCTGATGAAGAGTTGCAAGAAATTGCTTATAGAAGTTCTTGCTTAGGAGACTACGCTAAAAATTTAGGCTATTCTATAAAAGGTACTAGTGGTAATAGTGCTCGTTCTTCTGTAAAAGCAATGATTGAACTTAAACAAATAAATGTAATGCATTTTAAAGGTTATAAAGATAAATCTACACAATTTAATTATAAACATGTTAATGAAAATTATAATGTTAGTAATTTATTTATAGAAAATAGCTTCGCAGAAAGAAAACTTATTAGACGTTATTTATTAGCATATAATTTAATTCCATATAAATGTGCTTTTTGTGGTAATGAAGGGGAATGGCGAGGAAAGCAGATTAGTTTAGAATTAGACCATATTAATGGCAAGCATAATGATAATAGATTAGAAAATCTTCGTTGGCTTTGTCCAAATTGTCACGCTACTACTCCTACATACTGCGGTAAAAATATAACTTATCAATGTGAACAAGCCCTGTTAGCTCAGTCGGTAGAGCATTCGGCTGGTCAGATAGAAACAAGTCCTAGTTGAGTGCAAGACTCAAATCTGGCACCATTAACCGAAGTGTCGGCAGTTCAAGTCTGTCACAGGGCGCCAGCCTGAGCAAATGTGGAAAGTCGTATGTGCGGTTAGCTGACCTTAAAGCTATTCTAATCTAGAGGAGAATAAAATATGGATAATGTACGTTTAAAGATTCTACCACCTTGGACAATTGTAATTCGTAAGTTTGAGGCTCTATTTGATGGTGACCCACAAATTGCTTGTAATTGTAACTTCAATGGTTCTAATCCTTCTATTGTTCTTGCTTGTAATAATGGCGATAAGGTTGCCGCACTCCAGAAGATTCTTCCTTCTGATATCTCCTTCGGCAATGTGAAGTTGAACGTTGTCGTGGATGGTATTCCTTCCAATCGAGCTTTTACTAGCAAGGTAGAATTATTTGATATCGCTTTTAAGGGCAATCCAGCATACGCTTATTCTGTGTGCCCAGCTGAAGATGGTTATATGTGGATTGGAACTACTTATGTAGTATTTAAGAATTGTGTTGTACAGTTCGCCGCAGATAATCTAAATGATTGCCACGGTATCATTAGCACTCTATATCAAACTATCGCAGAAGAACTTCTACGTGGTGAAGCTACCGAAGGTGTTTTCTATAATACTGATGTAGAGCGCGCAAATCTTGGTAAGCCTCTAGGTGAGTGGCCATAATCCACTCAATTATGACCCTATGGTGTAGTTGGTCTAACATATTAGCCTGTCACGCTAAAGATCACGGGTTCAAATCCCGTTAGGGTCGCTTTTAGACTCAGCCAGCATATTTTTTACTTACGCATTGAGGAGCGAGTAGCATTGGTTCGAATCCAATTCTTCCCACTATATGGGAAGATAGTGTAATGGTAGCACGCTTAATAGTATGAGTCTAGTTTTATCGGGGTGTAGCTCAGTTTGGTAGAGCGCCTGGCCTGGGACCAGGAGGTCGCACGTTCAAATCGTGTCGCCCCGACCATTTGACATCTTTTCAAAATTCTGTTATAATATATACAGAAAGAATGAAAGGAATATAATTATGAAAGAAGTATTAAACGCAAACAAAGCCAAAGCAGAATTTGTAAAATCAATTCATAATTGGTTAATGCGTACTCTTGAACAAAATAATAAAACAGAATATAAAAATTGTTTTACTATTGAAGGTTCGAGTATTATGTGTGAGCTTCCTACTGATTATTTCAATTTATTTGATATTCCCGCAGGAACAAAAATTGAAATGAAATTTATTTCTAAGAAATCTTAATAATAAGCCTTTACAGCAATTTTTAAATGGTTAAATTATTTTGTTTAAAGTACAGAGTAAGAGAAGGTTCGAGCCCTTCATAATTAAAAGGCTTAGTATTTGCCGGTTTAGCTTAGTTGGTTAAAGCACTCGCCTTGTAAGCGAGAGACCTTCGGTCCGAATCCGAAAACCGGCCCCACTTAAAAGGAGTAGTAAAATGGGATTTTTTAATCGGTCTAAGAATACAAAAACAGAAAATTTAGAACTTAAACCGGTATCGTCTCCGTCAAAAAAATGTAATCATAAATTTCAAGATTTTCCTTGGTATGTAGAAGGAACAGAAAATGATGATATTTATTCTAGACATTGGTATCATTTAACTATCAAAGAACCGTATGTTTGTATTTATTGCGGAGAAAGACAAGATAAAATATTATGGGAAATAAAGCGTTATGGTCCACATAAAGAAGCAATACAAGGTTTAGATGATATTAATGAAAAATTTAAAGACCATATTAGGCATCGTGCTGAAATTGAAGATATGATAAATGATATGCAATTAGTTGATCCACAATATTTACAATATTATCATATGCTTCAAGGAACTAAAGACCCATCTACTTCAAGACTATATGAAAAAGAAATAAAACCAAAATTAAAAGTTTAATTTATGCGGTCACAGCAATTTTAGATATTAATCTAAGTGTCATCGGTTCGATTCCGATTATTCCAGCCATTTAATTTGGAGTGTAGCTCAATTGGTAGAGCATTAGACTTTATAACCGCATAGTACAAATATTTATAGAGACTCTTTCAGCAAAAGTAAATTTATAAGTCCTTACATTATAAAAAGAATATGAGTCTTGTAATTAAACTTTAAGTCCGTTACAGCAATTTTATATAAAAATTTAGAATTAATTTAATATGTTGGTTTATTAAAAATTTTGAAAATTTATTGATACGGACTTGATTTTTTTATTTGAAAGGTTAAAATATGAATGACGCAAATTATGAATGGCTTTTTCTAATTCCTGAAGGTTGGGTACAGATTGCTCAACAAATGATTGAAGAATGTGAAGCTATCAATCCTTCTTATCAAATTGAAGATTTAAAAGAAAAATGGGGAGAATTGCGCGTTGTTAGTTATATTAAAGACTACAATGATACTGAATGGCTTCTTCCCGCCTCCAATGATAAAGAAATAGAAGAAATAGAAAATAAATATATAGAACAAAGTCGTAAAACTTGTTGCATTTGCGGCAAATCTGCTACGAAAATATCTACTGGTTGGATTTGTCCTTATTGTGATGATTGCGGAGATAAGGATGAGAGGTTTTATAAAAGGTTTAAATAAGGCGGGTTAAGCCTAATGGTAAGGCAGGAGATTGCTTTTTTACTTAATTAAACTTAATGGTAGAAACAAAGATTAAAGGGCTTACGACAGAATTATTATGTCAGGCATATCTTACTTCTTTAGGATATAATATTTCTATTCCTATTGGCGAAGATTGTAGATATGATATGATTCTGGATTTAAATGGAAAACTTTTGCGTATACAAGTTAAAACTTGTCAAGAAGAAGAAAATAGAATATCTTTTCGTACTTGTAGTATTACAACATCCGGAAAAGAAAATATTATTCATAAATATACTAAAGACCAAATTGATTTAATAGCTACTTATTATAATGACCAATGTTATTTAATTCCAATTGAAGAATGTGAAGGAATGAAAGGTAGAAGTTTAGTTTTTTCACCAGAAAAAACAAATGCTATTAAACCTTTATATATTAAAGATTATACAGCAGAAATCATTTTAAATAAAATCCTTAATAATGAACAAATTAAAAAGGAGGATGATTTTATTGTGTATCAATATGATTTAAATAATAACTTACTTAATCAATTTTCTTCATACGCAGAAGCAGGAACTTCCATTAACAAACCTTCTAGTCATATAAGTCAATGTGCTAGAGGATTAAGAAAAACCGCATATGGTTTTATTTGGTCATTAACATTAAAGGATTAAGAAAGAAAAAAAGCAATCTCCCAGTAATCGACGTATGTCGGTGTTTCGGTTCAAGTCCGAAACCCGTCGCCAATTGTGGACTGTTGGCTTAGAAGCAGCCATTCAGCTAAGGAGTTCTTAATTTCTCTATTAGTGCAAAATGTATTGTGGGCTACATTTGTTATAATGACCCACGAGTATGATGTGCTGATAGATAATAGAAATATGAGATTTGGCGTAATAGCACACCACAAATATTGAGCTGGTCAGTGTAGCGTGCAGAAAGTTCAAGAAAATAAACACGGGGTTACTACACAATAGAATTAGAGCGTTGGAACGGGCAGCCACGAGTCTTAGTAACTGATGGAAGAATGTCAACTTCCCTAATTCTATATAATGCGGTGGCGGAATAGGTAGACGCATAGACCGTAAGAGCCTGTGAAATTACGGATAACAACTTGCTCATGTAAGGTGCAAATCCTTACCCGCATAAATAGACTTGCCCACGCCTCTTAATAATGCGTACCTTGGGGAGCGCGTGTTCCGCGACGTTTAACTGCGGGTTATATGCGGGTGTAGTTCAACGGCTCGAATACCTGGCTTCCACCCAGGAGATGAGGTTTCGACTACCTCTACTCGCACCATATAGGGGATTAGCGTAATGGCAGCGCCGCGGGCTTTGAACCCGTCTGTTGTAAAGGTTCGATTCCTTTATCCCCTGCTTATTTTAGACATTCACAGCAATAATAAGCAATGCCATTATTTAAATTTAAATCAAAAGATTATTGCAACTTTTGTAGTGTCTAGTTTATAGGAGAAAAATATGAAAATGAAAAGAGGAACAGACCATTCTTGGGATATAAGAAGATATAAAGGTGATACTGCTTTATACGCGCACTGCAATTGTGGATTTGATTATAATTGTTCGCGCACCGAATATAGCAAAGAAGAAGGCTTTATTACAAAAATCTTTTGTATTTATCGCTATTGTCCCAATTGCGGCGCTCGCAAGAAATGGTATAATGAAGTTCCTCATAAAATGTTCTAGGAGGTTATCGGATGAACTCAAATACAATTTATGGTCCAGAGCTAAATAAAGATATTTTAGATTTTATCAATCGCCGTTTTCCTATTGATAAAGATTGCAATTGGATGAGCGGTAATTGTTATTATTTTGCTCGAATTTTAAAGACAAGATTTAAAGGTGAAATTTGGTATGATTTGGTTAATGGTCATTTTCTCTTCCGTCGCGGCGATTACTTTTTTGATTGGACTGGGATTAGACTAGAATATGATTTGGATAAGCCTGAAACAGTTGATAATCTAGTTAAATGGTCTACTTATAAGAAAGTTGACCCAGCTCATTATGAAAGAATTGTTAGAGATGTAATTGAATAAAGGAGAGAATTATGAGTAAGTTTTTAAGTAATATTCAAGATGTTGAAGCTTTTCGTGCAGCAGTAAGGCAATGTAAGGGAGATGTAATTCTTCGTAGCACTGATGGCACTGAAGAATTTAATTTAAAAAGTCGTTTATCAGAATTTATTGCTCTTAGTAAATTAGCTGATATGCATGGAGATCAATATGAAATATTTTGTATGAATTATGCTGACGAAGCTATTCTTTTAAAATATTTTTATGATAAAACTCATTAATAAATATAAACCTGCGAAAGCAGGTTTATTTTTTTAGGTGGTGAATTATATGAAATTGGGAAAATTAAATAAAAATTTTAAATCAAAAAGAAGAACAAATAATAGACCTTTTATTTTTCCAAATTTTGGTAATTTAATATATTATGATAGTTTACAACCAAATTACTTTTATTTTGGCTCATTATTATCAGATTATGAAAGAAATGAACCTAATCCAAGATATGCGCAAATAGCAAATAATATCGGAAATAACGCAAAAGCTATGCTTTCTCAAATTCCAGGAATAGGATTTGAAAATAGTGAAGATAAAAGTGATTTTTATTCTCAATATAAACAAATTATTAGTCTTATAGAAGAAGGAATTGCTACAGAAAGAGAAAATGAAGTAAAATTTATTAAAGATAAATTAGCTATGCTAGAAAAAAGTTTTAATCCTAAATATATAAAAAGTCATAAGCAAGACCTTACAGTAATAAGAAATTTATTATCAACATTAGGTGAAGGTGAAGGTATTGATTACAACAAACTTATTTCAATAATTAATATAATACAACAAGGCTTACAAAATACTAAAAGTATTTTTAAATTTGAAGCAGAACATTTACAGAAATTGGAAACAGCTCGCCAAATGAATGCTCAAGCTCTAGAAAACCAAATGAGAGGATGGGCTCATAAACAAGGAATTGAACAAGAAGCTGATGAAATAGTAAATAAAGCTTTATCAAAACGAAATAAATTAAGAATTAATACTTATTTAGAAAAGCATAATATTGTAAATTTGCATGGCTTTAAAAAATATATGAAAAATATGGAAACATCTGAAACAATGGTTGCAAAATGGATGATGAAAGAAATAAAAAAACAATTAGAAAAAAATTATATTAAATATGATGAAAAAATTTTAATTAATGGTGATCCTCGTTCTAATGGAGAAATCATTAAAGAATATTTAGTTAATGCTTTAATATTAAAAAGAGAAGAATTACTTCCTAAAATTTTAAAAACTTTATCAGATAATAGTATCGATCATCGCAGCTTAGAAAGAGATTTATTAAAAAATTTTGATCAAGATTTAAGAATAGAAATTACTGGAACTCCAGAAAATTTTGGAGTTAATAAAAAAAAATTAGCCCTTTTTAAAGACAGAATTACTCAAAATAATGCTGATACCAGATCTGCACAAGAACTATATAACATTACACAAGATATTATAAAAAGTTTAATGAAAAAAAATCAAGCAGATTTATCACCTGAACAACAAGATATAGTGGATAATTTAGGAGATTTTTATCAAGAAGAAATTCAACCTATTGAACAATTAATGAATAAATTGGAAAAAATTAATAACCAATTAACAAAAGAAGATGATGTAAAATTTTCCAGAGAAAATAATCAAAAAGATGGTAAATTAATATTAACAATATCTACTAAAGATAAAGGCAATATTAAAACAAGTACTTTTAATTTAGGTGATGAATTTGAACAAGTCGGATTAGATATTTTTCAAAGTAAACGTGGAAGTTTACCTACAAATTTAAAATCTGTTATTACAACTATGAAAAGTGCCTCAAGTAAAAAAATTCGAGATGAAATCGTTAATTTATTAATTAATCAAGAAGATCCAACTGTAAAAAAAGAATTAGAAGATAATTTAAGTCAAACTTTTCAAAAAATTGAAGTTGCTGTAAAAGGTTCTAGTTTAGAAGAAATAGTTCAAGGTATGGATCATACTTTAACTAAAAAATTATATACTGGGGGGACTTACGTAAAAAATGATTTTATAGAAATTATAGTTGGTATGCCCAAACTTGAAAATACAAAAGAATTAATGGTAAGAGCTTTGACTAATCAACTTGAAACTTTAGAACAAAAACCAAGTAAAACATTTAATATATTTTCAGATGTAATGACAGAATTTCAACAAAAATACGCCGATGCGGTTGAACAAAATATGAAAGAAGTTAGAAGTAAAAAGAAATATACTGATTATGAATTTATGGCAAAACAATTTATTGAAACACAAAAATTAAAAGTTGAAGCTATTAAAAAAATTCAAAAAGAATATGAAAAATTAGAAAAAGCTTTTAAAGAAAAATATAAAGACTCAGAAAAACAAGAAAAAAATTTAGAATTATTAAATAAAGCAAGAGACATGTTTTTACAATCTATTCAAGAAACAATATATGAAAGTTCCACAATGAAAGCCTTTAGAACGTATCAAAATGATATTGGTTTTATTGGTGGTGATCTAGGCTCAACAGTAAGCAATCAAATTCAATCTTTTAAACAGCTTTTTGAAGCTGGCGGAGTTAATGTTCCAGAAGATTTATGGGATTGGTTAACAAGTGCTATTATTAACTGCTCTACAAAAAGTGTAATAGGAGAAAAAAATAAAGATTTTATTGAAAATTATTTAGGTAGTTTAGCATTATTTAGTTTATTTAATGAAGGTGGAGCAGAATTAACTTTTTTAAAAGAGCAACTAGAAGGGAAAGATAGTTCTACAAACACAATTATGCATTTATATAAATTAAATGGTATATATTATCCTGGTTCATTTGTTCTAAAACAAGCTTTAAAAAACTTAGTACCTTTTATGGATATAATACAGCAAAAAGATATGGAATTTAAAAATAAAAATGTAATGATTTACAATCCTGCTTCATACGATATGCTTCCAAATGGAAAATTTACTAATAAAAAATTCTCAAAGGGTTCAGGGAAAGATAAAGTTGTAAAAAAACAAGGAGATACTCATCCTTGGCAGACAGTTAGTGAAGAAGTATCTCACGGTACAAAAATAAAAATATTATTTTTAGCTGGATTATTCGATGTCGTCCAAACATTACAACAAAATTTAGAAAAAATAGAATTGCCTAATTAATAATTTTTTACTTAATTTTATAATTAGTTTTATTACATATCTATAAGGAAGAAATTATTTCTTCCATCTTATTGAGGAGGTATGGGCCAATGCAGCAAGTTGTAGAATGGATAGGCAAAAATCTGTGGACAATAATAATTATTGTCTCCATTTTTATTCAAATTACACCTATCAAAGTTAATCCCTGGTCTGCCCTTTTCAAATGGATTGGTAAAGCTATAACTGGCAACGCTTGTAGTAAAATTGACGGTTTAATGGAAAAAGTTGAAAAAATTGAAAAAGATGTTAAAACTAATGAAAAAGATCGCATACGTTGGGAGATTCTAGATTTTGCCAATTCATGCCGCAATGATCGCAAGCATACAAGAGATGAATTTCAACATATAGTCGCATTAAATGATAAATATAAACGACTATTAAAAGAAACAAATGATAGTAATGGCGTTTTTGAAGTTGAATATAATTACATTCAAGATTTGTATGCTGAACGATTAGAAAAAAATGATTTTCTATAAGGAAGGTGAATATTATGGTCTTTACTAAACAATGGTTTAAAGCCGCAGCTATTCGTGCAATAAGAACTATTGCTCAAACTGCTATTGCAACTATTGGTTCTAGTGCCGCAATAGGTGACGTAAATTGGACCATGGTAGCTTCCGCTTCTGCGTTAGCTGGCATTTTAAGCCTTCTAACTAGTGTTGCGGGCTTACCAGAAGTAAAAGAAAAGGAAGAGGCTTAATAGCTTCTTCCTTGACTTTTTTTATTTTTTATAGTATAATATTTTTAAAGAATATAAGGAGGACAATATTTTGGAAAAACATAGTAAAGAACGAGTAATTAATTTAGAAGTTTATACAGATGGTTCTTTAAAGAAAACAGGCGCACAATCTACTTTTGGTGGTTGGGCTTATATTGTTACTCAAGACGGCAAAGAATTATATTTTGCTTCAGGAAATGAACCAAACACTACTAATCAACGAATGGAATTAATTGCTATTAAAGAAGCTTTAAACTATGTAAAAACTGTCCGACGTAATTCAGAAAAAGTTATTATATATAGTGATTCTGCTTATGCAATTAATTGTTATTTACAAGAATGGTACGTAAATTGGCAGTCAAATGGATGGCGAAATGCTAATAAAAAAGAAGTCGCTAATCAGGATTTATGGCGAGAAATTATTCCATTTTTTGATAATTTTTGGTATGATTTTAGAAAAGTAGAAGGGCATACAGGGAATTATTGGAATGAAGAATGTGATAAACTCGCGCAGAATGAAGCTGATCAATTAAAGAAAACTTGGCGAGGTAATAAAAATGATGATAGATAAAAGTCTTTATGAAGTATCCCGAAATGAATACAAAGGTTTTGTTGAACAAATTAAACCTGAATATAGACGAATTGAAATTGAAAAAGTAGATAAAGAACATACAGCAACAAAAATTTTTAGTATTAATACTGGAAAATGTCTTTGTAGTAGGGTTACTTATTCTGCCGATTATGGAGAACCTGAACCAGAAAAATATTATGTTTTTGAAATGCCTGAAAAATATGAACGACAAGCTCCTATTCCAAAACAACAATTAATTTTAGAAACAAAAGAAGAAGTTCAAGCTTTTTTTGACTTTCTAGCTAAAAAAATAAAAGAGGAGAATAATAAAAATGATTGAACTTTTTACAAACATTCCTAAAGAAATTAAAACTCAAACAGAATTGGTTGCTAATTTTATTTTTAATACTTTTGATCCGGAATCTGGTTTAAAATTTATGCAAAGTTATATTTCTTCTTGTCAAGACGAAGAAGAAAGAGATTTTGTCCGTTTTTATTTTAATATGCGTTTAGAACAACTTTTAAATGAAGGAGAATCTAATGAACAACAATTTATTTGAAATGGAACCAATGCGCTATTGGGCTCCTGCTTCATCTATGTCTCCAGAAATAAAACGAGAACATTTAGAACAAATGGCTGCAAGTGGTAATTATATTTGGAGTCAAAAATATGATGGTAATTGGTCGCGCGCAGTTATAACTCCAAATAAAGCTGTATTACAAACTCGTGGTATTTCAAAGAAAACAGGAACTTATGGAGAAATTCAAAATAAAGTTTTCTTTTGGGAAGATGTTATAAAAGGTTTTTATGAAGACACAGTAATTCTTGGTGAAGTTTATCTTCCTGGTGGAATTGATAAAGATGTCGGTTCAATTCTGCGTTGTTTAGATGATAAAGCTCGTGCACGACAAAAAAATACTAAACTTGAATGGAGAATTTTTGATGTTTTAGTGCTAGATGGAATAGATATGATGGACACACCAGTCGAAGAACGTATTAAACATATTCCAGAAGTAGTAAAACGAATGAATTGCCCATTAATTCGTGGTATTGAATATCACGAAATGAACGAAAACTTCTTTGAGGAATTAAATGATATTTTTGCCGCTGGTGGCGAAGGTGTAGTTTGTTATAAAAAAACTAGTATTTATGTTCCTGGCAAACGCGGCCCTCATTCTTGGGATACCGTCAAAGTAAAACAAGAAATCTCTGCCGACATTGATTGTTTTATTACTGGTATTGAACCTGCTGTGCGCGATTATACTGGAAAAGATATTGAAACTTGGAATTTATGGGAAGATGAGCGTACAGGAGAAAAAATAATTGGTGATTTATATACAGAATATCGTATGGGTCGCGCGATTAGACCAATTTCTAAAGGTTATTATTATGGATGGCCAGGTGCTATATACACTAGTGTTTATGATAATAATGGTAATATAATTCCTCTTTGTAAAGTAGCTGGTCTTACTGAAGATTTTAAAACTAAATTGAGAGATAATTTTGATGAATGGAATATGTGTCCATTAACTATTGGTGGAATGATGGTTTCAACTGCACAAGCAGGAAATGATGGGACCGGTATTTCAATTCGACACCCATATATAAAGAATATTAGAAAGAACGATATTGATATAAAAGATTGTAATTTAGCAAAAATTCTTTCTTAATATAAATAAATAAAGTCTAAGCCATATAAAATATGGCGAGGAGGAGCTAATGAGTGACTTGGAATTTTTAGGGTTTGCTAACGAAGTTAGTACTCTTGATCCTATAATGTACCAATACTTTAATCAACTTTTAAAAAATAGAACTATTGTTTTAAATGCAGAAATTGATGAAAGTATTTTAGAAACAATAGTATTACCTTTAAAGAATTTTGAACAAGATGGAGATATTATTAATCCTATTAAATTAATTTTAAATACCCCAGGGGGCTCTGTGGCTGATGGTTTAATGTTATGTAATGTTATTGACAATTATAAAAAACCATTAGAAATTATTGTCCCTTCTTATGCTTGTAGTATGGGAACAATTATTCTTTGTTCTGGTAATAATAATCCTAATGTTATTAAAAAATGTTATCCTTTTTCTTTTGCTTTATTTCATTCTGGACAAACTTACGTAGGTGGAGAATCTACTTCTGTTGACGATGTAATTGATTTTAACCGCGGAGTAGATAATAAAATTAAAGAATATATTATTAAAAATACTAATATTACAGAAGAACTTTATGATAAACATCATAGAAAACAATGGTATTTAACCGCAGAAGAAATGTTACAGTATCATCTTGTCGATGAAATAATTGGTAAGGAAAGTGATTAATGTGATTTATTTTATTGATACAAGCGCCGTATTGGAAGGCGCTTTATCTTTATACGACCATAGTCATATTTATTTAAGCCCATTGGTATTAATGGAATTAGAAAATTTAAAAACTAATGGTAATGAACATATTAAATTTTGCGCGCGAGAAGCTATTCGTACAATTATTCAATCAGAAATTGCTATGACAACAATTTCCCAAAGAAAAATTTTAAATGTATTGAAAAAAAATAATTGTTTAATGGACATTAACGATCATAAAATGATCTGTGAAGCTTTAATCTTGAATAATTATAATGAAGTTATTTTTATAACAAGTGATTGCGCTCAATTATTATTTGCTCGTACTTTAGGATTAAAAACTAATTATTTTATTCCTAAAGAAGAAAAAAAGCAGGAAGAATATTGCGGTTGGAAAAAATATACTCCATCTGAAGATGAATTAATTTCTTTATATTCTAAACCAAATGAAAATGTTTTAAACGCAAATATTAATGAATATTGTGAAATTTATGAGGAAAAAGAATTAAAAGATGTTCTTCGTTGGACTGGAGAAAAATATACTTCATTAAAATGGTCTAATTTTAAAAATAATTTTTTAAATAAAAAAATTTCTCCATTAAATTTAGAACAAAAAATGGCTTTTGATTTATTACAAAATAATGATATTGCTGTAAAAATACTTGTTGGATATCCTGGCACTGGTAAAGATTACCTAATGTTACTTCATGCTTTAGATTTAATTCAAAAAGGAATTATGGATAAAATTATATTCGTAAGAAATCTTGTTCCATTTAAAGACGCCCCTGAAATTGGTTATCTTGCAGGAGATTTACAACAAAAAATTTCTTGGGGACTTGGACCATTAAGTGGTATTCTTGGAGAAGAAGGATTAAATCAATATATTGATGAAGGTATAATTGAAGCTGTTAATTTAGGTTTTATTCGTGGCTGTTCTTGGGATAAAACAATTATTTATGTTTCAGAAGGACAAAATATTACTGGCGGCGGCTATAAATTATTAATTAGTAGATGCGGTCAAGGCAGTCAATTATGGGTTAATGGAGATATTTTACAAACTGATAGCAAAGAATTTGAAAAAAATAATGGACTATTAAGACTAAGTAATTCATTAAAAAATAATCCACTTGCAGGAACTGTTAAATTAATTAAAACAGAACGTAGTCCTGTAGCGGAATTAGCAAAAATTATCTAAGAGGGAGATTTCTCCCTCTTTTATTTTTTGACTTTTTTTAAATTTTATGATATAATAAAAGAAAAAGGTGAAATATATGAATTTAAAAAAACAAATTTTAGAATTATTTAGACAGTATTATAATCAAAATGCAGGTCAAACCTATTTAGGATGTAGTAATGAAGAAAAATATAAACTAATTGCTAAAAGTTTTGATGATCTATTAATGGATATTTATACTTTAGTAAAAAATTATGAAGAAAATATTTAATCAAACAGTATTATATTCTTCAAAAGAAATTATTCAAAAATGTGAAGAATTATCTAAAAAATCTTGGAGGAAAAATATGGCGAATAAAACTCAAATACTTAAAATACTCGGCGATTGGCAAGATGTAGTAGATGATTGCCGAGCGACAGTTAGTAAACCACCACTTGGTAAAGAACCTTCTACAAAATTTAAGAAAAGTATTTTAATATCGGAACATAGTCCAATTCGTGATATTATTTTTCGTTGGAAATGGAGCGGAATTAAATCTTGGGTAGCAACACATTGGGTTCGTCATCATTGGGAGTGTCGTGTATCTACACAACGTAATGATAGACAAGATAAATATGATAGAAATAAAGCACCTCAAGATGCTCCAGTTGATTTTGTTGGGCAAGCTAATACACAAAGTTTAATTGATACAGAACGTAAACGTTTATGTACTATGGCCGCAAAAGAAACCCGTGAACAAGCAGAAGATTTAAAATGTACAATTCATGAAGTTCAGCCAGAAATTGGTGATGTTTTAGTTCCTAATTGTATTTATAGAGGTGGTTGTCCAGAAGGAGAAAATAATTGTCATTGGTATGACCATCCAGAGCGTGGCTTCCTTGCGCGACATCCAGAAATTACACCTTTTACAACATTACAAGAACGTTATGATATTTATAATAAAGAATTTTATGAATCACATTGATTTTTCTAATTTTGAAGAAGTTAAAAAAGCTTTTCCAGTTGATTCTACAATAAAAATTTGTGGTCGAACTATTTTAATTACCGGCTATTATTATGATACATATAATTGGTGGCCTATTAATGTTGTTGAAGGCTTTAATGAAGAAATTAAAAAGGATTTATTAAAAAATAATTGGTTTAATAAACTATTATCAATTCAAAATGGAGACTACGGTTTTTCAATAAAAGAAAATGTAGAACAATATTTAAAAAATTCAAAAATATTAGATATTTTTCTAAAAGAAAATTTAGAAGGAACTTCTGCTCCTCCTTTATTTTAATTTTTATTTGGAGGTATAATATTATGGAAACAAATACTGCACAAATCAAATTTAAAGATTTAACTAGAGATTTCCTAGAAGATTTTATTTCAAAAATGAATAAAGAAGATAAGAAAAAATTAAAAGAATATATTGAAGATAATCCTAAAGACTCATCTAGCGCTTTTTTTAGTATGGTAAAAAGTTATATTTATAATTATTATTTCCGCGCTAAGCCAACCTCACAAACAAAAAAGAATAATTTTGTTGATGTTATAGATAATTTATTGGCAGATGTAGAAAATGAAGAATAATTTTGTTAAAAGTCCTATGAATTGGCCAGGTGGAAAATATAAACTTTTACCACAAATAATCCCACTTTTCCCTCCGCAAATAAATAATTTTATTGATTTATTTGCGGGAGGGCTTGATGTATCTTGTAATGTTTTAGCAAATCATATTTTTTCTAATGATATTGATAGTTCTATAATCAGTATTTATAAAGCTTTTCAAACTATAAAATATGAAGATTTAATTAAGTTTATAGAAAAACGAATTAAAGAATTTAATTTAACTAAGTGGAATTATGAAGGATATATTAAATATAGAAGCTTATATAATAAAGGCGAAGAATATTGTACACCATTAGATTTATTTGTTTTATCACGTTTTTCTTATAATAATTTAATTGAAATTAAAAATAATAAATGTAATAGTGCTTTCGGTTATGATCATTCTGATTTCAATTTAACTCAAAAAGCACATACAAAATTTTTACATCAAAAAATACAAAATTTTACTTTTTCATCTTTAAATTTTTCAGATTATAATCTTGATCCTTTTGGGAAAAATGATTTTTTATATGTAGACCCACCATATTTAACAAGTGGAAATGTGTATAAAAATATTATAAAATGGGATGAAAATAAAGAATATGAATTATATAAATATTTAGATGAAGCAAATAAAAGAGGAATTAAATGGGGATTATCTAATTTAATTTCTCATAAAGGAGAAGTGAATGAAATATTAGAAAAATGGTCCTATAATTATAATATTCATGATGTTTATTCTAATTATTCTAATTCTTTTCATAATCATAAAAAAACTAAAGATGATTTTACTATAGAAATTTTTGTAACAAATTATTAATATATTTAGGAGAAAAAAAATGATTTGTGAAAATTGTCCCTATGGGAAACTAGTACAAATTGATTCATTAATTTGGATGGTACAATGTTCTATTGAAGATGTCTTAATGGCGCGCGAAGATGAGTGTTTTTTTCCTGACAACACTTTAAAAGAGAGTAATTATGCAATTAAACGAAAAACACATGAAAACAATTAAAATGTTTAATCAAGCATTTTACCGTTCAGGTTTTCATAAAAAAAGAAAAATAAGAAAGAAAAATCGTCAACGAGCTTTATATATGTTAAGAAGAGGAAATCAAATCCCGAGAAAAGAATGGAGGAAATATATTAAAAAATGAATTTTTTTCAGCGTCTTTTAATTTTATTTATTATGATCTTCTGTCATTTAATTGATGATTATAAACTTCAAGGTATTCTCGCAAATATGAAGCAGCATCAATGGTGGAAAGAAAATGCTAATAAATACATATATCGAAATGATTATAAAGTAGCTTTAGTAGAGCATGCTTTTAGTTGGTCTTTTATGATAACCTTACCATTTTTAATTATTTCTTTTATTCAGAATAATTCATTCTTAATGATTTTATTAATTATTAGTTATTTTATAAATACTATAATTCACGCTTTTATTGATAACTTAAAAGCTAATAAATATGTAATTAATTTAATAGAAGATCAATTCGCGCATTTAATACAAATTATTTGTACTTGGATTATTTTAATGGCAGTAATTTAAAAAATAGAAATATACTTATCTAAAAAAGATAAGAATATTTCTTTTTATCAGAGGTGTGGGAATATTGATTCAAGAAATTATCGATAAATATATTACATTTATGAAAATTCATTATCCAACTCAAGGTGCCGCCGCAGAAGATTTAAATATCAGCCGTTCTCATTTAAATAAAATTATTAATAAACGTGATAAACCATCTTTATCTTTATTAGATAGAATGGAAAAAAAGATGAAAGAATATAATTATGAATTAT